AAGTGGATCTTCAGGATCTTCAGGAACATCAGGATCTTCAGGAACATCAGGATCTAGTGGTTCTAGTGGAACATCAGGATCTAGTGGAACATCAGGATCTTCAGGAACATCAGGATCTAGTGGATCTTCAGGATCTTCAGGAACATCAGGATCTAGTGGAACATCAGGATCTAGTGGTTCTAGTGGAACATCAGGAGCTTCAGGAGCTTCAGGTTCAAGTGGATCTTCAGGATCTTCAGGAACATCTGGATCTAGTGGAACATCAGGAGCTTCAGGAGCTTCAGGTTCAAGTGGATCTTCAGGATCTTCAGGAACATCTGGATCTAGTGGAACATCAGGAGCTTCAGGAGCTTCAGGATCTAGTGGATCTTCAGGATCTTCAGGAACATCTGGATCTAGTGGAACATCAGGAGCTTCAGGAGCTTCAGGTTCAAGTGGATCTTCAGGATCTTCAGGAACATCAGGATCTAGTGGAACATCAGGAGCTTCAGGAGCTTCAGGTTCAAGTGGATCTTCAGGATCTTCAGGAACATCAGGATCTAGTGGAACAAGTGGTAGCTCAGGAACATCAGGTTCAAGTGGTTCAAGTGGATCTTCAGGAACAAGTGGTTCTAGTGGTTCTTCAGGTTCTAGTGGTAGATCAGGATCTTCAGGAACATCAGGATCTAGTGGAACATCAGGAATAGACGGAACTTCAGGAACTGATGGAAGATGGGGTAGTGATGGTTCAAATAGTGGAAGATGGTATAATGATGGAAGTTCTCCTGCACCTGCCAGTCCAAGTGGAGGAACCTTTGTTACGGATACACAAGTAATATCAACAATTTCATTGATTTCTATTAATATTTACGATATTAACACAACCGATTATTACGATTGGCTTAAAGCTTTATCAGATTTAAGAACCGCAGGAAATAGAGGTTATCTACAAATAACAGAAGTAGGTAATAATAGTGTAATTGGAATCTATACTATTGGAAATAGAACAGATCATACTTCATATTGGGATATAGGCCTTACTTTTGTCACTGGTTCAGGTAATTTAACTGATGGTGGTCTTCATACTGTTTCGTGGGTCTTTAATGGAACGAATGGATCTTCAGGAACATCAGGAGCTTCGGGAGCAAGCGGATCTTCAGGATCCTCAGGTTCTAGTGGAACAAGTGGTAGCTCAGGAACATCAGGATCTAGTGGAACATCAGGATCTTCAGGAACATCAGGATCTTCAGGATCTAGTGGTTCTTCAGGTTCTAGCGGTAGATCTGGTTCTTCTGGAACATCCGGATCTAGTGGAACATCAGGATCTTCAGGAACATCAGGATCACTTACAGTAACAGGGTCAACCGATAACGGTGTTATAACTCTCAATGGAGCATCTCCAAATGTTGCTGTTGAATCAAATTTAACTTTTAATGCAACAGGTAATGTCTTTACAGTTAACGGTTCAATGGTTAATACACATAGCCCAGCTACCCAATTAAGTGCTACTGGTGGATATGGTGATATTGTAACATTTGGTTCTGGATCTTTAACTGCTGGAAAAGTTTATTACTTCGGTTCTACTGGAACATGGTTTGAAACAGATGCTGATGGAGCTTCAACAGCTACAGGAATGTTAGGAGTTGCTTTAAGTACAACTGCTGCTGGTGGACTTTTAGTTAGAGGTTATGCTAAAAGTATCCAATACTATACGGGAGCAACAGGAGCAATACTTTACTTATCCGGAACAGGAGGAGAAATCACTACAACTGCGCCAGCAGGAGCTTCAGATATTGTGAGAATAATTGGTTACCAAATAGATGGAGCAAATGATATAATTTACTTTAATCCTTCAAATGATTGGGTGGAAATTTAATAAATAATAGATAAATAAATTATGATTGCTAAAATAAGTGGAGTCACATTCAATCCACCCAGAACTACTGGTCAAACAACAGCCTATGCATCTAGTACAGCTGAGAGAGTAGTGAATTCGGTTATTATTCCTGGAGGTTCTCTCCGAAATGATGATCATCTAGGAATAGATTCGAGAGTAATTAAATCAGGAGCGTTTGGAACTGTTACTGTGAGAATAAGAATAGGTACAGTCGCTAATACATCTCAAACATTAGTTGCAACTTATACTTCCAGTTCGGCTGCACATACTTATGTTCCAATAATGAGAAGATTATTATTATATAATGTAGCTAGTTCCACCTATGTTTTTACAGCAGCTACATCAAATTCATGGGATTATGCAGGACCATCTATAGGATGGCAAAACTTAACAACTATAGATTGGGCATCAGATCAATATATCATCATAACAACACAATGTGTAAGTGCTTCGGATACAATATATTGTCCTTATATAATAACAGATTTTCAAGCAGCAGTAAGATAATATGGCACAAACAAGAAAGAAAAATGGAATTGCGTTAAGAATTTCGGGTACGGGATTAAGATCAGCAGATCCTTGTTCAACTGAAAGTATTTTAGGGTCGGTGGCTATAGCCCCTGATTATTTAGTATCTGGAGCTATTATTACTACAACTAATGGAATAATTAAATCGGGTGCTACCAATGCATTTACAATTAAATTGTACTGGAATACCACAGTATCTCTTTCAGGAGCTTTGCAGATGGGAACATACTCAGTTGTCGCTGCTAATACATCACCTAATCTTTTTAGAAGATTTGTTTTTGATTCGGCGACTACTGCTAAAGGCATGGTTTCTACATTTTCAGCAACTAACGATGTTGGGGATATTGCCACCACTGTAGCATCATACACTTTTTCTTCTTGGTTAATAAATGGGGGATATTTCTTTATAACAGGATTAAGGACTTCTGGAACTGAAACTCTACAATTAGTAAAAATGACAATAGAAGTATGAATTCAAAAATATCAGGTAGGGCTTTAAATCCTTTCTATAACACCACGGTAAAAACAATTACTGGATCCACTGCATTAACAATATTACAAAAAGTTTTTGTTCCTGCAGGAACTTATGAAGCAGGAGATCTTATAATCGTAAATATGTTAATGGGTAAAATAGGATCTGCTAGCAGTTTCACTCACTGGCTATATGCCAGTCCAAACGATCCGGATGTTTCTGGTATTACTGGAGCGATTCAACTTTGGGTTAGAGGAACTGGTGCGGCACAATTATATATAGATCACGGAAGACACCTTTACATAAAAAATACAACCGGTGGTGGAAGTGGAATAGAATTAGGAACTGAAGTTTTAGCAGTAGGAACTGCGGTATTTTCTGAAATGAGAAGTGGGACTACGTCTAACGTTGCTATAAATTGGTCAAATGGAGTATATTTGTTTATGGCAGGACAATTAGCAAGTTCTTCTGATAGAATAGATCAATACTACTTAAAAATATGGGATTATTAAAATGATTTTACAAGTAACAAAAATTGAAAACGGACTTAATTGGAGTGGAGAAGATAGACACTTCACAAATAACCTCCTTGAATCAGGGTTAAGTTATTCGTTAACTGATCCAATAAATATGTCTATTGAATTAGATAATCAAATCTATGGTATGTGTGTTGAAACTGCTAGTCTAGACGGTATAATGTATTCAACATCCCAAGAATTTGCTAAAGCTATTTTTGGATAGATGATATCTAAGTATTAAAAATTAGGGAAACATCTTTCATATTTTTCGTATAATATAAAAAAATACGAATGATAAAAGTTAGAGCTCATACATGCTATTTAGGAACAACTGGGTATTCTGCCCATGCTAGGGAATTCTTTAGGGGACTTTCCAAATATGTTGATTTAAGAGTGAGAAACTACACCTGGGACAGTGACCCTATGTATTTAAATGATATCGATTTTAAAATCATAGATAAGATAACATTAAGGACGCCAGAGGGAAAAGATGAAGATTTTCCAATTACTCACTCATTTCCGCAATTTCATTGGGCTAATTCAAATAGGGATTTCACACCAGATGTGGACATAGTTCTAATGGACATGAATCACAATTACTTTAATGAAGAGTACAATAGTAAGATTAAGATAGCATACACTGTATGGGAAAGCACAGAAATACCTGAAGGATTTTTCAATCAACTTTTAAAATTTGATTACTTATGGGTTGCAACTGAGTGGCATAAAGAAGTGGTTGTTAATCAAGGGTATCCTAAGCAAAAAGTTTTTGTAGTTAATGAGGGTGTTAGTAATGAATTTTTTGGAGACGTTGATATCCCGAATAACGTAAATGAAGAATATAAAGACGGAAGATTTAAGTTTTTATTTTTTGGTAGATGGGATTACAGAAAATCCGTACCAGAAATAATCAATTCATTCTTAAAAGCATTTCCTAATAATGAACCAGTAGATCTTATTTTAAGTGCAGACAATCCTTATGCTGTCGATGGCATGAACACCACAGAGCAAAGGCTATTGCATTATGGATATAATGATCCAAGAATAAAAGTTAAACATTTTGTAAGTAGGGAAGAATACGTAGCATATTTAAAAAAAGGAAACGTTCTAATTACTTGTGCTAGAAGCGAAGGGTGGAATATACCGCTGATTGAAGCAATGGCTGCGGGTACACCTGTAATATATTCAGACTGGGGAGCTCAGTTAGAATTTGCATATGCTAAAGGAAATCCAGTTAAGATTAAAGAGGAACTTCCTGCAAATATAGGTGCAAAATTAGGATTTGCGGGAGACACTCCTGGACTTTATGCTGAGCCAGATTATGATGATTTAATTTCCGTTTTAAGGGATTGTTATGTTAATTATAAGCAAAGAAAAGAATGTGCTGTATTAGAGAAGAATTATATCATTAATAATTTTAATTGGGAGAATATTGGTAAAAAAGGATATGACACGTTATTAAGTGTTTCAGATTTTGAAATACCAAAGGTGTCAAAAAAAGAAGCAGTAGTTATATCATCTCATGCAGATACCAAAGAAAAAATATCAATTTTAAAAAGATCTGTATTAGCTCTAAAAAAACAAGGGTATTTTGTGATAGTGTCTTCTCATATTTCTATTCCTGATGAGATATTAAAAATATCAGATTACTTTATATGTGAGACAGATAATCCTGTGGTTATGTATGATGAGTTTAACAAATTGTCTAATTCAGTTCCCGTTTACTATTTAAAATACGATGATTTTGAGCTCAGTTATCCTTTAGAATTTAATCACGGCTATGCTGCTCTTAGATTGATTTTAAATGGTGCTAGACTCTCTAAAAACTGTGGATTCAATAAAACACATTTCGTTAACTACGATTACATTATAGACGACGAAAACACACTTATACGCCATTCCGAGTTATTAGAAGAAAACTCTATAGTTACATATAGATGGAATCCTGAAAATTCAATTAGCTCCTCTTCAATCAGCTCAGCATTTTTCTCTGGTATAAACGACGATATATTAAAATCTATAGAATCAACACAATCAAAGAGCGATTATTTTAGATATGATGGGGTAACTATATTAGAAGACTTTATCTATAAAGTATTTACTGAGAATGATTTAAAAATGTGGATAGGAGACATAGAAGATGTTTCTAAGAAGAATGTAATTAATTCTGTAATAATACCAGCATATCCCATAATAAAAACAAAAAATGGTAAAATTAGCTACGTGTATTTAGGTCACGAATCTGCAGAAGGAAAAAATTATCTATGCGCAATAGGTAACGATGAGATATTAGAAGGTAAAATAATTAAAGGGGGAAAGACATTTGATTTCTCAGCAGGATCTTATCCTATGAATTTTTATCTAATCACAGATGAAGAATTAGAAAACGGAGTAACTGTAGTTATTCCTAAATATGATCAGGTTTTTAATTACAACACAAAAACTAAAAAAGCATCAATATTAATAAATAATAAGTCATTGATATTAAATCTAGAGGAGAATAAGAATAAGCCTAGATTTAATATAAATTTCTTTGAAGGTCCTTTTGTAGAAATAAAAGATGCAGAAGGTAAAGAATTCACGGTGGATTTTATAGATAATGATAAAGGAACTACACATTATACTACTAATTTAAAAAATAATACCTGGGCAAGATGTTCTATACAATATTATAAAAATTGGTTAATTAGAATAAAAGATAAATCCACAGGAGATATCCACGAAGAAAGACTGGATCTAAAAGGTAAAAATGTTCTAATATCAATTGAATCTTCCTCTTTAGGAGATTCTCTTTCGTGGTTCCCTCATATTGAAGAATTCAGAAAAATACACGGATGTAATATTTTTTTAAGCACTTTTAAAAACGAACTATTCATAAAAAACTATCCAGAAATAACATTTATAAATCCAGGTCAAGTCGTTAACAATCTTAATTCAATTTATAGAATAGGTTGGTTCTATGATGGAGACAGTTTTAATAAGGATAAAAATCCTAGAGATTTTAAAAATATCCCTATGCAGGCAACTACAACGGACATTCTAGGATTACCCCACACTAATTTAAGAGCAAATATAGTTATAAAAGATTCTTCTAGACCAATGGAAGAAGATTATGTTTGTATAGGTTATCATTCTACAGCTCAAACTAAATATTGGAATAATCCTACAGGATGGCAAGAACTAGTCAATTGGCTAATTTCAAAAGGTAAAAAAGTTGTAATGATTAGTCATGAAGTAGATGGGTATATGGGTAATAAAAATCCGGAAGGGGTCATTTATATTGAGGGTGAAAAAACATTAGATAATGCAATAAGATACATTAAAAATTCAGAAATGTTTATTGGTATAGGATCAGGATTAAGTTGGCTTTCATGGTCTTTAGAAGTTCCAACCGTATTAATATCAGGATTCAGTACACCAAAAACAGAATTTTTAGGTCCTGACGTGATTCGCATATTTAACTCTAATGTTTGTAATGGATGTTTTAATAGAGAAAGATTAGATGCAGGTGATTGGAATTGGTGTCCAGATCATAAAGGAACTGACAGACAATTTGAATGTACTAAAACAATTACTAGTAAAGATGTAATAGAAAAAATAGAAAATTACTGGGAGGGTAACAAATCAGAATAGTAATGTGTAGTACTATTATTATGTTATTTGAAACATAAATATAAAAAATTAATATACTTAAGTTAGTCACCTTTCGTGATATATAAAAGGAGCACTAGCTCTTTTTTTAGAATTGCGCATAAAAATAATAAATTGGCCATAAACTAGTTACAGATATGAAATATACACGGGTTAAAATTAAAAAGCCTGTATACTAAATATATAAAATATCTTGTAATATAATTTTGGAACACTTTAGAATAAAAATACTAAAACAATAAAGGACAAATGATAATATCTGAAAAAAATAAAATCCTAATCACACGGGTTATAGATACAATAAATTGGCCATTGATTCATAAGTTTTATAAAATAGTAGGTAGGACTATAGGAACCGAAACGATTCAGATTTCTGGAATAAAAAAACTAGATAAAAAAATCAAGCTAAATGAGGATCATATAAAGGATGAGGTGCTTCATATAATAAATCATGTGGTAGAAAATGATATTTCTCAATATATGTATGGACCATGGAATGTTATATGGGTTAACGGAGAATGGGAAATGGAAATTCCAGAAACTGACGATAAAGGAAATGAGATTCTTGATGGAGATAGCGCATTCGTTCCTATTTTAGAATCTATGCTAGAGGTTTATTTTTCTCCAATGACTGTGATATCAAGAGAAATCGTTGTAGACGAGGATGATTTAGAAGATAAAACAGACACAATAGATCTAAATAAACAATTAGAAAAAGCTCTAAGCGATGAAAACTATGAACTAGCTTCAAAGATTAGGGATCTAATTGATATCTATAAGAAACAAAAATGAAAAGAAGAATTAAATTAATAGACGAACAATTTGCACAAAGTATAAATGGTGACGGATTTAATAGCTCCAATGGGGTTTTTAAAGTGAATTATAAAGCTTATACAGATTTATCTTTAGCAGTAGGAAGAGACCCAGATCCTAGCTTATTAGTTAAAGATTCAGTTTTTCAAGTGGGAGATGTAGTTAAGGGAAAAATCAAAGGTGGTAATAAAAATGCAACAGGAGAGGTGATTGAGACTAAAAAGGCAACAGATGGTAAATCATATGTTATAAAAATACAAGCATTAAAAGACAAAAAAAATTACACACTAACACCAGGATCAATAGAATTTGTAAAAGATAACGGTAACACACAAAATACTGTGGGAATGTCAATAAGTTCAAAAGAAAAAAATGCACAGAACTTAAAATATAATGGAGGTAATATTATATGGGGTTCTATGGAAAATAAAATCATTGATCCACTATATACAGATTTAGAAGATGAACCTGTTACAGGGCCAATGAACACTGGATGGAAAATAAAATTTGTAGAAGATCTGCCAAAAGATAATCTTATATTTAATTCAATATTAGCCGATCCAGGAGAGTCTTTGATGACTTTCTCTAGATCTGGCATAAATGATGCGTTTAATGACATCTTAAAAGCAGCAGAGGCATTCTGTTACTTCATTCATCATCCAGATCTTAATGAATATCCAATAGATCTAAAATCTATTCTTGGGGTTCTATTTTTAGAACTAAAAAATGAAAATGATGCAAAGAAACAATTCATTCAGCATTTTCCAGATTTAACAAAAAGATCATACGGAGAATCTAGAGACGAACATCACGACAAAGCAAAATCAATTATTAATAGCTTCTTATAAATGACTATCGAAAGAAAAAGAAATCTTTTAAGAATAAGCAGAGAGAAAACAAAAAATCCAGGGATTCCTAATTTTTCTAATGTAAATTCACAGGTTTTACAGGAACCTCTTAAATCTAATCCCGTGGAAAAAAATATTATCTCAGTAAGCAGAATAAAGACTGAAGTAAAAAGCTCATATCTTGGTAAAAATCTAAATCCTGATTATATCGGGAAATTTTCAGGCGAGACATTTATTGTTGCAGGATGCGGATCTTCATTAAATTATTACACAGATTTTAGTAAGTATTATGTAATAGGTGTTAATGATATAGAAAGAATACTTACTCCAGATTTTTTAGTGGTTGTAAACGAAGTCAGAACTTTTATGATAGGAAGATGGAATTATGTAAGAGATTCTTTAAGTCCTGTAATTTTTTCGCATTTAGATAATCCCGGTCCAATAACAAGACAAGCTCATCTTGCAAAAATAAATATTGGCGAAAGAAGCAATCCAAATCTTGATAGAATGGATCGTGTTGATTACACTATGAATTCTCCATATATGGCTATTGTGATAGCATATCAATTAGGGGCTAAAAAAATAGGAATGGTCGGTGTAGATTTCACACAAGATCATTTCTTTTCTAATACAGGAACACACAAACTTACTAAACACACAAAAAATATAGATCAGGAATATTTGGTGCTAAGAAATGAATTAGAAAAAAGAGGGGTAAAAGTTGCAAATCTTTCACCAATAAGTTTATTAGAGTCCTGGCCAAAAATGGATCTAGCAGGATTTGATTCCCTTTAGAAACTTATTTCATTTTTTTTGTAAAATTAATATGGAATCAATCAAAAATGGAATAGTGATTAGAATGCCGGATTCTTCAATCATTAAAGAAAACTCTCTTGGTAAAATAATCTGTGATAGGATTAAAAGCTATATCCCTATGGGTTATAAACTTTTTATAGTGGAGCTTTCAGAAAAAGATATTGAAAATTCAACAGAGGTAACAGAAGCACAAAAGGAAAGATTCCTTTATTATTTAGAAGACCTAGATGTTAGATTAGCATTTTACATAAAAAGTAAAAATCACGTGGTTTCTACAGATATAGAATCTAAAAAGAAAGCTAAAAAAGAAATATTAAAAATTGGGCAATTCGTTGATGAAATTGATGCTGGAAGATTTGATGTGCCCCTAATATGTCATATAGGTGGAGCAAACGGGAATAGAAGAAAAAGTATGATGGAATTTTGTAAATTCTTCGATACCCTTCCTTGGAGAATACAGAAGCAATTATGTTTAATAAATGATGATAAGCCAAGTCTTTTTTCAGTAAAGGATCTTCTGTCAGTTAGCTATGTAGAGAAAAAGATTCCTATTGTTTTTAGAACTAGTTCACATAGAACGAATCAAGGTGGTCTAACATATAAAGAAAGTTTTTTCTTGGCTGCTTCAACTTGGGCGGAAAGATCAAACCCTATAATGTTCTATTGTCCATCCACACAAGAAGAAACAATAACAGTTCAGGACCTAAATCCTTATAATTTAATTGTTGATGTGGCTTTTGATAATAATATACCAGAACCTATTTAGAAAATTCTTATATTTGCATTAATGACATTACCAGCCAACATATCCTTTAGGTTTTCTTTCATTAGTGATAGTACTACTCATTTTGTTACTAGCATTAATAAGATCATCTATAGTTTTTACGTAATATCTTGTTTGTCCTGGCATTCCCCAATCACCTTTCTTCTTAAGATCAACAAAGCCATAAGTGGTAAGTTCATCACCTACAACAGGTCCATGATTTACTCTCCCATCATTATTAGAAGCTTTTTCGAATTCATTTCTAGAACTTATGTTCTTATAACCGTATTTTTCCATATAAACTATATATCATGATACAAAGAGTATTACTAGACAGCTTTCTTTTTTTCGATATAGAAACTGCAGGTCTTTACCCAACATTACAAGAAGCAAAAGAAGCAGATCCACATTTAGCAGAGCTTTGGATTAAAAGATGTAAATGGTTACATAAGCAGGTAGAACCAGGAGAATCAACTGATCCTAGCGACCTTTGGCTAACTAGATCGTCATTACATCCTGAATTTGGTAGAGTTGTTTGTGTTAGCTTTGGTGTATTAACTCAGGAAGGAACTGAAAGAATCACAAGCTTCTATGGAGAAGACGAAAAAGACATTTTAGAAAAATCAAATAAAGTGCTAGCAAATTCAAGATCTAAAGGATTTAAAATTGCAGGGCAAAATATTAAAAACTTTGATGTACCATATTTAGGTAAAAGAATGCTTATTAATAAAATAGTCCCTGATTCTATTATACAAACATGGAATAAAAAACCATGGGAGACTTCATTTATTGATCTTGCTGAAATATTTGCATTTGGAGCTTGGGGACAAACATTCTCTTCCCTTGATTTAATATCACATGTATTAGGTGTTCCTACATCTAAAGACAATATGGACGGATCACAGGTTCATGAAAACTACTGGGAAAATAAATCCTTTGATTCCATCAAAGATTATTGCGAGCAAGATGTAGTTTGTACAATTAATTGTTTCTTGGGCATTTCTTCATAATTGTTTTTTATCTGGATATATACAATTGTAGTAATATCTAGATTTGAAGAATGTCTTAAATTATAATGCTTGGCTTTTCGAAAGCGAAGAGGAAAGAAATGATTTCTATAAAGAGGAATTAAATAAATCTTTTTGGGAGGACGGTAAATTCGATCCTCATATTAGAAAAAAGCTGTTAACGATAGCTGATGATTTCTATAGTGCCCTTAAATTCAATGCAAAAATACAAGATATACAATTAACAGGTTCTTTAGCAAATTATAATTGGACTGACAAATCAGATCTTGATGTACATGTTCTTGTTGATTTCGAAGAGATAGATGATAATACTGAATTAGTTAGAAGGGCAGTTGATGGAGCTAGATTTATATGGAATCTTAGACACAATTTAAAAATCAAAGGATTTGACGTTGAACTATATGTTCAGGATATAAATGATTTACATACAGCTTCTGGATTATTTTCTTTATTAAATAATAAATGGATTAGAATTCCTAAGTACAATCCTCCAGAAATAGATTACAAAGATGTTGATAAGAAATTTCAAGGATTAGTATCTGATATATTAAATGTTGAAAATATCACAGCAACATCCGATTTTTCAAACGTGTCTCCAGAAGAGATATACACATTAGCAGTAAAGTTAAAAAAGAAAATATTAGAAATGAGAAAAGAAGGCCTTTCTCGTTCCGGTGAGTTTTCTGTAGAGAACCTAGTCTTTAAAAAGTTAAGGAACGAAGGATATATAGAAAAGATCATAGAGTTAATCTCTAAGGCTTATACAAATATTTACAATGAGCAATAATATGAAAAACATTTACGGAGGATCAAATCCTATTTTTGAAAGCATGTCTAACTCTTTAAAGGAGGATAAAGACAAAGGAACTAGCAAAGCTCCAGTTAAAGGAATGGATGTGGTTTCAGCTGTGACAACAGCTCTTAACACAGTTTTTACCATCTTACTGAATTCAAAAAACGAGAGTGCTAAAACCTCAAGAGGATTCGAAGAGATTAGAAATAAAATTATAGGGGCAACCAACTTCGGTAGTTTTAGACAATATCTAGTTTCTTTAGTTCAATCTTTTGGAGCATTAGATAATGCACAAAGAGACGCTTACGAAAAGAACGTGAAATTCATTATCGATTTATTAAGTGGAGATACTGAAGCTACTTTAAGTGATACTAAGATTTATGATAGCCTTAGAAAAGATATAATAAATAAATTATTAATTAATTTCTCAAACGACCTTAAAGAAAGAGAAACACAATTGAGAAAAACAAATCCTAAATTGTTTGGTCAGGTTGTTAAACAAGGTTTAGTTGTTAAAGAAAATGTAGATCTTGACGAGAAAAAGAAAAGCGGTGAAGAAACTGATGTGGAAGATGCAGAGTTTAGAGGAGCGGCTTTTAATAAGTCTAAAGAATCATTAGATGCTGCTAGCGGTTTTGTTGGTATGATTGACAGAGACAAATATGTACCAGTACTTAAGGATAATGAAGACGTAAAAAGATATAAAGAAATTGCAGATGGGCTTTATAAAAAAGCACAGGATATGCAAATGATAGACCGTAAAGGTTTAGTAGGTGGTAAAATTGTTACCGCTTCTGGTGAATATAAAGCTAGAGATTATAAAAGATCACAGGATGATCTATTAAATGAAATTATTAGACAGAAAAAAGAATACAACAGAGTTAAAGATGGTATTCTTAAAAATAATAACGTCACACCTGCACCTGTAGTAACACCAGTATGTCCTCCAGGTAAAAGATATGATGAATCAAAAGGTATATGTGTTGATATAGTAGCAGCTACTGGGGATAATAAACCTAAGCCTAAGCCTAAGCCTACACCTACACCTACACCCACTACTGAATGTACATTCCCTGTACAATTAGGTAAAAGATGTAAAGAGGTTGGAACTATTCAAACTAAATTAATGGAAATACTTCCAGCAGCAGCTGAATACCTTCCTAAGTATGGAGGTGCAGATAATAAATACGGAAGTGCTACTGCTAAAGCTGTTAATATTGTTTGGTCATACGTTTCTAAAAACACATTAAAAATAGACGGTGAATTAACAAAAGATATGTATGATACTATCTTGGCTTTAACTGCAGATGATGTAGATAAAAATTGTTACAAACCAATAGAGGTTTATGGAGCTACAGGAGCTACAGGAGCTAAAGAAAGTCTTTCTTGGGAAATGTCAATAGAAGATAAGATAGAAGAAAGAGAAGAGATCAAAGGATCTCCAATTCTTTCTTTTGAGGATTTCTATTCTGTTATTGAAGAATCTTATAAATTCAAAAAATTAGATGAACAAACAGCAACAACACCAGTTGCAGGATCTACAGTTACTAATAAAAAATTAGTTGACTGTTGTGTTAAAGATTCTATATATGGTAACACATTAGTTAATTGTATAGGAGCTTCTGGAGCTTCTGGAGAATCAGGACCATCTGGAGACATTGAATGGAAAGGTTTAAAACCAGTACAAGATGGAGCATATACTGTATTCTACGATGAAAGCTGGGGTGATTGGTGGGGGGACGTAGCTAAGGGAGCTGTTATTACAGGTATTATAATAGGCGCAGTAATTGTTACTGGTGGTACTGCTGCTGTAGTTCTTCCCGCTGCTGCTTTACCAGGAGCTGCTACCTTTGCTGGTGGTGCTGCTTTAGTAACAGGAGCTATAGGTGGATCTGTAGGTATAACTGTAGGAGTAATAGGTGGTGCTGCAGTAAGTAAATGGTTAGGAAATGATAGAAACCCAGTAACGATATTAGTATATAACGGATATATTGAATCCATTGCAGTAAAAGCAATGGCTAGAGGTCTTTTCAATAGTATGGGAGGAACAATATCATCACAAGATATGCTAGCAATCTATTCCACATTAATTCTATGCAGAGGTACATTCACTGACAACGGAGACGGAAAAGCAGTATCAGTATGGGAAAAAATTAAGCAAGATTATAGTTCATTTGATGGGGATAATTTAGTTGGAGATATTAATGGAATAACGACATCACAAGGAGTTGCTGGATTCTTTAAAGATATAGTAACAGATATGGATGATCTTCCTGCATTCCCTCCTAGCTTTAAAACTAAGGATCCTACCAACGGAGGTGGATCAGTATCATTTGAGGGAGCAAAAGACGCTTGTGATGATGCAATTCAGAAATTAGACAAGAATTCAACAAAGCTTAGTGAAAACCTAAAAAATATTACAGAAAGTGATCTAGAATTATTATCTGATAATATGGGGGAGATAACCGGACAAGTAGAGGATAAAGTATCAGGAGAAGGTTCTGAAGAGGAATAAGATATATAAAGAAATAACAAAATGGAAAAAAATCTAGACTACGTATTAATATTAGAAAAATCCTCTAATAATCTTAAGACAACTAAAGATGGTGGAGAATATTTCTTAGAAGGTGTAGCTGCTGTATTTGGAGTTGAAAACTCTAATCACAGAATATATGAGGAAAATGAATATCTTCCTCACCTTGATTACTTAAAGAAAAAAATCGAGCAAAATAGATTAGTAGGTGAATTAGATCACCCTAAAGAGTTTGATGTGTCTTTAAAAAATATTTCTCACGTTATTACAGATCTTAACTACGATAAGAATGATAGAAACGTAAAGATCAAGGTAAAACTTTTAGATACACCAGCAGGTAAAATTGCTAAGAGTTTAATTGATGCAGGTGTTCCTATTTCTATATCATCTAGAGCAGCTGGTAATGTTAAAGAGAATAAAAAAGTAGAAATTAAGAAAATTTTTACATATGATCTAGTTGCTGATCCTGGATTCGAAAATGCTCAATTAGAAAGGGTTTACGAAAGTTTAGGATCTCATATGCCATCTGAATCTGTAAAAGATTCAATTATTTCTTCATTAACTAATATAAATGAAAGTTTTGGGCTTAGAAAAAATTCTAACACTCAGATATATAGAATAAAAGATACGGAGAAGATCTCTAGACTTTTAAAAGAAAACGTAAATAATTCAAAGAATATGGACAATAATTTTGTCACTGCAGAAGAACTAAACGAATATTCATTAATCCTTAAAAGGGAAATGGATTCATTAAAAAATGAATTAAGATCAGTTTCTAAAGAAACTCCTTCCATAAATAGCGCAAGCGATTCAGGATTAGAAGAAAGAATTCAAAGACTCGAAAAATATTCTGAATATCTTGCTGAAAATTTAGAATCATCTATTAAGCACGGAGATTATCTTGCAGAGAACTTAGAAGGATCTATTTCTTATAATAAATATTTAGCTGAGAACTTAGACAAAGCTATTTCCTATGCTAAATACTTAGCAGAGCACGTAGACGGCAATATTTCTTATTCTGAATACATTGCAGATAACTTAGATAATAATATCGCTTATAGCAAATATTTAGCTGAGAACTTAGATAAAAATATCACTTATTCAGAATATCTTGCAGAGAACTTAGATAAGAATATTTCTTACTCTGAATACCTAGGAGAAAATCTTGATAGAAACATTTCTTATTCTGAGTATTTAGCTGAAAATTTAGATAAGAACATTTCTTATTCTGATTATCTTGCAGAGAACTTAGATAAGAACATTTCTTACTCTGATTATCTTGCAGAGAACTTAGATAAGAATATTTCTTATTCTGATTACTTAGGAGAAAAATTAAACGGAAATATTAACTACTCTGATTACATTTCAGAAAAAGTTAAAAATGGTATTGAATACACAGAATACTTAGCAGAGTCTATCAACAACGGTGGAGCTACTAAAAACAATCTTACTAAGAAAGTTAATGAATCTATTAACGAAGGTAAGAGAACTTCAGGATTCTCTGGAGATTACACAGATCTTTCATCTAAAGTTGACAAATTAATTGAATCTGTTAACACTAAAAAGACTGATCAAATTATTAACGAAAACAAATATGCTTTCTTAAAACTTGTCGATGACAACACTAAGAAAGGATTTATATCTTTAAACGAGGCCGAAAAACAAAAGGTCGTAAAAGCTCTTAATGAGCAGAACTATAATTCGGGTACGGATGTAGTTCAAATTATGGGATCTGCTTTAACTGAACAAGTTAACTCAGGTGAAAAATTCCTTGATATGATGCCAGCTGATTTAACATCTACATGGGGATCTTTAAATGAATCACAAAAAGCATCAATTATTGCTCAGAGTAAATTCTACAAATTAGATACTCCTTATCAGATCAATCACTTCTGGAGAACGAGAGGACTTTCTGCACCTGCAGCTAATCTAGAACAGATAAACGAATCCCAAAATATTAGCAACCCTGTAAATACTGGAGTAAGTAATTCTTACATGCAGAATATTGCAGCAGAGCTAGAAAAAAGATTTAAAAAATAATTTAAAATATGGAACTCTTAAATCAAAGTGAGATCTACGAAACGTGGTCTCCAATCATAGAGAGCAAGACCGGTATGACAGATCGTACAAAGGTAGAGTGGTTATCTAAATATTGCCACTTTCACTCATTAAACGAATCTGCCGGAGCTTATAACACTCTAGGTGCAATGAACGGTATGGGCGCAATCGCTCCTCCAACAAACTACACAGGTGGTGCCGCTGGTAACGGTCCTGGTGGATTTTACTATAATAATACTTACAACGCTGGTCGTCCATACGTTGGTTCTGGTGATAAATTCCCATCATTACTTCCATTGGCTATTCAGGTAGCTGCTAAAACCGTAGGTTTTGACATCGTGCCTGTTATCCCAATGAGTGGTCCTACAGGAGTATTATCTTACTTAGACTACGTATACGCAGGTGGTACTTTAACTGGATCTTCAACTGATTCTTCAACTAATAACGTTGCTAACACACCAGACGTTATTAAAGTGCCAACAGCAGTAGCTTCTCCAGCAACAACTTTAGCTGTAGGTACAGTTTATTACCTTTGGGTTCAAGCTGACGCATCTAAATATGCTACTACTAAATTTGTTGGTTACTCTCGTATCGATGGTTTCCCAATTTTTAGAGTAACAGCATTAACATCTGGCGATTCAATTGCTGCTGTTGTTACTGCTAATTCAGTTATTTCTACTGCACAAGGTTCAGGTATAGTTGGTTATTCTAGTAGCTCAGCAACACTTGTTAAAACTTTAGAAGATCATATCCAAGGTTTCTCAGGAACTGGAGATGCTACTGATCCTTTCCAAGGACCTTATGTAGATGGTACTACTAACTACGATCCAATGTCAAGAGCACAAGGTGAATCTACTTACTACAAGTCTTTAGGTTTATCTACTTTCACTAAGTTCGTTGAAGCTGGTACTTTCCAAGTTGCTGCTTCTGTTACTACTGAGCAAATTCAAGATCTTAACAAACAATTCGGTATCGACGTAGTTTCTATGATCGAGAACGCATTGGTTAATGAGGTTTCTCAAGCTATTAACAAGCACATCTTATCAAGAGGATTTGCTCTTGGATGGTCTAACCACTCTCAATTCTTCTTAACAGAGAATACAAACCTTAACTTAAACTTAGTTATTGGTGGTCCTGCTACTTATACAGTTCCTAGTTACATCGGTAAAAACGGTCAATCTTTAGGTGCTTCTGCACCAGGTCCAGTAGCTGGTCCAGCTTCAGGTACTTTTGAGAACTTATCAACAGTTCAAAGAAGACTTTACAGCCGTATCTTAGCAGCTGCTAACGTGGTAGCTAATAGAGGTCGTAGAGGTCCTGGTAACTTTATCGTTACAAACTCTCAAATTGCGTCTGCATTACAAGACATCAGTCAGTTCACATTCGCTCCATTTACTAACACCCTTACTCAAAACAACGGTACATTATACCCTGTAGGTTCACTTGCTGGTATGACTGTATATGTTGATCAGAACATGTCATTCGGTGACACTAGAGTATTAGTTGGTAGAAAAGGTGCTGATGATGAGCCAGGTATGAAATTCATGCCTTACATGATGGCAGAATCAATCCAAACAATCTCTGAAGGTACTATGTCTCCTAAGATCGCGGTTAAATCTCGTTACTCTTTAGTTGAGGCTGGTCACCACCCAGAAACAATGTATTTCTGCTTCCACATTAATGTTGGAACTGCTACTGCTATTATCTAATCGATATAACAGTATAATACTAGAAAAGGTCTCTCTCGGGAGACCTTTTTCTTTGTTTCAAGGTTTAGTTGGGATATATACAATAAAAGCAAAAATATGTTATTCGAAAACGTAAATCAGTTTCAATCAGCTAAAAAAACATTATTAGAAAACGATAGAAACGTTCAACACACTGTAGAGATTCTTAAAAATTCTCAATTATTTTCTACACTTTCAGAGGGGGAAATAATTCTAGCAGTAACAGAATTAAACGAAGGTCTTGGTGATAGAATCATGAATTTCCTTAGCGGTGCTTTTGGTGGTGATGTAAACACTATAAAAACTGTTCTAACGCAAATGAAAGAACAAGAACTTAAATACAATCAAGAAGAATTTGAAATATATAATGAATTCTACTCTCTTTTACAAGATCAAAAAGCTTTAGATAGAGATAAAACAAATCCTAGTTATCAAGAATTTAGTAATGATATTGCACAGTCAAGAAATGGACTAAATCAAAGAATGAAGGAACTAAACAAAGCTCACGGCGACATTTTTGATGCTTTAGAGACAAAAGTTAAGGATCTAGTTAAAGATAGTAATAGAAAGAAAAAATACTTCAATGCACAAAGAGCAACAGATGTATTAGAGACTAAAAATGACAGATACGATAAGATTAAAGCAGTAACAGCTAAGAGCTCTAGAAGATCTCAAGAATTAGAAGATTTCTTTGGCGTTAATGCAGAGCAAGCAAAACAAAACGTAGCTCAGGCACAGACTAAAGCAAATCAAGCTGTTAATGCACTTTCAAAAGTTGCACCAGTTGCACCAGGATCTACGCCATCAAGAGACGTATTTGTTAATGACCCAGAGAAAGGATTTTATGAAGATTTTGAACAAATATCAGGGAGTGCAGGTAAACCTGAGGATAAATTAAAAGAACTTAGACTATTAGAAAAGGCAATATTTACACATATAATGAAGGGAAATCATTCAGCAGAAACGATTGAGAATCTTAAAGACGTACACAAACAAGTTTCTGATATGATTCAATCATTAGGATCTAATGTTAATCCATAATATGAAATCAATTAAAAAATTAAACGAGTTTGGTTCTTTAAATGAAGGGATATTTTCTTCATTCTTTAAAGGCTTCGGTGGTACTCAAGGAAGAAGGGGTAAGCTTGAATCTTTACTAAAAGATATAAGAAAAGCTAGGGAAGAAGATGTTGATAGCGCTATTTCAATAGAAAAAGAAATCTGGAATATGCCTAAGGAGAATACTCCTGAATATAGATTCGCAATAACAAATCTTAATAGACAAGCTAGGACTTATGCTTCTTTAAAAGGCCAGGAGATTAATTCTTTAATTAAGAATGCTAACAATCTCATAGAAGATAATCCTAAATTACAAGCATTTTTTAGTGCAGAGCTTGCTAAGATAGAAAAGGAAACCACAGAAAAACTTATAAAGAATATAAAGCCTTATAAAGAAAAAACATATCTGGATCAATTAAGTGCTGAGTTTGATAGACTTGTACAGGATTCAAATAAAAAATCATCAGTATACGGAGAATTTGGAGAGGGCGACGATAGAGTACCTAAAATAACTGTACCTGAAAAGGTTAGTAATGATGTTTTAACATTCCTAGATATGTCTCCACAAGAAGCTGCTTTGCATTGTAAAAATTTAAACGATAAAGATATTGGTAATTATTACACACAAATAAAGTCTTTCTTTTATGATTTACAGTATAAGTATACTAGTGCAATAGATTCAGTAAGAGATTCAATTAAGAAAGCTCAGAAAGAAGGCCAAGATTGGATGATTCCTTCTTTTGATAAAGAAGAAATTAATATTAGATATTATATGAAAAAACCTATGGACAGGTTAAGAAATAGAATATCTACAATAGAAAAAGAAATGAAAAGTAGAAAGCATGGCTCTTATTAAATTAAAGAATTTTGTTACAGAACAAGAATCTGCTCAACAAAAAGGTAAAGATCTACAGGTTAAAACCACTGCAGAAAAAGAGATGCTAGAGATTAATAAAAAGATTTCTGAAATAGATCTTGCAATAGCAAATCTTATAAAAAGAGAACAAGACGGTACTCTTAAAAAAAGTGATTCTATTAGCCAGCAAGCATTAGAGTTACAGAAGAAGGTTGCAGAAATGCAAAAGAAATCAGTAGCACAGAAAAAGATGGAAAGTCTTGAAAAATAAGATATATAAATAAAAATTATAAAATGAGAAATCAATACTTAGGATATAATCCAGTTTTTGAATCACTATCACAACAAGCTAGGAAATATACAAATGTTCATATTAATGAAGATGCAATTGCATACGAAGGTGAAAAATCACAAAAGTATTTAAAGCTTATAATAGATAATATTAGTAGCAGAATAATTACATTCACTGCTTCTATACCAGAAAAAAAATTAAGGGATTCAGTATTAGCTATAATAGATCAGGGTTACAAAACTCTATCAACTTCAGCTCCTGCTAATTTAGATGCTTTAATAGCTTCTATGAGGGGTTTATTTGACGAAGCTTATACAGAAGTTGGCGGTTCTTCTTCTAAGGATAAATTAGTTCCTATTTACGATAAAGTAAAAGAGGGAATGGAATTATTAATGAAGGCTTATGAAAATTTAAAGAAAAAATACCCTTCGGAAATGAGTCAACCAGCATCTTTAACGAATTGTATTGGTTATTTAAAATCTTCTATAACTAGCTTTAATACTACATTAGAAGAACTAAAGAAAAAAGCAGTATAAAAAAATAATATTAAATAAAAAATAAAATGCTAAGCAAAAAATTTATATCATTACTCGAAAGCATGAAATCACCTCATAATGAAATGTATGAGGACAGAGATGAAAGAGTAGAAAGAAGAGAGGAAAGAAGAAGAGAGCGAAGAGAAGATAAATTCGGAGTATCTACTAGTAGCACTGACGGTACTACTACAGAGGTCGAAGGGGATACAGATTTTAAAATTAGACCTTTTATTAGAGCAGTTGATCAATTAAAATCTCAAGTTCAATCTGAAATTTTTAATATTGATCAGACAATAAAAAACAGAGAATCTGGATCACAAAGTGCTTCCACTTATAAAACAAAATTTAATGCTATTTTAGAAATAATTTTAAAAATTGTTTCTAAGGTTGATCTAATAAAAGATAAGGAAGGAAGAAATCTTGAAGCAAATGATTTAGCTGAAATTAAAATCTTTAGAGGTCTTTATACTACAGCTTCTAATGATTTTCTTGCTGCACAGAAAGAATGGTCAGAAAAAAAATTAGAGGCTGATACTAAATATCTTTCAGATCTTAAAGACACAGACACCAATAACTTTATTATTGGTGCTAATAAAGCATTTGACGAAGCTAAAGCTATGTTAAACGATCTTATAAGAAATTCTCAATCCGCAGGATCTAGTGGATCTTCAGGATCTTCAGGAACATCAGGATCAACAGATATTGCAACAGGCGACACAATTAAAGGCGGTAAATACGCTAAAGATTCTAAAGAAGGTAAGATAGTTATAGCGGTTAAGAAAACTATCTATACTAAATTTAAAAAATATAAATCGTTATCTGATACTAATGACTGGAAGGTGGTTTATAAAGCTGGTGTAGATAATGTATCTGGTACTTTATTAGCTAACACACAGGCAGTAATAAAATTAGTAAAATTAGGACTTGCTACTAAAGAGGCACCAGAATTAAAATCAGACAAAACAGGTGATATTACTCCAGCATTTATTGCTGCAATAAATAAGATATCAGAGGGTAAAGAAAATACATCCGGTAGATTAATAACATTCGAAAATTTTATTAAAAATAAAATAAACGAACAATTTGACGAGGAAGCGGTAAAAACTTCTATAGCTAGTGGAAGTAGTTCATCTTCTTCTTCTAATAATTCAGGAAGTAATACCAAACCTAAAACAGAGAAACCTAAAGTTCCCACACAAGAATATAATTCAACAGGTTTTGATAATGAGACAGATGGAAATGAATTCAGAGCATGGGTTATTAAAACACATAAAGAATGGGCAGAAACTAATGATTTATGGGCTCAAGGACCTAAAGATAACAGACTCATAAGAAAAGCTTTTAGTCAATTTGGAGCAGATTATGCTAAAACTAAAGAGGCACCAGCAGAGGTTAAAACTGTAGCAAAATTAACTCTTTCTCAATTGCAGCAAATAGTAACATCAATAAAAGCAAGCGGAGCTAAGGCAGAAATAAAAGTAACAACTGAAGAGGGAAATCCTTATGTCTTTTGGTGGAGAGGAAAAGAATATGGTCATATATTTACTAATTTTAGACTTACGTTTGTTTCTTCTTCAGGAAAGAAATTTAATGGAACATATGCTACAGGGGGAAATATTAAATTTGATAACGGAAAAACCATTACACTTAAAGATTTTGTATTAGGAAACGCATCATTTAAAATCTCTGGCGAAAAACCTGAAGTTGCTCAATCCAAGAAAGCTTTTGTTGCTAGTTCAGGAGATGGTTATGTTAACGTGAGATCTGGAGCATTCGCAGATACCAAAGGAGGAAACGCGAACTTAATCTATAAGCATACCGATAAGTCTAAGCAAATAGGTGTAGTTGTATCTAGTCAAGTAACTAAAAGCTCTAAAATTGGAGACAAGACTTGGTACAAAGTACAATTTCCTACAAAAATGTCAGGGCAGGAATTCGGATACGTTAGATCTGACACTGTTGATCTAAAATAATCGAAATTTTACTTATATTTGGGGTATAATCATAAACAAAAGATTATGCCCCTTATTATTGTAGAAGGTTCTAGAAAATCTGGTAAGTCTTATCTTATATCAAAGCAGACTGATTTTCCTGTTTTCAAATTTGATTTTAATTCTAATTTCTCAACATGGGATTTTGGTAAACAATCAGAAGATATTCATTGGTTTGGTCTAGGGAAAGAAGTTATGCTTCACGAATTAAACTCGTCCGGATTTCTAGAAGAAATGGTAGTTGATAGAGGAATATTAACAAACTCTGTCTGGGGTGTATTTCAAGGAAGAGTCACAAAGACCCAAGCAGAACAAGATCTTATAAATTTTCATAAACGAGGTCTATTTAAAAATGTAAGAATCTTAGTAGTCGAAGGAGAATGGAATCAATCAAGAACTAAAGATATTTGGGATAATGACGACTCTAGAGCAGAAGAAGAAAGGGTTCTTTTTAGATCGTTTTCTTTGCTTCTAAAGGACTTAGGAGTAGACATAAGGTCTTTCACTAATAACTTTGATTTGGAGTCAGTAGTACGCTTTAAAAACGAAATTAGAAAGAATTAAATATGTGTGGAATTTTAGTAGCAAAAAGACCAAGTGAGCAAAGAATATTATCCATAGCTCACAGAGGAATAGAACACAGTACAGTTTATAAAGACGACTTATGCCTAGTACACCACAGACTACCAATTCAAACAGTAGATGGTGATAGTTGGTCACAGCCAATACAAATTGGAGAAGACCGATGGTTATTGTTCAATGGAGAGATCTTTAATTACGGAGATTTTGAATCTGACACAGCATATTTACAAAATCTATTCAGTTCTTTTAATTTTGGAAGTGTTGGTATGCTACAAGCTTTATTTGAACCACATATTGTTGCATGGGATGGCTTTTGGGCTATAACATTAGTTGACACTAAGAAAAGAGAAATATTTGCTTTCACAGATCCATTAGGAAAAAAATCCCTATACAGAAACGATTCGGGGGAAATATGTTCAGAAATAAAAGGACTATTTGAACCAGGAGAGAATTTACAGATTGACGAATCATTTTTTAGTGGTGTTGTAAAATTTGGATATCTTCCTAATGCACAGACACCTATAGCAAATGTTAAAAAATTAGAACCAAATAGATTCTACAGATGGAGTTTAGATCATCCAATAAAAGTGGAGGTTTCAGATCCTTATTATAATTTTCATTATTTTGATGCGGGACTAAGAACATATGATGATCGATGTGATTGGCTTTTTGAAAAGATGGAAAAATCTGTAGGAGCTAGACTACTATCCAAAAACTACCCTACATCTCTACTTTTATCAGGCGGATTAGATTCTGCAATAATTGCGGGGCTTTTATTAAAGCTAGATGCTGATGTTGATTTCTATTCTATTTCTAATGGAGAAGATGAGAAGTATGTAAAAGATTGTGAGTACTACTGGGATATAGAATCTAAAAGGCTGAACTATTCAATTGATTTAGAAAGTGAAGAAGGTCAAAAAAATCTGAAAGAGATCTATAAAAAATGGAATGAATCACCAGTTGATATGGGTAGTGTGGTTCCTCAATATCATTTATTTGATGCTATCAAAAAAGGATCTAATACGAGGATTGTAATATCTGGGGATGGAGCAGATGAATTATTTGGAGGATATAGAAGAATTAATGAATATGATTCACAGCAATCTGATATCTTTCACGAATTATCTTATTATCATTTACCAAGACTAGATAAGTTATCTATGGCTCATACACTAGAATTAAGAAGTCCTTTCTTAAATCATGATATTGTGAGATTTGCTTTGAGTCTTCCTTTTGAAGAAAGAAAGAATAAGAAAATTCTTAAAGACACATTCAAAGGACTAGTACCAGATTCAGTTATAGAAAGAAGCAAATTAGCTCTTAAGAATACAAAGATTGTTGAGAATCAAATAGAATACAGAAAAGATATAGTTAAATTATATCTAGGAGATTTATAAAACTTCTTCTTCGCTATTTCCGTTAGCTTTTATCACTTTAACACCTGCTATTGGATCTCCTTTAGCATCTTTAGGTGAATAACCTTTAGGTCTATCACTAATAACAAAATCTTCAGAAGGATCTACAATAAGACCAGCAGAACTTAAGAAATCTCTATTAAGTAATAAAGGTGTACTTTTTTCTGTTCTATCTACTAATGAGAATTTAACTTTCTTGTAAACTATACCATTAAAATCAACATCAAGATTAACTACAGATCTGTGGTGTATTTTTTCACCTACCTCTGCTCTAGATTGACCTATAATTTTATTTACAAATTCTTGATTTCCTAATTTCCAGTGTACGCTTCCGTCTGTTTCTTCAATAGAGTCAGCGTGTAAAGAACAAGAGTTAGCTCCATTTCCTGTATCAAGTTTACCAACAAAAGTACCAACCCCTGAAATAGTAACCATCTCTCTAAATCCTGCAATTTTTTTAGGTTTAACCCAATTCTTTTTATCTAATAAGAAATCCAATACCATATCAGTTACTGGTATATTCGTTGTTTTTTCTATTCCTGTAGTACCTGGGGAAGCGTTAACTTCAAGTACATAAGGTTTATTTTCTCTGTTTTTTTCTACAATAATATCTACTCCACACCATAGACATCCAGTAGCTTTTGCTGATTCAATTGCTATTCTTTCAATCTCCGGAGAAAGCTCTACTGTTTCTGTGTCACCACCTAGTGAGAAGTTAGTTCTAAAATCACCTTCAATTTTGATTCTTTTCATTGCTGCAATGACTTTGTACTCTCTTCCAGACATACCATCAGATTCAGCAATTACATGTATTCTAAGGTCGTATTCAGCATCAATCTTTTCTTGTAAAACAATCTCAGTATCTGGTGACAAATACCATAATGCTTGAAGGGTAGATACCAATGAAGGTCTTGAATCTATCATAAAAACTCCGATACCTTTAGTACCTGATAGGAATTTACAGACAACTGGATAAGTTCCACCAACATCTTCTAAAGCTTTATCTATATCAGCCTCTGATGATATAAGAGCAGTCTTAGGAACAGGTATTTTTGCTAATTGTAATTTTCTAGTGGTTTGTAATTTATCTTCACACATGATAACAGAATCATAGGAGTTCACACACGGAAATCCTAAATCTTCCATTTTCTTAAAAAATCCTTTAGCTGCATTGTTTTTTATAGCAGATCTTCTTGTAAGAACCACCGTTCTATCTAAATAAATTTCTTGTTGTTTTCCTCCTCTACTTGATATTAAAAAAGTTCCTTTAGTTGTTTTTTGTATAGATCCTTTTTCTGTGTCTATAATTATACACCTAACCCCTCTTTCTTCACAGATTTTCATTATTTTATCTGTGCTTGGTGCATTTTTTAAACTCCTACCTAACTTTGTGGTAAGGATTACTACTGTCAAGGGCCTTTCTTTTCCTTTTACGCCTTTAAAAACAAACTTTTCTAATAGAGGGATATCCATACCAATATATATCTGTGGAAAAAGAAAAAGCCCAGATTATAATCTAGGCTTTGTATCTTTTATTATTTAATGTGATTAATTAAAGAAATTATCGAATCTTATAACCTTCTCCGAAGTATCATCCTCTTCCTCTTCTAAATCCGATTCGTCCTCTTCTTCAGTGTCATCTTCGTCATCTTCTTCAGTGTCATCTTCGTCATCTTCTTCTTCGTCTTCTGCTTCGATATCGTCCTCGTCAGATTCTTCTTCGTCTTCTACTTCAATTTCGTCCTCGTCAGATTCTTCTTCGTCTTCGTCGGATTCTTCCTCGTCTTCGTCAGATTCTTCTTCGTCCTCTTCATATTCTTCTTCGTCCTCTTCAGATTCTTCTTCGTCAGATTCTTCTTCGTCAGATTCTTCTTCGTCTTCGTCAGATTCTTCTTCGTCTTCGTCAGATTCTTCTTCGTCAGATTCTTCTTCTTCGTCCGATTCTTCTTCTTCGTCAGATTCTTCTTCGTCAGATTCTTCTTCGTCCTCGTCAGATTCTTCTTCTTCGTCAGATTCTTCTTCGTCAGATTCTTCAGTATCTAGATCGTCTAGGTCCTCGTCTTCTTCGTCAGATTCTTCTTCGTCCTCATCAGTTTCTTCTTCCTCCTCTTCTTCTATTTCAGAATCTTGCCAAAAATCATTTTTTGGCATTTCAGAAGGTTTTCTTGAGTTAAACTCTTCGAATGATAATATTTTTTTATCCATTTTTTTTGTTTTTTATTCAGTTACACCTATAGAAGCTCCGCTTCCTGATTCTGTTGCTCCGTAACCAGGATAATCTATTTTAGAAAATCCATTAAAGATTGCGTCTTTATAGCCAACATAATCATAAGCAGATTCTGGTTTTATTTTATGTAATCCAGTTCTGTCTTCTTTACTAAGATTCTCTGGGTTCCAAGGATCATTAGCCACTTTCATAAAGTCTTTATAGCTAAGTACTTCTCTTTTTTTTACGTTCTTCTGATTCATATTAATTAGCGAAATTTAAAATACTTGTTAGTCCACTTTTAGCAGCTTTAGTGAATATATTAGGATCTTTATTTTCTGCTCCTTGTATTTCTGATGCTATCTTTTGTTTATCTACATCCGTAACATTTTTACCACTTATAACATCTCCAAGATTGAATCCACAAATTTTATCTCCAATCATAGTTTCAATATTGTTCATGAATGCTGTGTTGTTAGCTGCATTAGTTAAAGCCTCTCTTAGTCCTGCTGCTATAGTTGCTCCCATTCCACTTTGCATATCCATTTTTAAACCTAATCTAGGTAATAAATATTCTATTCCTCTTTCTTGTAATGTTTCAGAAAGACCCTCTACAACTGCTTTTGACCAGAACTTACAAGATCCTTTACCAAAATAACTACCAAGATCTGTGAAATGCACCTGCTCAATAATGTTTCGTATTACTTGATAAAAGAATGTTGGTTGTCCCATTTCATCGAATGCTTCAATACCAAGTTTTTCTGTTGCCCAGTCAATAACATAATCTTTAAAAGTATCTGTAAAACCACCTCCTAATGATCCTAAAAATGAAGCAAAAATATTTTCATTTATTTGTTCTTCATTTAATCCCTCGGACTTAAGTTTAAGGTATTCATTTTCTAAAAGTGACATTTCATTACTGTATGATACATTTAATGAAGCATTTTTAGATTCTGCCAGAAATTGTGAATATTTACGAATAGTCATTTTAATCTACTTTTAATGTATATATCATTTTACCTGTGGGAATCTGATATATATGTAGTAATGGCAAGAATTTTAAAGATAGACAATTTTACAGATGCTTTTCCCAGCTTTTATGGATTAGAAGGAGATGGTGCTTGTTATAGTGTTACTAATCCATTTTCAGTGGATATTTTAATATCCTATGATGTTAAAGGTAAAATAGGTGATATAGATTACTTGGAGCCAACTTGGACACAATACCAATGTCAAGAAGGAGATCTTATAACATGTAACAAAAACGGATGTTATATAGAACCAAAGGCTTCTGAATATTTTGTTGAATGTATGCCTAACGATAAAACCAAACCAGGAGAGCCAAGCTTTGATAAATTCCCAGTGGAATCTTTAAAAAAAATAGGCATCGATTTAATAAATTCACAATCTATGGGATTTGAAGAAAGAAAGAAAATAACACTTACATCGGGATTATGAAAAGGATCTTTACATTTAACCAATTTAATCTAGACGAAAGTTCTGCTGCAGGAAATATGGGACAGACATATTCAATACCGTTTGCTTATACATCTAACGATCCAAAAGATGGTTATAGTAGTAAAAGTTTTTGCGACGATTTAGAAGCTGTTTTTATAGAAAAACCAAATCTAAGAAAAGAAATTATTGAATTTTTATCATCCAACTTAGGGATATCAAAAATTGAAGAATTAGCAATAATGCCATTTATAAAAGTAGCTAAAGTCATACCTGAGATAGAAAGAATAATAGAAGCAGGTGAATATGAGCCAGAGACCACAATGCCTGGAGGCGGATTACTATTTATAAGAAATAAGATTTTTGCTAATGGCGGGGGAGCAGATTTCTATATAAATAGAAAAGGCACTAAGGTGGAAGTTGTTACAGAGGACGAAATGGGTAACGAGAAGGTTCGAATATTTGATATAGAAAAATTCCCTTTCGATCGTTTTGAATTTACAGAAGAGGATAAAGAAGAACTTAATGCTTTAAAAAAAGCTAAAGGAGGATTCAGCTTTTAAACTTATTCATAATAAGATCTATAGATTTTTCTTTCCCTAGCTCTGTTCCTATCTCTAAATCAATATCCTTAGATACATCAGCGACTAACACACAATCATATTGAGTGGAAAAGTCTTTTATGTTTTCTTTTAGAAATTTTTTTATCTTAGCAATATCTTTTGTTGTGTTACATTGAGGATCTAATAATTCGGTCATTAATAAAGCTATATTCTCCTTACCCGCAACTTTAACTATGGAAAAGAACCAACTAAATATTCTCATGTGTTCTTCACCTTTTTTTCTTATAACTAAAAATCCCTGATCCCAAAGATTATATTTAGCACAATAGCTTTCGACATCAACTAATGAATTATATCTTTCATAAAATTCTCTGTTATCATTAAGAAACTCATTGATTACTTTTATTGAATTTTTTACAATATTCTCAATTTCTTCTATATCATCAAGATTTTTATCAAGCATATCATACATATGACTCCTTTCCTCATCTGTCATTTTAGACAAGGTCTTTTGTGTTAGCTCTGTTTTTTTATCAAAGCTCTCCAAATCTTTTTTTATTGCAATTAGATTCTTGAAATACTTCTCAAATCCTTGTGTTTTAAAGCTCTCTTTGACCCTCATTAAATAAGCCATAAGAATATAATATCTATATTCTGTATCTATTGGGGATTCTATAAACCAATAAGGCTTTAATTCTTTCATGTAATCTTGTTAATACATTATATTATATATTAAATCAGGGAAAATTATTCATGAATTGAAAATATATCTGAAATATTGAAACTATTCTGTGGAACCCGTCTAAAATTTTTATCTTTAAAATCCCAGGCTATGAATACTTTATATATGATAATCTTATGAGTCCCCAATTTTTAGTAATAGCTTATTATACTGAGAGCACACAATATGAAGTCCTAGCTGGTAATCTTGAGAAGACTTTACAAAACTTTAGTATTCCTTTTTATATAGAAGATATAGAGGATTTAGGTTCTTGGGAAAAGAATACACATTACAAAGCACATTTTATTAAGAAATGTTTAAATGACAGAAATCAGGATCTTTTATATGTAGATGTTGATGCACTCTTTAAACAATACCCAAGTCTTATACCAGATCTCACATGTGATATAGCATATAGAACGCAAGACTTCAGATGGAGAGCAGACGAAGCCCTATCAGGAACTATCTTTCTAAAGAATAATGACAAGGTTAAGAGATTTGTTGATCGATGGATCCAACTAAATGAAGCCACACCCGCAGAAAGAATGAAACCTGAAACATGGGAGCAAAAAAATATGCAAAGAGCTCATCGAGAAATGACCGAGATCGATTATTTCAATCTACCACCAGAATACACATTCATATTTGATCACATGAAAACAATGTATCCAGGAACATCTCCAGTAATAGAGCATTATCAAGAGTCAAGAAATGTTCATAGAAATACGAATCAAAATCGTAATTTCAGGATAAGATAAGCATGGAATTAAAATATGCTGTAGTCAGCTCCGATTCAAATCCTGAATATCTTGATTTTTGGCCTTACGTAGCTAAAGCATGGAAAAGAATAGGTATAGAACCAGTACTACTTTATATTGATAAACAAACTCCACCAGAGAGCGTACATGAACATGGAAAGGTAATATATCTTGAATCAATATCTGAATGGAGTATAGCTCAACAAGCACAATGTATAAGATTTTGGGCAGCTAAGATATTAGATGCTCCTTTTATAATATCAGATATTGATATGCTTCCTATTTCTGAAGAATATTATAAAAATGGTGTGGCTTCCATTGGAGATAAAGGTATAGTTTCTTACAGCTCTGATATTATTAAATATAGATGGTATGTAACTAATCCACAATACCCTATGTGTTATCTTGCAGGAGACACACAAAGCTTTATTGATCTATTAGAAATGAATGATAATTCTCATCAGAATTTTTTAAGAAGATTAATGAAAATGAATATAAGATTTGGTACAGATCAGAAGTTCTTTTATAATCAATCTGTTAAAAATAAACACATATCTATTAAGCATTTAGAAAGAGGATGGATAGAAGAGAAATATGCTAGAGGAAGATTGGATAAAGTGATCTGGCCAAAAACAGACTATAATGCAGATGAATATATAGATTGTCATTTACCAAGACCGTTATCCTCAAATATTGGGATTTGTAAAGAATTATTTAATAAAATTAGAATAGATTAAATGAAATTATCAATAATACTTCCCACAGGTGGAAATGACCATCTAAGAAATAGAAATTTTAACGAGTGTCTTACTTGTATTAAAAATCAGACTTTTGTTGATTATGAAGTTATTGTGGTGGAGCAATCATTAGATAATAATTTTTACAAACAAAGTAATCCAATTATTTCTTATAAACACATAGGAATTAAAGATCCACATGATAGAGGATTTAATCTTAGCTGGTGTAGAAATGTAGGAGCAAGAGAAGCACAAGGTGATATTATAGTCCTGATGGATTCTGATTTTGTTTTTGAAAATAATTATTTCACTATCATTAGTGAATTTAATGGAGAATTTGCTGCTGGAGCGGAAACATATTATTGGTGTAATACTGAAGATCCCACTACCGATTGGATAAGAACAAAAGACTTTAATGTTTTTAAAAAAAGAGGTGGTGGCCCTAGAGACCCTGTATTTCAATTTAGATCTATGTCTAGAGGATGTGGGTACGGAGCTATACTAGTTTATAATAAAGAATGGTTCTGGAATACTATGGGAGGATACAACGAAAACTTCTTTAGATATGGCTGGGAAGATAAAGCAACAACGGAAATGATTAAATCATTGCTTGATAGGGATGATGAGAGTATGTTAAGAATTCCTTCAGAAGCAGCACATCTTAATCATAGATCTAAAGATGTTAGGAATATGAATATAAATGAAGCACTTTTTAATAAATTTACTAGAATGGATCAATTAGAGCTTTCAAAAACAATAAAAGAATCATTTGTTGGCAAAAGATCAGAGCCTACTTTATTAAATATTTAATTCATGAAAAAACCAGAAAGAGATATATCTGAGGAAAGAAGAGGAAGAAGAATATTAAACAGATTCATTCACGGAAATAAAAATACTGATATTAATAAAGAAATAAAAGAAATTATAAAAGCGGAAGTTATAACAAATAAACACCCTATAATAGAATTATACGAAAAAAATAATCTAGATTATATAATGGAAAAAAATAATACTGATATAGCTAAATATTGGGAACATCTTAATATAATAAACGGAAATAATATTGACAATTCTCTTCCATTTTTTATAAATATCTCCGCAATTAATTATAATGATTTAAGCAATTTAGCAGAAGAAAAAAATAAAGAGCTTTTTAAATGCTTTGATGGATTAACTGTAGATAAGTGCATTGATGAGTATGATTTGGTTACTATAATTCCTTTCAGAGGGAGATACATGCATTTAGAAAAAACATTAGAAACATTATTAGCTTCTTCTAATAATTCTTCAAATAAAATAGGTTTTATTATTATAGAAAACTCTAATGAATCTATATTTAATTGTGATAAATTTAATAATCCAGATATACATTACAGATGGATTAATTCATCGGGTAATATATTTAATAAATGCTTTTGCCATAATATAGGATCATTAATAAGTAACACCAAATATTTACATTTTCATGACTGCGATTTATTAGTACCTAGTAATTTCTACGATGAGGTTTTTAATAAAATAGAATTGAATGATGTAGTACAGTGTTTTTATAATAGAAGAGTTAATTATCTGAATGAAATTCCCTCGATTGATTATTTTAACGGGGAAGATATAGAATCTATAATTGTTAATAAACAATCATATAAAGAAGGTGGATACGGAGCACCAGGAGGATCTATTGCAATATCAAAGGATCTTTTTGAAAAATGTGGGGGATTTGATCCTCATTTTTTCTGGGGATATTCTATAGAGGATGCTTTTTTCTGGAATAAAGTTGAAAGATTTAAAACCATAATAACATTAGATGATCCTAAGATAGAATTATATCACTTATGGCATCATCCTGCATGGGGAAAAAATCCTATGCAAGGTGTAGAGAAAAGAATACACGATTCATTTATAAGCAATAATCATAATTGGTTAGATTATGTAAATAAATCTAAAGAACTTTATAATAGAATTAAAAATACTTTTATAAATGAATAAAAAAATATTAATAACAGGAGGTACATCACATTTAGCTGAAAGTCTAAAAAAATATTTGCCTAATGCTTCTTATATAGAAGGAAGATCTGAATTAGATCTAACTGATTATCAATCAACATTAGAATACTTTAAAAATGAATCTCCGTATTGGGTTTTACATTTAGCATCTAAAGTTGGTGGTATTAAAAGTAACATGGAAAATCCTTTTGAGTATTTCTATGACAATCTATTAATTAATACTAATGTTTTTAGAGCATGTAAAGAATTAGAAATAGAAAGATTAACTTCTATATTATCAACATGTGTATATCCAGCAGATAATGTTGAATATCCTATTGTAGAGAATAATATTATTTTAGGCGATCCAGAAAAAACAAATAGAGGTTATGCTCAATCTAAAAGAATATTAGCGGAACTCACTGATCTTTATAATCAGAAATACGGAAAAAATTACAATTATATTATTCCTTGTAATCTTTTTGGTATGGAAGAATCGTATGATCCTAATAAAACACATTTTCTTACATCATTGATTTATAAATCTGCTAAAGCATTATCCAATGGCGATAAAGAACTTGAAATGTTTGGTAGCGGTAAAGTTCTAAGACAATTTGTAACGTATGACGATTTTGCAAGAATGCTAGCTTATTGTGTTGATAACGAAGTCTCTGAATCTTTTAATTTTTCTCCTGATTATAATTTATCATTAATTGAATATGGAAGTATTATAGAGAATATCACAGATAAAAAAATTAAGGTTACATTCAACGGTAATGGACCTGACGGGGTATACAGAAAAGATGCGGATAATTCAAGAATGAAAAAAATAGCACCGGATTTTGAATTTAGTGTACTAAGAGAAAGTATAAAAGAAGTATTAGATTTTTATTTAGCAAATGATAGCATTTAGTCACTTAGGAAAATATGGTAAATTGGGCAATCAGCTTTTTCAAATTGCTGTTGTTTATTCACATTGTATTAGAAACGGTAAAGAATTTATTTTTCCTGAGTGGAAATATAATTCCTATTTAAAAACTCCAATTAGAACAGGATCAATACCACCAGGACTAATTTTACACAGAGAAAAAGATCCTTTTTCTTTCACCCCTATTCCTAATATAGATAACATTGATCTCATTGGATATTTTCAGAACGAGAATTATTTTAATGGACAGGAGGACACAATAAGAGATCTTTTAGAACCAGCAGATTTTGTAAAATCTAAAATAGAAGAAATAAATTTAGAAGGTATAACTGCTATACATGTAAGAAGAGGAGATTATCTAAACTTCCCTTTACACCATCCTATACCTCCTATGGATTATTATAATAGAGCAATAGAAAATTTAAAAGATAGGACTAGTAACTTTATGATTTTTTCTGATGATATCGAATGGTGTAAAGAAAACTTCTCTTCTGATTTTTTATTCTCTGAAGAGAAAGACGAGTTCATAGACCTTTATAAAATGTCTAGATGCGCTAATTTTATAATTGCAAATTCTAGTTTTTCATGGTGGGCTTCATTCTTAAATAAATCAGATGATAAAATAATATATGCTCCGGAAAATTGGGTAGGACGAGGATACTTAGGTACTAGCTGGAGACAAGTTTACAGAAAAGAAATGAAAATAATATAATATAGTGGAAAAAGAAACGATAGGTATTATAGGACAAGGATTTGTCGGATCTGCTGTTAGAGAAGGAATGGAAAAATATTTTGATGTTATATGCTTTGATAAGGATCCTAATAAATTTAGCAATTCCGTATCTGTATTTAATGTTATAGAGAATAGTGTATTATGCTTTTTGTGTGTACCAACTCCTATGAAAAAATCAGGAGAATGTGATTTAAGTATAGTTAAGAAAGCACTTAATGAAATTTATGAGTGTACTACATCTTTAAATAAAAACCAATATATAGTAGTGATAAAATCCACTATACCTCCAGGAACTACTAGTAAATTAAATTTAGAATTTCCAAATATTTCTATTGTTTTTAATCCTGAATTTTTAACTGAAGCTAATTCTGTTAATGATTACTTAGAACAAAACCGAATAATTATAGGAGGAGATAGACCAGCATCATCAAAAGTTAAGATGATTTTTACTAAGGCATTTCCTCGTGTACCTATAATTAAAACTAGCTCTACTATTGCAGAGACTATTAAGTATGTAACTAATACATTTTTAGCAATGAAGGTTTCTTATGCTAATGAAGTTTATCAGATATGTCAGGAATTAAATATAGATTATGATAAAGTTATAGAATACTCAAGATATGATGATAGACTGGGAAATTCACATTGGTCGGTGCCTGGTCCTGATGGAGATTTTGGCTTTGGAGGACATTGCTTCCCTAAAGACTTAGCTGCTTTTGAATTTATTGCAAAAGAAATGTGTATAGATACAATAATGTTAACTGCTGCATTAGATAAAAATAAAAAAGTAAGAAAAAACCTAGATTGGGTTAAACAAGTAGGAAGAGCAGTATCGTTAGAAGAATAATATGAAAATACCAGGAATAGATAATATTTATTGCATAAATCTAGAAAGAAGACCTGATAGAAGGAATGAAGCTATAGAAGAATTTAAAAGATTCAATCTAGACTTCGAATTTTTTAATGGCGTTGACGGTCATGAATTAAATGTACCTGCTAAAATAAAACCAGGACACGTAGGATGTGTTATGTCACATCTTAACCTTTATAGATATCTTAAAGAACAAGAAGGTGAAATATTTATGATAACGGAGGATGATGTTGTCTTTAATGAAAATTTCATATATAGCTATTTAGATGTAGTAAGACACGTTCCTTCTGATTGGCATCTTTTATATTTAGGTGGTAACCATAACGGAATGCCATTAAACATAATAGCACCAAATATTCATAGGTTACAAAAAACTTTTACAACTCATTGTTATTTGGTTAAAAAGACACATCTAGATGTTCTTATTAATGAATTTGATACAGTTAACATCTTTAATAGTGAGGTTGATGTTCATTTATCTCGAATACAATTAAAAGTACCTTGTTACGGATTTACTCCATCTCTAGCATGGCAAAGAGACGGATTTTCTGATATAGAAATGAAAAACGTTGAATATAATTTTTTAAAGAAATAAAATGGAAAATACATTTATCTTTACTGAAGCTTTTAATTGTGGAAAGATCCTAGCGGTTTGTTTAGAATCTTTTCATAGACACCACGATTTAAAACTGAACATAATAGGTACATCTAGAGATTTTAAAGAAGCAGGCGATATTATAAATCATCCTAATAATGTACTAATTAATTGGGATTCACATAGCTCTGCAAAGGAGAAATGGTCAATTGGACATCAAGGAACTGCACTTGCTTTTGCAACTGCTATGAAAGGAAATATACATTCTGATAAATTTGTAATACATCTCGACTCCGATTGTTATTTTAATGGCGAATGTATTTCTGATATAGTTTCTATGCTAAATAATGGATATGATATAATAGGATCTCCTAGGCCTTATAAGAATAATCTAAGTGGTATAAAAGGATTAGAAAGAACACCAGACTGTGTGTCTACTTATTTAATGGGTGTAAATACTCATAAGATACCTAATTATGATTTTGAAATATTTACCCGAATGTGTGGGGGATGGGCTTCTCCTACAGGACATAGATCTTTAGATTTCTTTGATCCTGTTACCCATGCAATAATAACAAACGGAGGAAGAATAGGATTTCTAGACACATACAAATATGGTGGTATAGATTTAGATGGATCTAAGAATAATGGATTTGAATCGAATCTTAATTTTGACTGTGGATCACATATTGCTCATTTTGGGGGGGTAGGATCAGGTAAAGCAGTTGCTGATAATTTATCTGAGCCACCAAAAGGATATGCTGATTGGGCTTATTACAGATGGAATTTTTTCTCGCATATATTCTTTAACACTGAAGCTTTAGAAAGCCCAGTAGCAGTATATTCATCACCCTCAGATCATCAAGGTAAAAGATGGTGTAACGGTGCAGCAGATTCTTCTATAATAAATAACGCAAAAAAAGAACTTAATTTAAACTAAAATGATAAAGCCAATAGTACAAGAAATATTATTAAAAGGATGGAGTGTGGATCCTTTTACTTATTTTGGAAGCTACCATAAAAGAGTAGCTATAGAAATAGATCCTTCCCGTGATCCACATTGGATAAATGATGAGTCTTTATTTAAAGTAGCAGTTCAAGTTGAGCCTCCGTCTGTAACTAATAAAGCAGTAGAACAGTATCTTGATGTGGAGGGAAATAAATTCGATCTTATTCTTACATATTATTCTTCTATTCTTAAATCGAATAAGAAAGCTAAACTTTTTTATTTTGGCGACTCTTGGATAAAGGAGAAAAGCGAATCTATAGATAAAACAAGAAACGTTTCCTTTGTAACATCTAACAAGAATTTTACTCCTGGACATGCTGTAAGAATGGAGGTAGTTGATTCTCTTCACTTAGGATTAGCTAGATTTGATTTGTATGGTAGGGGATTTAATCCTATAGAAAAAAAAGAGGAAGGACTTAATGATTATAAATTCTCTATAGTAATTGAGAATGAGTTTATGGAAAATTGGTTTACTGAAAAAATAGTCGATTGCTTTAGAACTAAAACAATACCGATCTATAAAGGATGTCCTAATATTAAAGATTTCTATAATGAGAAAGGAATAATAAAATTTGATACTACGGAAGAACTTTACTCAATATTAAATGATGTAAATTTTAATAGTACTTCAATTTATGATTCAATGAAAGAATCTATGGATGATAATTATAATAGATCATGGGCAGATCCTGCATTTAACGAAAGAGTAGAGATAGAAATAAAAAAATATCTATGAATATAGATTTTTTAAATAGAACAATATTAGTAACAGGTGGTACTAAAGGAATAGGATACCACGTAGCTAAAAATTTAAATTCTTGTGGAGCCAATGTTATTGTAACGGGTACAAAGGATACTAATATAGACTATGGTAAATTCTTAAAAGCTGATTTTTCAACTAGGGAGGGAATATACAAATTTATTGAAATTATAGAAGAAATACCTATAATAGATGGATGTTTTAATTGCGCGGGTATAAATAAAATATCATGCTTGGAAGATATAGACATAGAAGACTTTGATTCGATTATGAATGTAAACCTATATGCTCCGTTTCTTATATCTAAACATCTAATCCCAAAAATGAAAAAGAATAATTATGGTAGGATTGTAAACGTTTCTTCTATATGGGGATCGATAACAAAAAAAGGAAGGACCTCCTATTCTGTTTCAAAAAATGGAATAATAGGTCTTACTAGAAGTTTAGCTGTAGAGGGAGCCAATAATAACGTGATAGTAAACTCGATATCTCCTGGATTTACTGAAACTGAATTAACTAGAAAATCTTTATCTGATTCAGATATCTTAGATCTTGAAAAAACAATACCAATGGGTAGAATGGCAACACCTAATGAGATATCTAATGTTTCGTTATTTCTTCTATCAGAATGTAATTCGTATATGACTGGGCAAAATATTATAGTAGATGGAGGATTCTCAATTGTATAAAATAGATATAAAGTCATCAATAAGAGACTATAGTGTTTTCTTTATAGATTCAATAGAAGATCATATAAAAAATATAATAAAACCTAATGATATAATCATATGTGACAATAAGATTAACATATCTATTAACAAAAATCTTAAAATAATTAAAGTTAAGGCATCAGAAAAATCTAAAAGTTTTGATGGTGTTAATTCTATGATAACTAAAATATTAGATATAGGTTTAACTAAAAATGATAGAATAATATGTATAGGTGGTGGAACCATACAGGACCTTGGATCTTTTATAGCTTCAATTTTATTTAGGGGGATAGATTGGATATTCTATCCTACTACGCTTCTTTCCCAGGGAGATAGCTGTATAGGAAGTAAAACTTCTATAAATTTTGGGGATTATAAAAATCAGCTAGGTAATTTCTATCCCCCTGCTTCTGTTTTTGTAGATATAAATATTCTTAAATCATTGGATGATTCAGAAATACGCTCCGGTATAGGTGAAATGTCTCATTACTTTTTTATTAAAGGTGGGAACGATCTAGATTTTTTTGTTAAAAATTACAAAAAATGCTTTGAAATAAATACATCTATAAGAGATATAATATACAAAAGCCTACTGATAAAGAAAGAATACATAGAAATAGATGAGTTTGATAAAGGTCCTAGGGTTATTTTTAATTATGGACACACATTTGGACATTCAATAGAATCTATTAAAAAGTATTCAATCCCACATGGTATTGCAGTATCTATAGGCATGGATATGGCTAATTATATTTCTTTTTGTAAGGGATATATAAAAGAGAACGATTTTTTATTTTACAGAAAGATATTAAAATCTATCTGGAGCGGGTTTGATTTATTAGATCTAGATGTAGATTTAATGATTACCTTTTTAAAAAAAGATAAAAAAAATGAATATAATAAAATAGGTTTAATACTAACAAAAGGTCCCGGAAATATGTTCAAAGAACTTATTGATCCACACCCTGAACTATTTAACTATATCAATGATTATAAATTAAAATACATAAATAAATAAAAAAGTTATGATACTAAATCTTGAAAACATAGAAAGTAAATTTAATAATTTACTAGAATCTCCAAAATATAAAGAATTTATTAAGCAGATAAAAGAAGCAAAGAACATATACCTTGTTGGTAATGGAGGTCTTTGGTCAACAGCAAACCATGCTGCAGATGATTGCAATAGATTACTTACTAAAGCAGGAATTAATAAGATGTTTATTTCTATGGACAGTCAATGTCTAATTACATCTGTAGCAAATGATTATGGGTACAACAATATATTTGTTAGATGGCTAGAACTTTTGAAAAAAAATAACGCTAAATCATCAGAGACTATGGTTATAGGTTTATCCTGTTCTGGTACATCAAAAAATGTCATATCAGCTTTGCATTGGGGTAAAGAGAATGGATATAAGACATGTTTAATTTCTGGTCAAAAATCTGCAGTTATACCCGAAGATATGTTAGAGGTTTGTTTTGATACGGAATTTTTTCACACAACAGAAGTTTTATCTCTTATATTATTTTACCAAATAATTATTGAATGTGGAGCTTCTTGTCCAACAATAAAAGAAGAAATTATAAGAAAAGGTTCTTCGCAACCTTTAACTAGACCTACAGACGAATAATGCCATCCAAACAATTTTCTGATATAATAGATAAAGAGAAAGGTAAAATTGGGCTAGTAATGGGATTAGGTCCTAGCTTAGTACAATCTTCACATTTTATAAAAGAGAAAGAGAAAGACAAGGATAATTTTTCTATTGTTTCTTGTAACAATATTGATGTTATGTCCGATTTTAAAGTAGATTATTGGATACTTGCACAACCTGCAGATTACTGTAATCCTTTACATATTCCTTTAGCAAAAGATAGGTATAATAAAATGGGTGCAACTTTCTTGTATACAGATTGTTTAGATCTTACACCAAGAGAGGAAGTTGAAGAGATGTTAAAAGATATAGATTATATTGGATACGATCAAAGACATATTAATTCAGAAAGATGTGGATGGTTAGATGTACACGGCAGACCTCCCTCCTGTTGTAATGGTATTATAGAGGGAAGACTTTGTATACAGGAGGAATTCCAAAAATACACAGGATCTGAAAATAAATACGGTTCAGGAGATACTGTTGGTGTGCATATGGTTTCTTTAAGTGTTATGTTAGGATTAAATCCTATTTACATATCTGGTATAGATCTGGATTATACCAACGGATATTTTAACAACGATTTTGAAGGCGAAGAGGGTATTAAAAATCTAGGAATGAGATTAGTTGATCGAATAACCATGGGAATGAATAGTATAAATAAATCTCCTGACATAGTAGATAGGATAATAAGTGATTTATCAATAATTAATGAATCCGCTAAAAAAATAGGTGTTAATATATACAATACATCTAAAGAATCTCGACTTAATGAGGTCTTTGATTATTTTGATATAAGTAAACTTTAAATGTATAAGCATCTAATAATTTTTCCACAAAAAAAATGCGAATATAATACATGGTCTAGGCTTAATGCCTTTATCAGTGAGATAAGAGATATGTACGAAAGAATATCGGTAGTTTTACCAACAAAGGTAGCTACTATAATTTCGGAAGCGGATGATTTTATTTCTTGTAATGATAATTTTTTGGATACAATAAGAGAGAATTATCCACAGCTTCATCATTGGGAAGAAAAACTAGATGGGCCTTCTATTTTTCACGAAACTGTCATGGGTTATATTAAAAATGATCCTGATCTATTAAGAGCAGAGATTATAAGTATTACCCCTTATGAGGTAATATCATTAGAAAATCCTAATAATATTAATTTACTCAACCAAATATATCGGGTTAGTCACGGGGGTTATAGGGATGCTTTAAGAAGAGACTGGGAGTTTTTAAAAAAATATATTTCCAGTAAGCCATTATTAAATCCATCTCTAGATTCTAAAAAAAAAATGGAGCATAAATTTGAATCACATCTTAAAAAAAATAAAAAAAATTATCTCCTAATATCTAGAAGTACTACTTTAAAAAGTGTTGCAAATTATAATACGAAAATACAAATACCTGAACTTGAGGATCATATAAGATATTGGACTAATAACGGAATAGGTATTATAAACATCGGGTTCCCCCCTGCTTCTTATGATAATATGAGTGATAGTTATTTAGAAATTGAAGAGAGCTTATCACACGATGAAGTTTTAGCTATTTCTTCTATCGTTGACGGAACAATAATTAGCGGAAGTGCTGGTGGATATCTAGTTCATATTTTAGGCAATGTCGATTTATTTATACTAACAGAAGATTGGGGTATAACCTTATCTAAAAGCGGTGAAAAATCAGACGAGGAAAAATACAATCTTATATCAGTAAGAAAAAACAGGACTGAAGTCAAGACTATAGCTAATTATGAATGGCTTAGGGATGTTAATTTTTCAGGAGATTTTTTATTGTCCCACAATAGTGAAGTTAAGAAAGATTTTAGTATCACTAAAAATATAAACTATATCCTATGATTTTAGATATATGTGATATAATTAACAAGCATAAAGGAAAATCTGCTTTAGTGATAGGTAACGGCCCTAGTTTAACCCCTGAAATAAAAAGAAATTTACACGATCTTAACCCAGAGAGTATAGTTACTTTTGGTATGAACTATTGGTTCGAGTATTACAACAAAACACCCGACTATTGGATAATGGCTGAGCCCAGCTTAACTCTACCTAGAGTGATATCAGAGATTAAAAATTTTAACATCCCTGTCTTATATCCAGATGTTGTTGATTTAACTCCTCGTAAATTCATAGATGAAAACCAAATAACGTGTTTGCCTTTTGATAGAATGCATTATAATAATCAAGATTGTGGTGAGAATTTACCTTGGTATGAAAAATTTAAAAATTGGAATGATCCCATAGAACATTATTGTTGTGAAGGGTTTATAAAGGATAGAAAAAGTATACAAGAGGAATTTGGTATTTATTGTAATTCTGATAATATAGATTTCCCCTTTAGAAAAAGAAAGCTGTTGGATTTTAATGGTCCTTTAAATGAAATAATATTAAGAACATACGGTCCAGGAAGAAGCGTTATTCTTCATGGATTATCATTTGCTACTATGATGGGATGTGATTCAATATATGTGATAGGATTTGACTGGGATTATTCTAAAGGATATTCAGGACAAATAAACACCAATGATGATTATACTTTATTATCAGATCCTCCTAATTTACTAGGATTTAGCGACGATGTTATGGAAGATCTTAATATAATAAAAGAATTGGCTAAAAATATAGGTACTAATATTTACAATCTAAATAAAAACTCGTGGCATAAAATATTAGATTTTTGTGATTACGATGAATTCTATAATAAAATAAGGGTATGAGTAATTATCCTGTGTGGGATTCATCTGCAGTAAATCCTGATATTTATATAGAAAAATATACCGATTACGTAAAAACTGCTGAGCTCCAAGAAATATTAGACGGAAAAACAGTAGCTATAGTTGGACCTTCATTTCATATAAATGGACAAAATCTTGGTAATTATATAGACTCATTTGATGTTGTAGTGAGAGTAGGATTTTTAGAAGAACCTACAGAAATAGCTATGAAAGACTACGGTAGTAGAACAGATATAATAATACATTCATTTAACTCATTTGAAATACCAGTTGCTTACCGAAATACAGGTTACCTTTCTAAGTGTAAGCACATTATATGTGGAATGGTTTCTAGTGATTTTATAGATGACCATGAATCTTTTTTTGCTTCTTTAAGAGAAATAGGTATTAAAGTACAAAATGTGGAAGATAGCTATTTATATGGATTTTTTAGAAGAGTTGGAACAATATGTAATTTAGGAACAGTAGGAATAGAAATTATTCTTAAGTATGAAATTAAATCTCTTTTTGTTACTGGGATAAACTTTTATAACATGGGAAGATACGGTAAGGTATACAATGAGGAATATTTCGATGTTGTTTCATCTAAGATGGGAATTTACAAGAATGAACTTAACGGAACAGTTAATGGTATTTCAGCAAGATCTGATTTACATTCTCAGAAACCTCAGATAGAGCATTTTAAATCAGTAGCTAGATCTGACGATAGAGTATTGTTGGATAAATATTTGGAAGATAATTTATTCGTTCCTTGATCCTCCCCACCATACAAATTCGTAACTGAATTTTGTATTGAAACCTAATTTATTTAGATCATCAATAATTCCGTACATGTATTCTTTTTTAATACCCTTGTTTCTGTGGAATTGTATTTGTATATTTTGCACAAGGTCTAGACATTTATTTTCTATAAGATAAGGTACTAGATCATATTCATATCCCTCGATATTGATCATTAGAACTGCTATTCTTTGATCTTTGATAAAATCCTTTGCGTCTTTGATTAGTATTATCTCTTCACCTTCATTTGATATTGATGATCCATCTTCATCTAGATTTATTTTATCCTCTTTATTCTCTAGCCCTAATGCAAAATTGTGCACCTTAATTTTTTCTGGAAATATCACATCCTCTATGAAGCTTTTTATTGGCTCGAATCCTATTCCATTACACCCATATTTATTGTACATATCAATAAGCCATTGACCTTTGTATGCACCAACATCTACTATTAGATCATCTGGACATAAATTGTAATTCCTTAAATGCTTCTGATCTCCTAAATCACCGAACCATCTCTCGATTGTGTTTCTAAATTCGTTATCCTGTTTTGTAATCATAATATAGATTTTTTTATAATTTTTAAAGCTTCTTTAACCTCTTCGTCTTTTACTGCTAAATTAGGTCTAATCCTAATTGATGTATCCCCTGCTGAATTAACAAGTAATCCGTTGTTTTTAGATCTAAGAATAAAAGAATTTCTTTGTTCTTGATTTTCAAAATCAAAAGCTATTAACAGCCCACACGATCTAACATTCATTAGACCCATTTCTTCTAGTCCTGTGTGTAATTTATATCCTTGTTTTATTGAATTCCCTGTCAGATCTTTCTCTTTGATTGCCTTAATTATATACGTAGATCTAATCATGTCAATTATATCACCGTCCCATGTTATGCAATATTTTGACGGATCATTAATTTTTTCTGCTATTCTCTTAGTTGACATAGCTCCCGATACTTGTGACTTTTTTCCGAATATTATTATATCCGGAGCATAAGCAGTATTTTGAAAATACCATATTTTTCCTGTGGTACAGAATCCTGTTTGTATCTCATCATAAATAAGAGGTATATCATACTTATTTGCTATCGATCTTAGTCCTTTAAAAAATTCTAAAGAGTAATAGATATCTCCATTGGTACATTGAACAGGTTCAAAAAGTATAGCAGCTATATTTTGATCCTTTTTAATTGACAATTCAAGATCATCTAAGTCGTTAAATTTAGGCCAAACTTTATCCCCAGGAAATCCGTTTAATCTCTTGTAGCTTGGCCCAGTTCTACCTGTTACTATATTTCCGTATGAAGTAATACCATGGAAGCTTTTATTATGAGATATAACCTTAGGATTTTTTTTATTTGAATATTCAAATGCCATTTTTATACCATGCTCTACTGCAAGAGCTCCTGTACATGCAAAATGAGGATTATGAAAAATACCTAAGGAAGTAAATTCCATAAAATCTTTTTCAAATGTCTCCCTTTCTTCTGATGTGTATTCGCAGTTGGTTATCCTAATACCTGCCCATTTATTAATAGATTCTTTAAAATCATCTCTTTTAAATATATCGTGATTATAGCCAAGAGGAAGAGAAGAATACATTGACATGAAATCTAAGTATAATCTATCGTCCTCCTTATTATATAGGTAACTATTATTTGATAGTAAGGGGTCTATTTTTATTTTATAAAAACTGTTTATCATAGTTTTTTAATATCTCCCGTATATATGTGATCAACGTCTTCTCTTGAAACAGCTAATCTAATAGCTGGTACGTTTCCAGTTGCTTCTATTCTATGGATTCTGTTTTTTTCTATGAATACCATATCTCCTTCTTTAACTATTTTATTAGCTCCTTCTATTTCAAATATCCATTCGCCTTTAACAATTAACCACCATTCATTCCAATCCGAATGATAATGTCTTCTGTTACCTTCACCTGGATTTTGACAGATTAGTGTTGCACTATTATTTTCTGAGTTTACTACTCTTTTACTCCAGGATGATTCTCCCATAGAGTTTATAACGTCGTATAGATTAACTATTTCTTTATTAGAATCGTGCAAATCGTTGTATTCGACGCCATCCTTAACTAGAATGCTAGGAACATCATTTTCTTTATGTAAATCTGTAGAGTCCTTCTCAATTTTCTGTATGTGCTCAGCTATCACTTCAGCTATATCAAAATCCTCTTCATTATCGATGTCAACGGTTGAAAATCCTTTTAGTTCGAAAGTGTCCTTTGGATAATCTCCACCGTGATATCCAGCTCCGTGGATTTTCATATTTTCATTGTATTCTTTTGTAGTCCATGCCATTAATGAACAAGCGTATGCTTTTATCGGCTCTAGTTCTTGTGAAGGAAGTGTTACCCCTATAGGATCAAAATTAATTGGCTCATTTTTATAAATAGCTTCTATTTGCACGTTCTTTACTGATATTAATGTGTTGATATCACCTATCTTAATTCTCTCTACAAATTCTCTAATTTCTTCTGGTGTTATAAAAGGTGATGTAGATAGGATCTGCACTATCACGTCGCATTCTATATTATTTATAAACTCCTGTGTGAAATCGTCATTGGTAGCAGAATCGGAGGATAAGTGCTCGGGCCTTTTGTGAAATTTAATACCGCTTTTTTCTGCAATATCTTTAAACACATCTGATTCGGAATTTATATAAATCTCGTCGAATACTCCTGCTTCCTTTGCTGCATCTATCGGGTACTGTATTAGTTGTTTTCCTAAGATTTTCCTAAGATTTTTTTTAGGAACTCTCTTGCTACCCATTCTTGCGGGGATCATTGCTACTATTTTCATATTTAACTAATTTGTTTTATATATTTTACTTGAAACCTATATGATTATTTCATGTATAATAATAAAAAAAATGATATGAACTTAAATAAGCAAGAAGATGAGTACAACTGGAAAAATTACACTCCAGAATATTCCGATCAATTAAGGGGAATGGTTAAAAACGATGGTTTTGATTTTTTTGTAAAAAACTATGAAATAATTAACGACAACCCAGTTTTTCATGATAATTTAGTTAGTAACTGGAAAGAAATATACTCTCTTATTTATAAAATAAATCCTAAGAGTATTTTTGAATTCGGGTGTGGTGCTTGTTATCATTTAAGAAATATTATGACATTATGCCCAGAGATTAAAGTTTCAGGAGCTGACTATCTAGGAACACAGATAGAATTCGGTAAAGAATTTATTCCGGAAGGTATGGAATTTCCTAAAAATGTATCCGTTAGAGATTTAACAGAAGATGTATCAGATATACCTAAAGCAGAATTAGTCTATTCACAAGCAGTAGTTATGCACTTAAACTCAGAGAAGGCTGTAAAAATGATGCAGAACATGGGTGAGGTAGCAGAAAAATATATAATAATGGTTGAGGGCGTAAGGAATCACGAGAATTGGTATGAGCTTGTTAATTATGCTTTACCAGATTGGAAAATGACTTTAACTAATAATTACATTGATTACGGTATAATATTAGAAAGAAAATGAAAAATGTAAAATTGGTATCAGACACAATATCAAAAAATGATATAGAAAAACTAGTGACATGGATGTCACAAGATGATATACCACAATTAACAAAAGGTCCTTTAACAATAAAATTTCAGAATGACTTCTCTAATTTTTTAGGTGAAGATTTAAGAAGCTGTTTTATTAATTCGGGATCATCTGCTATTCTTTTATCTCTTCTTGCTCTTAAGATAAAGAACAATATAAAAAAAGTTGTTGTACCTTCAGTTTCTTGGGCAACAGATTTAAGTAGCCCTATGGTTCTTGGATTAGAAACTATATTATGTGATTGTAACTTACAAGATCTATCATTAGATCTAGACAAATTAGAAAAGATCTTTGAAGAAGAAAGTCCAGAGGTTTGTATATTAGTTTCTGTATTAGGATTAGTGCCTGATATGGAGCGTATAATGAGTCTTTGTAAGAAATATAACGTTATTCTTTTGGAAGATGTTTGCGAGAGCTTAGGATCAAAATATAAAGGTGATTACCTTGGAACTTTTGGTCTTATGTCATTCTTTTCTTTCTATTATGGTCATCATATAAGTACTATAGAGGGAGGAATGATTACAACAGAAGATAAAAACATGCATGATATTTTAGTTTCTATACGTAATCATGGATGGGATAGAGATTGGAGTGAGGATCTAAAAAAAGAATATCGGGAGAAATACGGAATTGATTCTTTTTCTAGCATGTATGCTTTCTATTTTCCTGGACTAAATCTCAGATCTACTGATCTTCAAGCATTCCTAGGAATAAATCAGATAGAAAAAATAGAACCTTTTTCCTCAGTTAGGAATAGAAACTTTCTTAAATATTCGGAACTTATAAAAGAAAACTATTTGAACGTTAATCAGAGAGATGGCGATTTTGTTTCTAATTTCGCTTATCCTGTGGTACACTCAGAAAGAGCTTCAATCATTGCTAAGATTAAAGAGCATAATATAGAAGTTAGACCTCTTATTGCAGGATCTATGGCTAAGCAACCATTTGCAACGGGGGTTAATAAAAAATACGGAACAGGTAATTCTGATATAATTCATGAGAAAGGATTTTATTTACCTAATCACCAAGATTTATCTTTAGAGCAGGTTGAGTTCATTGCATCTTTGGTTAATTCTGAAAAAAATAATTTAAAATGAAAAAAGCTATAATAACAGGAGTTAACGGGCAAGACGGAAGTTATCTTGCTGAACTCCTTCTCGATAAAGGATATGAAGTACACGGTACTATTAGAAGATCCTCATCTTTTAATACATGGAGAATAGATCATATTAGATCTCATGAAAATTTCCATTGGCACTATGCTGATGTTACAGATCCGGTATCTATTAGTAACCTTATATCTAGAATAAAGCCAGAAGAATTTTATAATTTAGCTGCTCAAAGCCATGTTAAAATTTCTTTTGAAATTCCTTACTATACAGGACAAGTTGATGCTATAGGAACACTTAATGTACTTGAAGCAATAAGAACGCATTCGCCAATTACTAAGCTTTATCAAGCATCAACATCAGAACTTTATGGAAAAGTTCAAGAAATACCACAGAATGAAAATACACCTTTTTATCCAAGAAGCCCTTATGGAGTTGCTAAGCTTTATGGATTTTGGATAATAAAAAACTACAGAGAAGCATACGACATATTTGCATGCAATGGAATTCTTTTTAATCACACATCGCCAAGAAGAGGAGAAAACTTTATGGAGAAAAAGATTGTAGATTCTCTTGTAGCTATTCACAAAGGGGGTAAAGAAATTCTTAAGCTTGGGAATCTTGATGCTAAAAGGGATATTGGTCATGCTAAAGAATATGTTGAAGGCATGTGGAGAATGCTTCAACAAGAAACCCCCGAAGATTTTGTTCTTGCTACTGGTATGTGTTTTTCTGTAAGAGAAATAGTTGAAACCGTTTATCAAATTTTAGGTAATAAAATAAGATGGGAAGGGGAAGGACTAGAAGAAAAAGGTTTAGATGTGGAAACTGAAAAAATCGTAGTTTCTATAGACCCTAAATATTTTAGACCTTCGGAGGTTGATCTACTAATTGGTAATCCTAAAAAAGCTAAAGATATTCTTGGGTGGGAAAGTAATAGCACAATTAGGGGAATTTTAGAAGAGATGGTTAACGAGCAAATCAAAAAATAATGGACTATAAAGGTTTAATTGAAAAAGAAATAGAGTATTTAAGAAAGATACCAACCGAAAGAATTGGCGATATAGTAAGAATAATAAATTCAAATCTAAAAGGCGGAAGAATAATAACTTCCGGTATGGGAAAGGCAGGACAAGTTGCTAATACCTTTGCAACTACACTCTGCTCTACAGGAACCCCTTCTTTTTTTCTACATCCTGCAGAAGCTCAACATGGAGATCTTGGTATGATAATGCCAGGAGATATAATTATAGTTTTTAGTAACTCAGGAAAAACTAGAGAAGTTATAGAGCTTATAGAACTTGTACATTCTTTAGAATATAATAATATTATATTTGGTGTTATAGGAAAAAGAAACCCTCAATTAGATCTAATATTTGCAGATTATATTGAATTTGGTGAGGTGGAAGAAATATGTCCTCTTGGATTAACACCAACCACTTCAACAACTTGTATGTCAGTTATTTGTGATCTTATGGTAGTTGGAATAATGGCTAATAAAGAATTTACCAAAGAAGAATACGCAAAATTCCATCATGGCGGATATTTGAATTTAAAGGCTAAAGGAATTTCTAATTAAGATAATTTAATAATAGAAATGAATAAAACGATAGGAATTACTTGCTCTACTTTTGATCTTTTACATACTGGACATATAATTATGCTAGAGGAGTGTAAAAAATACTGCGATTATTTAATATGCGCAATACAAGTTGATCCCTCATTAGATAGAATTGGAAAAAATAAACCAGTGCAGTCTTTAGTTGAAAGGTACATACAATTAGATGCTGTTAAGCATGTTGATAAGATTATACCATACACTAATGAGAAAGAGCTTGAATTAATATTTATGTCATTAGATTTAGACGTTAGAATTATAGGTGAAGAATATAAGGATATAGATTTTACAGGTAAGAATATTTGTATAAAAAGAAATATTAAATTAATATACAATAAAAGGGAGCATAATTTTTCTACAACTAATTTAAGAAAATCAATATACTTAAATGAATTAAATAAAGAATTAGAAAAAAATAATAAGCCGGATGGAAATTAAATATAATAAGATTCTTATAGCAGGTCCTTGCGTAATTCAAAGTTGGGACACTTGTTATGAGGTAGCTATTGAAATTAAAAGATGTGCACTTCTGTATAATTTTACACCTATCTTCAAAGCAAGTTTTGATAAAGCTAATAGAACTTCGTCTAATGGATTTAGAGGCGTTGGTATAGATAAAGGATTAGATATACTATCTAAGATCAAACAGAGGCTAGATATACCTGTTATAACGGATGTACACGAAACTGAACAAGTTGAGCAAGTAGCATCAGTTGTGGATTACTTACAAGTTCCTGCTTTTTTGTCTAGACAGACAGATCTTATTGAAGCATGTGCTAAAACAGGATTACCTGTGTTAGTTAAAAAAGGACAATTTCTTTCTCCTGAAAGTTGTAAATTCATTGAGGATAAATTTTACAAAGCTGGGGGTACACAATTACTAATAGGTGAAAGGGGTAACAGCTTTGGGTATAATGATTTGATAGTTGATGTCACATCAATTTCTAGATTAAAAAAATCCTGCGAAAATTCAAAGATTATAATGGATTGCACACACAGTCTGCAAAGACCCAATGGAATTTACGGAAAGACAGAAGGGAGAGGTGATATGATCGAAGAGATGGTAAAATATGCTTCAGTAATGAATGCTGATGGAATATTTATAGAAACACATCCATACCCAGAACTCTCCCCGTCGGATTCTGAAAATATGTTAGAACTTAGTAAATTTGAAAATATAATAAAAAAATCAAGATCGATATATGATACCCACTAAATTAATGGATATAGTGATTGTTAGCTATGCTAAAGATGACTACTGTAAGGGTTTAACTGAAAATTGTATAAAGTCAATTCTAGAGTCAGAAAATTATTCTGAGAAGCTATTTAATATAATTGTTGTTGAATCTGAACCTGGTGTAAAATGGGAACATCTATCCGATATAGTTCACACATTTGAAGCTCCTTTACCTTATGGTTATCACAAATTTCTTAACTTTGGTAGAAAGCAGGGAAATTCACAATTCGTTGCTCTCTGTAATAATGATTTAGAATTTAAAGAAAAATGGTTTACTAATATAATGAAAGCATCTGTTATGGAATCTGATGTCATATCATTTTCTCCTATATGTCCGATGACTCAGACAATTTACGAGATATACGAGCACTCAGGAAATATTGAAGGATACGAAATAAGAAAACATATATCTGGATGGTGTATAATACACAAGAGGGAAATTTATAATATAATTGGGGATCTTGATGAAAGATTTCATCATTGGTTCTGTGATAATGATTATTCAATGGAGCTTCAATATCATGGACTTAAACACATGCTTGTCACTGATTCAATTGTGATACATCACGATAAAAATATAGGAAAAACCACAGAAAGAGTTATAACTGATAGAAATCAGATGTATGATATGACTAGTGGTTCTTTGCCTATCTTTCAAGAAAAATGGAGAAATAAAATATAAAATATAAAATATGAAAAGATATGAAATGATCAACCGTGTTATCGAATCAAAAGGATACACGAATTATTTAGAAATAGGAGTGAGAGACGGTGAATGCTTCAAAGAGATTTGCTGTAAGAATAAAACCGGGGTGGATCCTAATCCCACTAGTGATCATACAACACATATAATGACTTCTGACGATTTCTTTTATGAATTAGACGAGAATTCTATGTTTGATGTGATATTCATTGATGGGTTACACTTAGATCATCAAGTAAATAAAGATATTGAAAATTCATTAAAGCATTTAAAAGAAGGTGGAACTATACTTCTTCATGATTGTAATCCACCAACTAAATATCATGCTGCAGAATCTCCTGTTTATTCTGCACCTGCTAACGGTGATTGGAATGGTACTGTGTATCTTTCCTTGATTAATTTAAGATTATACAGAAATAATTTGAGATTAAGAACGGTGGATTCTGATTGGGGAGTTGGCTTATTAACAAAAGAGACGAGCGAGACTTTAAATGCTTTTCCTAATGATGCTATGTCATGGGAATTCTTTTATGAAAACCGACAAGAAATACTCGATTTAGTTACAGTTGATGAATTTATTAATCTTTATCCTGTCAATCTTCTAGTTGACTAATGAAATTATTCCAATTTATTAGAGTATAAAATTTATTATGAAAATAGAAAATGGTTATAAACTATGTTTGACTAAAGAAAAAGGCAAGACTAAAATAGAGATAACTAGGCATAAAAATCCAGTAATGGATAATATTTTAATAATAAACAGCATAGGAAGTACAAGATACGAAGACACATGGATAATAGAGAAAGATTTAGATGGATGGTTATCCAGTTTAAAAAATGAAGGTTTTACTGAAATAAATATAAATGAGGATGTGGAATCTCCTAAAGAAAATAATAAGAAAAAAAAATAAGATGGAAAACATAGAAGAAATCGATATTGAGTACCTTGATAAAGAACTAAGCCCTTTTGTTTATAAATGGACCAAAGGAGATAACGATGGGGAAATATGTGAATATGAAAACTTATTTAAAGATCCAACTACTGGAATTATTTGGATAAACTTTAGAGGTGGTAGTAGAATTAATTATTTATTATTAAATGATTTTATGCTACAGATAGAACCTTCAGCGGTTAAGGAAGAAGCTATAGAGCAATTAGCAAATCTTCCAATGAGAAATGTTATGCTTTCTGATAATAAATCTAAAGTTACACTTCCTGATAATCCTATTGTTTCTTTATTACAGAAACAAAAGCCAAACTGGGTCGAGGTTGGTATTAATCTTAAATTGAATCTACCTACTAAGAATCTTTATAATGTATTAACTAGCTCTTTTGAAGATGCGGAAGAAGAAATTATAGAATTTGTAGTGAGGGATCTTGATATAGAATTAATTAAAGACAGTTTGAGGATAAATATAAAAGATATATATAATAAAAGTAATGGAACTTTACGAAAAAGCGGATCCCAAGATAATACAAAAGACGGGTAATATAGAGGTTATTGATATAGATGACCATTTATTTATACGACAAATAAATCCAGGGGTTATTATAATGCCTTACACTTCCGATGAGTCAGGATTCCCTGTTAAAATAGGTGTTATTTCTGAGGTATTAGATCAAAGACCTGGTGGAATGTCTATGACACTTATTACGGGATCGACAGAAGATGATGATAAAAATATTTATCAAACAGCAGTTAGGGAGTTAAGGGAGGAATCAGGATTTGAAATTAAAGATTTAAAAAGATGGAAATTCTTAGGAAGTCTATACACATCTAAAATGGTTATGAACTCCAATCCTTGTTTTGCTGTTGATATTACAGGGACTGTAGCTGAGGAGAAAGAAACTGACGGATCACAATCAGAGAAAGATTCAAAATTTGAATTAATTAGTGTGGACAATGCTTTGGATCTAGAAGATTCATTAGTTAGCACTTTATTTATAAAAACATTTAAAAACCTTTTTAATAAAAATGAACAAGATACAGAATCTCCCGAATAGAAAGGATAGAAGAAAAATGGCCAAAGACCTTGGTCTTTTTGGTAAGAAAAAAGATAAAGCAGAAACGGCTGAATCTAAAGAAAGAACTAAAGCTGTAGGAAATCTTATTAGACTTAGGAATCTTACGGAGCAAAGAAATAATAACAAAACTAAAGACTAAAAGTTGGAGTGTTTTAAATCATTTATAGTATCAAAATCTGATAAGGTTAAAACAATAGATACAGATTCTATTGGTCCTTATCATGTTATAGATGTAAATATGTGGTTTAAAACAAACAGTTTAACCCCTTCAAATATGAACGAAATTCGCCAATACATATTTGAAGAATGGCTACATAAAAAAATAGTTACTTCTAAAACAAAAGTTGTTTCTGGTAGTAACTTAGTGGTAGTTTATGATAGTCCTACCGATCCTTTTATTGATTTATTAAAAAATAAAATTTCCGAAATTCTTGAATTTGAATTTTGTGATATTATTTTAATAGATGAATAGAAAGTAAGGTATATAATACATGGCAGCACCTTTCTCATTTTCATCAGATGTACAAGATTTTGAAAGATCTGGTAAGAATATATTTAAGTTCGATAGCGACAAAGTATTTGCTACATACGAACTATCCGATCTAGCAACTCTTCCTAAAAGTTTATTTTATGATGCTGCAACAGCAGATGGTGCGGGATATGCTGGTCTTTTTGCTTATTATGTTTTAGGTAGGGGTGCTGGAGGACAAAATGTTAAATACCATTTATCTGAGACAACTAATGAATTAAAAAACGTAACATCACAAGAATCAAGAAATCCCACAGCAGCTCAAATAATATCAATAACTTCAGGAAAAACTAGTGAAAACTCTGTGCCTGCTTATTTAGATCCTAAAAGTCCTTATAGAGGACAACTTTATAATGTTAAGGATTTTATATTTTGTAAATATTATGGTATTATTCCTAATAATAGGATGATAACTTTGAGAAGATTTCCGCATCCTACATTAGATTCACTAAGAACTATTCCAGATGGAGGTGTTGGAGATTTTGGATTTTCTCAGAAAGATAAAAAGAAAATAACTTTTGAAGCTAGAGGAGTTCCTGAACTAGGTAAATTACATGATAAAACTGGGGAACTTAACACATCCCTTCCTGTTGCACAAGCGGTTACATTTTTTGGTGGTGACACAGGTAACTCACTATCCACTGTATTAGGAATAAACACGGGTTTAAATTTTGGCGTACAGACACAGGAAGCTGTAAAAAATGAACAAACAGGGGATCCTGGGTTAATGAATTCTCCATATGGAGATTTAATAAAATCTTTAATAACTGGGACTGGAATAGATTTTGATCCAGAGGTAGCGGATAATTTAGCTGGTACATTATTAACTCCGGAGAAAAACAGAAACAGATTACAAAGAATGTTATTAGATCAGGCAGTAAGTGAAGACGGGCCGTTATCTAAAAAAATATTTGTCAATGTAAATACTGTTAATCAGATGATGATCAGATCGCAAGGTTTTAATGGAGGATTTGATTCCTTTACCTTGGATTTTCATTATAATTTAACATCAGTTGGTAGAATTAATTCTAAGATTCTATTTCTTGATCTTATGACTAATCTTTTATCTATAGGATCAGATTATGGCCAATTTTTATCACCAGAGCTTAGATTATCTCAAACTAGTGTGGGATTAGGATTTCCTGGTGGACCCGCAGGATATGCAAAATCTATAGTTGATCCCATAGGTTATATTAGAGATACTGTTTCAAAAATGCTTTCAAAAGATAATGTTGATAGGCAATTAGAAAACGAAAAAGGATTAGCTGACCGGGTGTCACAGATAGCAGCAGAGGTTAAAGCTTTTGCTAATGATCCATCAAAAGGTTTAGGACCAGATTCAACACTAATGAAATCTATATCTGTAATGTTAAGTGATGCTTTTCTTAAGAAGGTTTATTTTTCTCCTATTATGCTTAGTGGATATCCGACCGGAGATTGGCATATGGTAGTTGGTAACCCTTTAAATCCTATTGCTATGATAGGAAATTTAGTTTGTACAAATGTTAAAATCACCTTCGGTGATGATCTAGGACCTGATGATTTTCCTACTGAATTAAAAGCTACATATACTTTACAACCAGGAAGACAAAGACATAGAGGCGATTTTGACTCAATGTTTAATAGAGGTAGTGGTAGACTATATCTTGGTCAATTAGTATCTTCTGGAGAATCTACTAAAGCATTTATTAATACCAGAGGAATATTCACTAATGAAATAAAAAATATAGACCAGACAGTAATACAAGGATCTAGTACAACTACAGGATCGGAAAAAGTAAATTAGAAAAATAATAATAATAGATGTTAATTATTGATATAATAGAAGCAAAACCTTATAGGACAGATCCCAATACTAAAATATCTTTATTGGATCTTGTTAGTCCATCTTGGGATCCAAAATCTATTGGTTATGAATTAAAAAGTATTGCCATAGTAACTGACGAAACTGAAATGAGACCTGATTTAATTGCTCTTTCATATATGAGTGAAGCTAGTCATTTAGGTACATTATTAAAAATAAATAATATATCTAATCCTCTTAGCTTACTAAGAGGTGAGGTTTTATTAGTACCATCGGATAAGATGATGAAAAATTTATTCGCTAGCGGACAAGCTGTAAATAACCAGAAACAGAAAGCTAAATCTTTCAGAAAAGAATTACAGGAAAAAATATCACAGGTCAGTCAGGAAAGACTTGAGTATTTGAATTCTAAAAATATATCAAATCTAACAGAAACTCCTCTTCCACCAAATATGTTAAAAGAAGGAGAACAACAAATATTAGTTGAAGGTGGGAGATTAATATTTGGACCTGATATAGGAACTTGTAGAGCTAAGACAAAAAAGAATGTTTCTATTACTGATATAAAGTCTAAGCTTGCACAGAAGAACATTTTTAAAAGATAATAAATGGCTGTAGATTTTAATTTAAGAAAAGCTATATTACAATATAGAGATCCCACTATATTACTGGATGAATTAGGAATAGTTGACACGTCCTCACAGGAAGGGGATATAACAGCAAATGACCAAAGATCTGGAAATATACAAAAAAAATATACAGGGCTAGCTGAGCCTTTAGTAAGGATTAATAATGCTACTATTACAGGTATTAAATATTTTAATCTGGATCTGACTGGATTTAAACCCACACTTTTATTTAGATTTGAAACAATAGATGAGAGATTTCTTTTCACGTCATATCCTAAAGACGGTGATATAGTTTCTTTGTATATAAGGCCTTTTGGTGAATTATTTAAACCTATTAGGATGGATTTTATTATAAACGAGGTGATATCTCCTTTTAATAATGGACCATATAACACAAATGAACCATCAACTGGTAAATTCCTTTCCTTTACTGTAATGTGTGAAGTGAGAATACCAAAACTATATAAACATATATGTAAGAATATTAGAGGAACAAGTACAGAAGCATTAATAAAAATAGCGGAAGATCTTGGTCTAGGATATGCTTCTAACGAAGTAAAGATGAACGATCCAATGAATTGGCTTTCACCTAATCTTGATTACGAATCTTTTATAAAAAATATAGTTAATGGTGCTTGGTTAGGAGAGGATGATTATTTTGATTGTTGGATAGATCAATATTATAATATAAATCTAGTAAATCTTAAAAAACAATTTGACGAGCAGAATTCTAAAATTGACACAATGAGAATGGCTTACGGTGTTGATTCATTCGGTGATTTAAGTGGAGGTGCAGAACCTGCTGAAGTTGAATTCCCTATTGTTCTTACAAATTCAACGCAATTTGAGAAGTCTCCCCTTTTTATTAAAGATCTTGCTTTGGAACAAAACTCTGGGTCTATTAATAAAGATCTAGGATATTTTCAAAAGATTCAATTCTACGATGATAAATTAAAATCAGATAAGCCTAAAAATAAGTTCGTTGAATATTCTATAGAATCGGTAACTAATAAGGATTTAAGTTCTAGGGACACTTTAAATAAAGGAAGATTAGGAGAGGATGTATATAAGGACGAGGAAAAGAAAACTTATATAGGTACGATGTACTTTGATAATGTTCATGAAAATTTTCAACAGGCATCTATACAAAATATACTTAATAGAAATGATAGTTATAAGACTATATTAAAAGTGAAAAATAGAGCATGGACTCCTTTTTTATATAGAGGACAAACATTCCCTGTAATTATTATGAGCGAAGGGAGTACTACAGCTTCTTCAGATTCTGCAATGGGTCCAGGAGGAAAAAAAGCTTCTTTAGCACCAGACGGAGATAAAAGAGTACCTAATGTATTTCTCTCTGGTAATTATGTTGTTCTTGGTTTTAATTTAGAGTTTAATCCTAATGATGGGATATATCAAAGTATGATTCTTGGTAAAAAACAATGGACTTTAAATCCTGGGATTATTTCAGATCCTAAGACATTAGATCCTAAAGTTGATGATGCACAATTTAATGATTTAGTTAAAAATTCATCTACTATATTACAACAAGAAGTTGGCAAAATAAAAAGCAGCATATTTGCTGGATAAATAATTTTTAAAAGATGGCAGATTTTTTTGGTGATTTTGGTGACGAGGCCAAAAAATCTTTAAATAGAAAGATAGATTATCAAAGGGAAAAATTTCTAAAAGGGATTTCCACCTCTAAGCACGGAAAAAAAGAAGATCCTACATATTTACATTTTAGATTTATCTTTGATGAGGGTATTTCTGATCAGATAGATCCTGAGACATTTTTAGCACCATCTCCATTATTTAGCCCTTATAAAAATCCAGCTAAAGCTACAGGTGTTGAAGGTGCAACAGGAAATGCTGAGCAACCAACCCCGCCTTCTTTTGTAACAGGTGGTTCTAATTTCTTTTATCAATCTAAATTTCGAATTGATGGAATGGAAGGTTTTGGTGCTATTGACCCACAAGATGGATATGCTTATATGGGTGCTCAAGAATATTTATTTCAAAGATCTACACAAAGAAGAGATATGCTTAACGCATTCAGAAATGGATTTCTTTATATAAACAAAAATAGTCCATATTATTTTCAGAGCATATCTGGACTAGATCAATTATTAAAATCTGATATAAAAAACATACACAAAGGAGCAAGTAAACCACAAAGAATGGGTACTTTATCGATAGATTGTTTAGAATCTATTGATATGAGAATGTTTGCTCTTTCCGAACTTTACAGAAAAGCTATTTATGATTATAAATATCAAAGATCAATGCTTCCTGAGAATCTTAGAAAGTTTAGAATGTGGCTGGTTATAACGGAGATTAGAAATATACAATTAAGTTATGGAATTGGTGATGTGCTAAACCCTTTCTCTATACCTTCGGTTGCAAAAGCTGCTAATGCTTTAGATAGTTTTAATTCACAGACGGGATTTTTGGATAAAATATCCGGACTTAATCAAAAAAGTACAAACACAGAAAAAGCTCCTCCAGAAAATAATGCCTTAGGAACCGACGAGTTAGGGCCATATGCTTTTATTTATCAATTTGATCAATGTGAATTTGATTTTGATGATAGCTATCCATCATATTCCTCTATAGATAATAAAGGAGGTTCAGCAGTGACTAGTAAATTTAAAATACATGTCGGCAGGGTTAAGGATTATAAAATACAATTCAATCAATTAGCCGATATTATCGGGAAAAACGATAATGTAAAACAAATGGTTATTAATGACACCTGGGGATCTTTAGGTAGTAGTTATAGAGATTATGATTATGTAGGAACTCAAGGGATATCAGATCTTGTTATGGACGAAAATGATCCTGCTGGGTTTTTTAAAGAGATGGCTTCCAATTTTATAACTAATACTGTTGCAGATCTTAAGAATATAGGTGTTTCTAAATTAGAAAATGCTTTACTAGGTAACATTTACGGATTAGGTGGATTAAATATAGCGTCAGCAGGAAGGAGTGCTTTTTCTGTAGCTAACACATTTAATGATCTTAAGAATAATGGAATACCTGATCCCAGAAAAGATAATTCACCTCAAGGACAAGGTCTAGGAGGACCAGGGCAAAGACAATATCCCACTATCAACGAAGATGCTTATACCGGAACTTCATCACAAAATAACGAAAATTTAGGAAATGTTTTAGGTGGTAGTACTAATCCTCCTGGTACATTATCTGGTGATGTTTATCCGAATGTTCCTGGTACAGATTTAGGTGGACCGGATAGGCAATATCCTTCAAATGATTCGGATGAGTATAATAATGTACCTGGGGCAGATTCGGGTGTACCCGGAAGAGTTTACCCGGTTCCTTCTGGAGATACATACCCCACTGTTCCTGGTACAGATTTAGGAGTACCTGATAGGCAATACACAACAAATGATTCGGATGAGTATAATAATGTACCAGGCACAGATTCGGGTGTTCCTGAAAGGGTTTACCCAATTCCTTCTGGAGATACATATCCCACTGTTCCTGGTGCAGATTTAGGAGTACCCGATAGGCAATATTCACAAGCAGGAGGGGACGAGTATTCTAATGTCCCTGGCAGCGATTTGGGTGTGATAGGTAGGGTTTATGATGAACCAGTCGGTGATGTGTATCCTAGCGTACCTGGATCGGATCTAGGAGCACCTGATAGACAATATTCACAAGCAGGAGGTAACGAATACCCGGAGCCCGAAATAGGAGTTGCTCCTAATTTTACTAAAGTATACCCAGATGCGGATAATAAATACCCTAAAGTAAATGACAGGGAATATAAAGATTCAATTAAAGAATTTAATGATAGTATGGGTGATGTTTATAAAAATGTACCAGGACCTGATTTAGGAGGCAAAGGAAGAAATTATGAATCTATTAGGACGGATGAATATAAAGATATTCCCGCGCAGCCTCAAATTAATTTAGGAAGGACTTATACTAAATCTAATAATTCCGAAAACTCCTAATCAAAATTAACTATAATTTTATATGAGCTTAGTTAATAGAGAAAAATTAGAAAGACCAAATACGGAGATAACCCATTATTTAGGTGTTGTGGTTGATAATAAAGATCCAGAATTTAGAGGAAGAGCAAAGATACGTGTTTTTGGACTATTTGATCAAATAGAAGATGCGGATCTACCTTGGTCACATCAAAGATTTGAGATGAGCTACGGATTAGGCGGAGGATCTGGTAGAATATCTGTTCCTAAGTTAGGTTCAGTAGTTCATGTGCAATTTAATAATGGTAACTATTATAGCCCAGAATATAAAGCAGTACAGGAATTATCACCAGATTTAATAGATGAGATAAGAGTTAGTTATGATGGTGCTCATTCTCTTATATACGATGGTATAGAAAGATTAAAAATGTACTATACTGTAGAGAAAGGTCTTGTAATAGATTTAAAAGATTCTAAAATTATAATAAGGAATGACAATTCTATACTAATAACTCACGCAGATGATACTTCTTCAATAGAATTAAAAGGTGGTAAAATAACTAAATATGCAGATCAAGAGATAGAGAATACTGCGGTTACTAGAATTAAACATTCTTCCGAAGAGGTTTGGATGGATGGTAAAACAACTAATCTTGGGCACTCTCCTGTTTTTTCTGCTGTATGTGCAGAACCTCTTTGGGACTTCTTAAAAAAATTAGCTATATCAGTTGACAGTAAAATGCCAGCTACTCCTGGTGTTAATTCAACACTAGCATCTAGCTTTGAACAATTAGCAACAAGCCAAACAGTAAGGGTTACTAGAGAAAATACACCAGATCTTCCTACTACGCCAGCACAGAATAATACTCCTGTATCATTACCTAATACTGGACCTACTGGAATATTAGGAATTACTGGATTGACCGGACCTAATGGAATAACTGGACCAAATGGAATAAACCTTACAGGAGCTACGGGAGGATAATATGGCAAGTATAGAAAAAAGAATAGATAAGCTCCTTAGTAAGGATTTTACAACAGTTAGCTCTGATGAAATAATCAATATAATAACTGACGGGAAAGTATCAAATTTACCTTATGATGATTTACAATCAGAAGAGGGATTTAATAAAGAACTTGAAAAAAATCAGAAAGAGGTAGAGAATATATTAGCAAGCTTAGAACCACAGAAGCCTCCTATTTCTATGAAAATGATAGAGAAATTGGCTTGTAATTATGAAGGTGATGATTTGTACAGTGTTATATTACTCGAATCTTTAAAAAAAGAAAAACCAAAATTATATAAAGAATTAATATCTTCTGCCGAATTTAAAAATAATTCTGCAATAACAGAGAAAGATCTTGGAGTAACTGTAACTAATACTAAATCTTTTAAATACCAATATAAAATACCTTCTTCAGGTATTATTAAATTTCTTGAGGCAAAAAATCCTGATTTTTTAGAAATTGCTAATGAGAAAATTTTTGATAATATGGACCCTTTATTGCTAGGTAAACCTTCTAATTCAGGAGCTAGAAAGAAAAGAGAAATGAATGTGCTTGGATTTAAAATTCCTTTGGAATTTATAATGTCTGGTAAAAAAGTAGTACATGTTAAAATAGGAAGTGAAAAACAAACTAAAAAGGAAGCTTTAGATAAGATTAATAGCGTACTAGATAAACAATATAAGAATTCAAAGCCTTGTGATTTTGAAGGTCTTGGTGAAAATATTAGATCAGAAAGATCTGAAAGATTAGATGATTATGATTCAAATTTCTTTCCTGATGGTGATGACCCTATATTAGATGATGATTGTTTACCGGGTGTTCCTGAAGATCCTATTACAGGAGATCCTATAGTAACAGTGGATACATTTAACAACTTAACTGAAGATTTTTGTGATCCTCCTGAATACGATTTTTCAGATGCTAATGGAGATGAATTAGATCCAGTAGGTAATCAAGTTGATGTGGATGCAATAGATGCTTGTATAGATTCAGCATTAAAAAAATCCAAAAAGATTGAAGACGATAGCAAACTATTAGCTAGATGGAATCTTATTGAAAGAAGTTTAGAAGAAATATTTTATCACTACGAAATAATATATGAGTATCAAAAGGCATTATCAGAAAACTGGAGAAATAGAATTCCTGTAAATTCAGGAGGTGATCCTAGTAATCTTGATCTTGCAATTAGTATATTAACATATAATGATAGCATAAAAGAAATTGATAAAGAGATCACTGATCAGAAACAAAAAAATGATACGGACAAGAAAAATTTCATTCAAGAGAACGAAATATTTACTGAGGATATTTTTCTTTTAAGTGGACTTGACACCGAATTAAATACGATAGAATTAACTAATCTATTTAACTATCAAATAGAAGCTAATAAATCACCTATACGTTATGATTCAACAACACAATCATGGCCAGTTTCTGAAGGTGTTAGTGATTTTCAAAAAAATGTAGAGTCAATAAGAGTTATATTAATAGAGAAAGGATTTATATCTAATTTAATAAATGATAGGGATCAGAAGGTTTCTTTAAGAGATGCTGACCTTGCCACTTTAAAAAATAGACTAGGTGTAAATGTAACATATAATGATCTTGAGAGTGGATTCACGTCTGGCAGTTCAACAACAGACGATACAGCTGAAAGGGTTTTTAAAAGTGCTTTGGTTAATGGAATATCTGTTAATACTTATGATTCTTATGGATATGAATTTTTAGAAAAATTAAAAGAATTCTCTGTGAGATTTAAAAAAGTAGAATTTAATAACAGCTTAGGAGAATTACAATTTGAGCTTTCTTTTATGACAGATTATGGACGACCGCTTCCGTATGAGATAGTAGAAAAACCAGCACCTATATCTTTTAAAAATAAAGTGACTAAGCCTATGAGCAAAGTTTCTGAGCCTGATATAAAGAAAATAAAAATTGGTAACGAATATGCAGGTAATGGGGGATTATTAGCTAATACATCTCCTTCTTATTTAAAAAGCTATAAATTCATAAAAATAAATAACATTAAAACAGTAGAACCTGATATTGCTAATTTTTATGATTTCATTGAGACTATCATAAAAAAAGATGATAGCAAATCAGCAATAATTAAAAAAATAGTTGATGATAGAGGTATTTTATACGGGCAACTTATAGAAAAATCTGCTTCTCCTTGGTTATTTTTTACAGCTGGAGAAAGAGGAGATAACGATTCTAGAGATCCTGCAAAAACTAGACCTTCCAGTTTTACTAAAGACGGTGATCCAAATAAAACTTTTACTGATTTTTGGGGAAAATTTAAAGATAAATGGGACAGTAAATACAAGGAGAATAAAACAAGATATATTGATCCTGCAATGGTAGAATTAAAAAATGAAGCCAGAAAAGCAGGTGAAGGCTTGGGTAAGACATTGCCGACTAGTGATGCTATAGGAGTTAGGATATTCGAAAACTATTTCGATGTTAAACAAAAATACGAGCAAATTCAGGACATTATATTATATGTAGCACAAAAAAGAGCTGAGATAGAAGGATCTTTAAGTCCGGAGAATTTGAGTAAATCTTTCTCTGATGTTAAATGCTCAGGAGGAGATGGACAAGGAAATGGAGATGATCCAGAAAACTGCCCACCTAAATGTTGTGGACCTGCTGGTACGGATTTTAATTCTGAAAATTATTTAACTTCTGCAGGACCAAGTTCAGATTGCCCTACGATGTATCAAAAATGCTGGTGGAAGCAATTCTGTAAAGATTTAACAAAAGTCGGCTTGCTTCCTTATCCTAACGGATTACCTCCTATTGAAGATCCTAAGTATTTCTTGGCAGCTGGTCCTAGTGTTAGATTGGGATTGAAATATTGGCCTGTAGGATATTTACCTCCTGCATTTATTCCTATACCTTTTGCTAATCCAATAGACGGACTTCCTTATATAAGAATTCCGTTACCTATGATATGGACAACCATACCGCCTATACTTATTCCTTTGCCATTTAATTTAGGTATAATTGTTATATTCATTCCCCTAATAGGTGGATTTATGCCTACACCTCTAGTTTATATAAAGGAATTTATTTTTGGTAACTCTTTATTTCTTACCGGAATAAGAGGACCTAGATTTATACCAAGAAAATCTGATCCACAAATAAAAGATTCGTTAGAAAAAATTAAACAAGCTCTTAGCTTTGGTATACCTGACAAGTTAATTCCTTTGCCTGGATTTGGATTAGATAATTTGGATTCAGCTACTAGGGTTTTAGGAGATATACAAGGAAATTTAACTAAGATTTTTGATAGTGTGCCTCCTCCCGGTAATATACAGGCTTTAAGAGATTTACAAGGAATGGAGAGGGGTTTAAAAGAAGCAATTAGAGAAAAAAAGAGAGATTATGATAAAAAATATGCTCTTATAGATCTTCCTGCTCCTAATTTTGAAGAAGACAATGAAAAATTAAAAGGATTAATTAAGGAAAGAAAGAATGTACTTAAAAAAGTAATTAATGAATATATTGATAAAGGTATACCTAATCCTAAATCTATTTATTTTCCTAAGGACAAGGATAAATTAAAGATAGACATTCCAGGTATTATTAAGTCTTTAAGAATATTAAAAGAGATGCGAGCAAGTTTTATACCTACTCATTGCTCAGATTATATAAATTTTAAAGATGAAATGAGGGAGATCTTAAAGTTAATGAAGATAATTTGTCCCCCAAAATATTTCTTAGAAAATCAAGAAGTTTCCAATGTTAATAAGATATTTCTTAGAATAGAAAAAGACCCTAGATTAATGAACGAGGATGAGTTTTCTGAGCTAGTTAAAGAAATAAAAGGTGTCTCCTTAATTATTACTAATATAATATTAAGAGGTAATAAATTTTCAGTAATTAAAAAAATGAGAAAGGGTGCTTTCTCTATAATAGATGACTGTGGTTATCAGGGAAATTTTTTATTCCCTCCTATAAAAATAACAAATTCTGCACCTAAGGCATTAAAGTTCATAAATGTAAAAAACCCAATAATAGAAGCTATTTACCTTAGACTAATGGAAGGAATGTCAAAGACTCAATATAAACCTGAGGACTTTGCAAAATATGTAAGGTACAATGGGGAAACTCCTTTATTAGTTATAAGGGTTAAGGATCTTAAAAAACTAGTAGCTAAAAAGCTAGGATTAAGTAAAAGAGGACCTTTTGATGTGGAAAGACCCTTAGATAAAGAAGAACCGCTAATTTCTAAATTCCCACACCCGGAAGGACCTTTATGTTGTTTGGAATCTTTAAATGGCGGATTTGGTAATGCTGTTGCTGCATTTGAACTTCCCACAGTATTCCCCCTTAAACAAGATCAGATTTCACAGACTCCTGGATTAGGGGGAATGATTCAGGTAACCATACCAGGTAAGGTGATTAAATCATTTATGAAAGAATCAATAATTAAATTAATGGATAATGGTCTATTGGAAAAAATGATACCCGAAATAAATGATCCTCTATCTCCTAAATTTATAAATATGGATCCTTCTGATATTCAGAAGATAACTAGGAATATGGTTAGAGATTTATTTAATCCAGATTCCCCTGATATACCTAAATTTTTAAATGTTATTAAAGCACCGCCATTTCCTTTGGCAAGACCTACTGACATGGTAGAACAAGCATTAATAGGTTTAGGTGCACCCCCTGCTGCTAGAATAGTTTTTAATAATTTTTGGAAGTATTATAAATCTTTACCTAAAACTCCTTTGGGTGATATAATAACGCTTCCTGCAATAGAGTTATCTGCTAGTATATTAAATAAAATTCCTTGGCCTTTAACAGTACTTATTGGAAGAAGTGTAGTGAATTTACTAAATCCAATAGTTATGTCTGACGATCATCCAGTATGGAGAAGAATGAGTCTTAAAAATGTTTATTATGTTATTTACTTGGATGAATTTTTAAGAAGCGCTGCTGATGTATCTGGGCTATTTAAGTTCTTTTTAGGATCAGCGGATCCAGTATACCCTATACCAGAATTTCCATCAGAGCTTAAAAAAGCATTAAACATAAAAAAATATTAAAAACTTGGAAATTTTATCTACTCTTAATACTAAAATAAATACAAACTCTAAATAAAATGAAAAATAAAAATTTTAGCTGCTTTGAATATGAAGCAAATGAAAGAGAAAGATTGAAAAATCTTTATTCTGAAACTTTCCCTGAGACAGACACAAAGATGTCAGGTAAAGATTTACAAGAAAATACTTCTGAAAGAATTGTAGTTACTGGATATGATAGCGAAAAAGGAGTAGCATTAGGCGAAACTGCATTCGGACAAACAATTATAATCGATACAAAGAAGGAAGAAAAGCATATGAGAAAGCTTGGGTATCCTGCTATAGAAATTATACCAGGACAGGTTCTTGATGTTGTTATTCACAAAGATGCCTCGGGATCATTCAACGGATCTGTTTCAGCAGGATATGAGAAAGCTTTAAAAATAGAATTGCATAGATCTATTAGAGAAGAAGACTGCGCATTTAAAGTGAAGGTTAAAAATGTTTGTAATGGAGGATTTATAGTTGATCTTTCAGGTATTGAATGCTTCTTACCTGGTAGTTTAGCTGCTGCTAATAGAATCATGAACTTTGCTGATTATGTTGGAAAAGATCTCACTGTTATGATAGAGATATACGATCAAAAGAGAGATATTTTTGTTGTATCGTTTAAAAAATATCTTAAAAAGATTATTAATTCTGAAGTGAAAAATCTTTCATTCTCTAAAAAATATGAAGGTAAAGTTACAGGAGCTTCTGGAAATAATATTTTTGTTGAATGGGAAGAAATCTATACAGGTATTATTTCAATTGACGAAAACAACAGAACAAAATTAGAAGCTTTACAAACAGGGGATTTAGTTGAATTTTATGTTGTAGATATTAAAAATCCCCAAAGAATAGGTCTTTCTATTTTAGAACCTAATGATAAGTTAAAGAATATTCAAAATTTAAAAGATACCTCATCTCAAGTTTTAGGCGAAAATACTGAATTAAAAACTTACAAAGCAGAGATTACTAAATTAAAGACATTTGGTGTGTTCGTTAAAATCGAGAATGGTCTATCCGGACTTATCGAAAAAGAAAAATTGGTAAAAGATATTAAAGACTACGAAGTTGGTCAATCTGTTAATTGTTCAATATCGAGTGTAGATACAGCTACTCTTAAAATACAATTGACCGAGGTTTAATATTAATATTTAATAATATTTTTGAATTAGAGTTTTACTTATAAGTAAAACTCTTTTTTTTGTGATTATCTAGAGGTAATTTATTATCGTTTTTAATTGATAATACAAATAAGAAATAAAGATATAAAAAGCTAAAAGGGTTTATCTTTTCTTTTACGAATATATAGTATATGGATATTAGCACAAGAGATTTTTTATACTCTGCCCAATGTGGTTTTGAATTTGAGTTTTTTAGTAACTTAAATAGAAACGAGATAGCAGATTCGCTAGGGAAAACTTTAGGTAAAAAAATTCTTCTATTTAGTAAGTATCATTCAGGTTTTAAACCCACTAAGGATATTTTTAAATTAGAACCAGATTACTCAGGAGGATCTAAGATGACCGAATTAATAACTGGGCCTTTACCTTATTTTGAAGCGATAGTGATTCTTATAAAGACTCTTAAGTGGATTGATATGTATGGATATACAGATAAGAAATGTGCATTCCAATTTGGAATAAGCATCGATACATCTATATTCCCTGAGGTTCCTCCGGTATCTCAAATAAACCCTCTTAAATTTATTTTAGGATTCGATGAGAATATTATCTATAAAAGATTCCCAGAAAGAGCTGGATCTTTGTATGCTAAATCTATAAAAAGAATATTACCTGCTAATAAATTTGTAGATCCTTCAAATATTTCATTTATAGATAAGAATCTTTTCGAAATACCAGTAGAAAAAAATATGGGTATAAATTTTACTAAATTATCGGATGGATATTTTGAAGTGAGATATTTAGGAGGTAAAGATTACCAGAGGAAGTACTCAAGTATAAAAGAAATATTAGATTATATAATAACATATACTATACAGACTCTTAAGTTTAATAATAGCTTCACAGATAATGATTTAAAAGTTCTTAAAATGTTCTTAGCAGAGATCTATAAGAGTTCTTCGACATTTATAGATCCTGAATCTTTTCAAAAGAATTACCCACATTTAAATATAATGGTAGATCTTAGATCGGATCCACAAATAGTTAGAACATTTTTCCTGACTATTAGAGAAATTCTTTATGATATTATTGTAGATAATGGTATTAAAGAAGGTGTTATTAATTATGATAGTTCATTAGGTAAATTTCAATTGAAGGACGTAAAAACTACAAGAGCTTATTTACTTAAAGATTATGATATTCTTAATAGTGAAATTTCAGGAAATATATTGAATTGTAGGTTGTTTTCGTGTGATCTTAACGACTGTGCTGTTGAAGATTGTGATCTAGTTACTAATAATGAAGTTAAGCGATCTAAGATCATGTATTCGGATATTATGTTTAGTAATGTAGTACACGAAACTTATATTGATAACAAAGAGAAGGAAATAAACTGTGAAGTATTTGGTGGAATAATTAGATCCGGGTATATTGGAAAACTTGCTACAATTTCACCAGAGACTGAAATAGTTAAAGATGCTGAAGACGATAAAAAAATGAAGGGAAGTTCTAAAAAGAAAGGATTTCCTGATAGAAATGACGGGGAAGCATTATCTAAACCTGTTAGATTTAGTAACAATAATAGTAAGCCCTCAGGAATTCCTGGGACTAGCTTCTAATTAAATAACCAATTAAAATGACTGAAGCAGACTTAATTCAGGAAATTAGAGATGATATATCTCATTCTTGTGCATTGCCCTATAACTTAAATGACCAAGAAATAAAAAGAATTATAAAAAGAGCTAGGGCTTATTTTTATGATAATTACCAGTATGCAGTAGAAGATAGAATATTTGTACTAGGTAAAGATCTATTTTCTAATCCCTCTTTTAGAGCTACCAGACAAATACAATTGCCATCTTGTGTGGTATCTGTATATGATGTTAGAGAAGTTAATGGCTCGGGTCTTACCGGTACACCGGATAAAGATTTTGGAGATTCTAAATTATTAGGGTCTGAGCTTATGTTATCGCCATTTGCAGGAGATAACTTGGTTTATCGTACTGTTCTCTATTCATTCTTTGATTTAGCTAAAGCCTATTTACTAGAGAGTTATGCTTATAATTACAATAAGAACACCAAGAAATTAACAATACTTGGTAGAGATCCTAATAGGACTAGTGTAACTGATTCTGGAAGTTCTTCCACATTATTTTCTGGTACTGATGTGGGTGTTAAAGCTTGTATAGCTATACCAGAAGAGAGTCTTTATGATGATGAATTATTCGTAAGATTCTGTCTTGCTGAAGCTAAAATTAACATTGGTAGGTTATTAGGTACATTCGAATATAACCTCCCAGGTGGTGTTAGAGTTAACTACAGTAATATTCAAACAGCAGGAACAACAGAAAAAGCTGAGATTATTCAGATGATCAAAGACGAAAACACACCTAGTTATTTTTTGCAGTGGAATTGAAAAATATACATTATATTTGGATATATAATACTAAAAATATCCAATGTGTATATTACAAAAAATTGAAGAGTGGAGATCTAAAAGCGGTAAGGCATTTGGAACTATAATGAGAGATATTCCAAAGAATCCCGATGATGTCGAACAATTAAAATCACTAACTTCTTTTCTGAACCGAATTTATAATCCTGAAAAAATTTCTATTCAGCAGAGATTTTATCATGTGTGGTTTGGATTTTATGGAATAGAAGTTTGTCCTTGTTGTGAATCCCCTAAAATGTTTACAAAAAAACCCAAATTCTCTATAGATAGGTATGGTATAAAACCTACGAATTCAGTGAATTATTATGGTACGTGTATGTCTGATTTCTGTAATAAAAAATACAATTTAGAAAAAACGCGTTCTAAAATGATGGAAAATCACGGAACTATAAATCCTATGGAGGTACCAGGTGCTTTAAATAAGATTAAGAAAAATAACAGGGAAAAATACGGAGTGGATTTTTATACAGAAACTGAAGAGTTTAAAGAAAAAGTAAAAGCTACATTTTTAAAAAAATATGGTGTTCACCCTACTAAATTAAAGGAAACACAAGATAAGAAGAGAAAAACAAATAGAGAAAAATATGGATTTGAGCACGCATTGGATAATTCAGAAGTAAAGGAAAAATCTAGGATAACCAATAATTTAAAATACGGCGGAAATTCCAGTATGTGTTCAGATGATACCAGAAATAAATCTAAGGAGACTAATAGAAAAAATCATGGAGTAGATTGGTATGTCCAAAGTGGTGATTTTAAGCAGAAATTCAAACAAACTATGATTGCTAATTATGGTGTTGAACAAGTTATGCACTACACTCCGTCATTTGAAAAATCTTTAAACACCTCATATAAGAAAAAGATTTTTGTTTTTCCTTCAGGAAGAATCGAAAAAATACAGGGATATGAAGGTTTTGCTTTGAATGATTTATTAGATAATGATTACACTGAGGATGATATTATAGTTTCAAATAAGAAAATAGAGGAATATACTAGTAAAATATGGTATTTAGATTCTGAAAGGAAGAAAAGAAAATATTATCCAGATATTTATTTAATTACAGAGAACAAAATAATAGAGGTTAAGTCTGAATACACTTATAAATCAGCATATTCGATAAATATTAGAAAAAAACAAGCATGTCTTGATCTTGGAATTTCTTTTGAGTTTTGGATATATGACAAGAATGGGAAAAGAACAATAAAATAGTATATGAAAAATTTAATAGAATATAATAGCTTCTTATTAGAATCTAAATCGATTAATGATTCTAGATCCTTTGAGGATAGAGTTAAGTTTCTTAGGGGTGTATCTGACAATAATAAAAAAATTGCAATAGATTTACAAAAAGAATATTCCAGAGCAAATAAGGGTGTAATAACAGAATTAAATTTACATCCGGATTTAATTAAGAAGATTAAGGAAAAAAAATACCCAGATGGATTCAGCATGGGTATTGATAAAAATGGATTCTTTGTACATACTCATAGGGCTAGATCTAAATCACACGAAACTCCTTCTGGTATAACAGCAAAAGAAATGAAATTCATAGATTCTACTGGCTAATTATTTAAAACTAATAGCGGATTTATTTTAATTTACCTATCTATAATTATATAAGAAATTGTCATAAAAATATTGCAGATATATTTCTTTGAATATATAGAACTAAGATGGCAAGATTCTCAGAAATTTATCCTAGAACACCGGATGATCCTAGATACAAAGAAGGATTATTACATACTGACGATGAAGTAGAAATACTAATCGGTATGATTAAGCAGTGTATGTTAACTACACCAGGTGAAGTTCTTGGAGATCCTTATTTTGGTATAGATCTAGAAGGCTTATTATTCAATTTTAATGTGGATCAAGTCACTTTAGAAAGAGCAATAAGACTACATTTAATAACATACGTTCCTTTAGCATCAAGTAAATTTAATGTGAATTTTACTGTGGGATTCTTTAAAGGAGAAACTAGAGATTCATGTGTTATTGATTTTGCTATAAAAGGTAACCCTATATTGGGAATTAAAATAATATAATATGGATTTATTAGATAAGAACAAAGCAAAAATATCAGATCTATTATCACAGACTTTTGATTTAATACAGGCAAGATATGGCATGTCTGAGCAACTATTTACTGTTGCTTCTGTTTGGGGACAAATAATATTTGTATTAGATAATCTATCCCAATTTATTTTATTCTTTATTGAAGATTCAATAACAGAGCTTAATATAAATACAGCAACACGAGAATCATCTATATACGGATTAGCAACATTAGCTGGACACAACCCAACAAGATCAATAGCAGCAAAGGGTGAGATTATAGTAAAATGGAACGGTAAAGGTCTAGAAAATATTGGGGGTGGAGCTATTCTTATACCCAATAATGCACAGGTAAAATGTGTAAACAATGGTAGAACCTATCTTCTTAAATTAGGACAAGAATATGTTAGGATAAATCTTGATAACACAGCAACTTTATCTGCTTCAATAATAGAAGGAACATTAAATACTAATCAATATACAGGAACAGGAAGAAAATTAGAAAGCTTTAATATATCGGCTAGAGGTACATCAGGAATAGAAAATTTTGAAGTTGCTGTTAGAGTAAACGGTAACACATGGAAGAAATATGATTCTTTATATGATATACCAAGAAATGCAAGAGGCTATATCGTAAAAAGTTCTTTAATATCAGGTATAGATATTTTCTTCGGTACAGTAGATTTTGGGTTTCCCCCACCAGCTGGTTCTATAATAGAAGTTGATTATTTAGAGTGTGCTGGAGCGGGTGGTAATTTATTAGTAGATGATTCATCTCAAGCTCTTTTTAAATTTGATTCAGACGGAACTGATATATTTGGTAGAAATGTAACACTGAGTGAAGTTCTACAAGTTGCCTGTACAATAGCTCCACAATTGGGAGCTAGTCAAGAGCCTATAGATTTAACAAGACTTCTTGCACCTAAAACATCTAGAAGTTTTGTTTTAGCAAACCCTACAAATTATATAACATTCTTCGAAAAATTTGGACAGTTTTCAATCATAGAAGCATTTACTACTTTTGATGATCAATACTTAGATGACGATAATATTATCTATTTAATTCTTGTACCCGATATTCAATTAACACTAAAAACTAATGAAACATATTTTGATATTTCTCTTTCTAGATTCAAATTAACTAATGCTCAAAGAGATAGGATTTATCAGTTGTTAGATGAGAGTGGACAAAAAATAGTTACTACTGTGGTAAAAATATTAGATCCCGTACTTATTAAATATGTAGTAAATATTGCTTTAACTATATTCGAAGGTAATGATCCTTCCACAATAAAAAACCAAATAACTAGTATATTAAGTGATTATTTTCTTAATATAAGAAGAAGAGATAAAATACCTAGATCTGATTTAATTGCAGCAATTGAGTCTATTTCAGGAGTGGATTCGGTTTCTCTTTACTTTGTAGGAGAGGCTAATGAATTAGCCAAATCACAAAGTCCAAATTCTCCAGATATTGGATTCGATGAATTTGGCGATATTGTTATGGGTAAAGACGAAATTGTTGTTATATCTGGCGGATGGGAAGATAGGAATGGTATTTATTATGACTACGGAGCTGGTATGGACACTCTATCTTCAGTGAATATAGATATTAGATCTATTGTACCAGTAACTTATAATACTAAAGTAAATAATATATTAAAAAGCTCACTAAATACAGGAAACTAATATGGACAAACAGAGTTGGTACGAATTTATAGAATCACAAAATGATGATAGATCAAATAAAGGATTTGATTACGAAGGAAAGATCTTTGAAAAGACACTTTCTAACCAAATAATAAATGGTGATAATAATAGAGTAGATATATTAGCAAGTATAGAGAAAGTTGTTTATAAATTATTTGAAACCACTAAATACATAAAGAACTATATTAATTATACAGTTCCTAAAAATAATAAGTACGTAAGATAGGATGACAACTCAAAATCTTTTATTTTTTAATAAAAAAGGGGATCAATATAATTTTCAATGGAATGGAAATTATTGGGAAGGTGCAGTTCTTTTTCCTATTGTTTCAGAAAAACTTTTTGAAGTAGATAACATATTTATAATAGAAAAATTTTTAGATCTTTCTTCTGATATAAAATACGGATATCCTCATGCAGAATTAACAAGTCCAGGATCTCCTGTATGGAGAACAAGATGGGAATCTGACTATGACGGAACAACAGATGTATCTTCCACAATTTACACTTATGAACTTGGTGTAGATTCTGTTTTAGATGCTCCTGTATTAGTTAAAGCTAATAGTGTAGAGTTTTATCCGGAATTAGTACCAGGAGACACTATATCATCTCCTGAAGGTATAGTTGTAACATCAGATATCACTTCATCTTCAATGCAAATTAATATTGCGCTTAATTCTGATAGTGAAGGAATATACGATCGCACATTAATATTTGAGGATTATACAGATCCTAATAATCCTGCTACTATTTTAAGAGTTAGTTTTCATGGTGAGGTTGAAGGAGAAGATAGTAGATTGGCTGTTATGCTCGGAAACTTTGGTAGAGAATTTACCAAATCCGACGCATTCATAGTTAGAGATGGTGATATTAAAGAACCGTTACCTGACTATGAAATAATCAATAAGAAAAGGAAGGAGCTATTATTAGAAGGAGAGAGTATATTTCCTTACTTAGGATCTTATAAATCGCTTTTTAATGCGATTAAATTCTTTGGCTATTATGATTTAAGGGTTAAAGAATATTGGCTTAATATAAAGACTGATACAGCTGATACATTAACTCCTTTACAACAGAATAATAATATATTAAACCAACTTGCTAAACCTAATATGCAAGGAGAAAGCTCTTTGGAACTTATAAGTAGTTTATTAAAAGACGAAAATCAAGGTAAATTTAAACAGGTAGAGGTTTACGGAAAAAGAAAAGATGGTACTTTCGGATTAAAAAAACAATTTGAAGAAATATTCCCAACTAAATCTTACAAGAAGACTTCTCTATTTGGACTTTTTTATGATATTAATCGTGTAGTAGAAGGGCAAGACGAGGATCAATATGGATACCCTATTGTTGAGGATTCTTTTGTTTTTAGTCCAGAGGAGGTTTTAATTAAATTATTCGGATTAAAAGAAAGATTAAAGAGAGATTATTTGCCACTTAATGCTAGAATTGTTGATATAACTGGTGAGGGTGTATATTTCAATATCTATAAAACAAGAGGTTGGACAGACGTACTAGATGTTTCTGAAGTAAAGGCAGGTATACAAGTAGACTTTAGTGTATTTCCTAAAGAAGGTTATATTGAGGATTTAAGAGTATTTTATACTAAACCCAATCAATCTGGTATATTATACCCTGCTGTAAATGGAACAGAGCTAGGAATAAGTTATTATGGTAATACCGTGGATCCTTATTCTTATTTTCAAGAATATCCTATATCGGCTATTCCTTTATTAAAGACTGCAGTTGATAGTTACTATCAAGATATAGATAATGGAGAAATGCCTAAATTTTTAGGCGATGGCGATTACAATCCTCCGGGATATAAGTTATTCTCTGATGGGTCTGATTATGTGCTTCCTGCAGGATGTCCTGTGATAATAAAAAATAATACATTCAATCTTTCTTGGGATGAAACAGGAGTAAGCTGGAGATCTTTAGATTCAACAGTTACTACAACACCTTTAGAAGTTGCAGACTATAATTCAACTACATCTAGTAATCCGGGGGGTCAATTACAGATTGTTAACAGTACAACTTCTTTAATACTAGATCCTTCACTCCCTAATGGTATAAATATAAATATAGGTACAGGTAAAGATTGGTTTGATACCACATTACCTGAGACATTATTTGTGAGAATTGAATCTATAGATTCTCCTGGAAATTTATACTTAGGATATGTTAGTGCTGGAGATTATAATACAGTTACTGGTAATCTATTTGTACAGGTAGTTTATACTAGAGGCACAGGAACTTATGCTAATTGGAATGTCACTCCTACAAATATAGGATTTAGTGCATACACTTTTGAATACTATGAGAATTTTGTACAATCTGGGGGATTCTATTCTTGGGATAGATTACCTTATTTAGATTTCTATGAAATAGAATGGACAATATACAAAGAAGATAGTAGACCTTATTACTTTCAAATTAGAGGAAAATTACCAGAATTAGAAACACTAGTGCATTTCTTACCTTATGATGGTAATTACAATGTTAAATGTAGGGTTTGGGACACTTTAAATTCAATTTCTTTAGGAATAAAAAGAAGTGTAATAAAAGTCAATAAGAGACAAATAGAACTTAATACACTTACAAGATTTAGAGAATCGGAAGTTTATGATTGGAATAATGTTCCTTTGAAATGGGAAAGTTATCCTTCACAATGGATATTCCCTGTAGAGAATACTAATAAGATATTAGATATTTCAGATTTTATACAAAAATATCCGGAGTATTCTAATAATTTTAGTGAGGGACAAACATGTGAAATATTAACTAAATTACCGGAAGTAAAAGCCACATCAACTTTTGATATTTCGATAATTAAAATCAATATAACAAATATAGTTAGTCCTTATAATTCGGGATACAGTTTAGCTGTAGTTACTACTACAACTCCTCATGGATATACAACAGGAGATACTGTATGGATTTACGATTCTGTTGGAGCTCCTTATGGACAATTTCCTATAATAGTAACAGGGACAAACACATACGAAATCCCACAAATAATAACTACCTCCATTACTGGTGGTTATTCTTATGGCGCTGGTAGTATAAAAGTGATAGCTGATTCAATAGTTATTGCAGATTGTAATTTCATGGGGGATTTAAACTCCACTTGTAGTTTAATATATTCATCAATAAACCTTTCATTGGTAACTCCAAAATGTAAGGTGATAAATTTAATAGATTCTAATATTTCTGGTTATAAGACTTTCACTATACAGGCTCCTAATGATTCGGGTGATATATTTAATGGCAAATCTTTAATTTTACAAACAACGGGGTCAATAATAGCAACACCAACAGTGACTTCTTTCTCTGGAGGATTAAACCAGAGAGAAGAATATCTTTCATATGATTTTAATACAATTCCAAATTCCATAATGAAATATTGGGGTACTAAGAGATTATCATGGGATACATTTGAAGATTTTGAATTCCAAAAAGCATATGCTCACACTTGGGATATGTATGATTACCATAATGATTGGTTAGGTGGATTTGATTTATACTCTTTACAGTATGGTGACAGAGTGAAAGTTACTGATGATTCTACGGGTATTGTATTTGGAGAAACAGATTCACCTATTAATAGTTATTTGGATCTTTCCGAAGCTGCAGATCAACTTAATGATTCAATCGATGATAATATAAAAAGATTTGATTATATAGTTAGAGGATTTTCTGAATTACCAAATAGGTTTTACCCTAATGGCGATCCTATATCTCCAGATTTAAGTACTAATCCTGGACCTCAAAATATTAGATCTACATTTTATAAAATCCCTGAATACTCACCTGTAGCATTTTTACCTACAGGAATTGCTTGGGATGGTGATGGGGATATATGGATAACAGGAGAAGACGTAGTAAAATTTGATGGTGCTAATTATGTTACATATAATTCTGCTAACAGTGTTTTACCAGGGATTGGCCTATCTACTAATTGTATAAAAATAGACAGAAACGATGTTAAATGGATTGGTTTAGAAAATAGCCTTAATCCGCTTGTTAAAATAGATGATAAGGATCCCACAAATAGCATTGCATATTCTGTTAGTGATTTTGTTGATAATGGTGGTAATCCAGTTTCTCCAGTAATAGCTTCGAGTATACATGCAATTGAAATAAATCCGCAGTCGGGAGATATATTTGCTGCATTTGTTTGTAATGCTTCACCTTCCTATGATGGACTTTTATTCTACGATTCATATGCTAAATCGTGGCATCTTTATACGGTATTAAATTCTAATATTCCTTCTGATAATATAAGAGATATTAGATTGGAATATTACGGAATAAATAAATGGTATCTTTGGATTGCTACTGATACAGGTCTTTCTAAATTTAATGGTGTAGATTTTAAAAATTACGACACAACAAATTCTGGTATTCCTTCCAATTCAATTTATTCTATAGAGCTTGATTCATTGAATCATAAATGGTTAGGCACAGCAGATGGATTAGTTTATTGGGATAATATAAGATGGGCAGTATGGAATAATGCTACTAATCCTGAACTATCTTTAGGTACATTCGGTAATATAGTGGAAACTGGAAATGCTAATATATGGTTTACTATAGATCCTTCAACTTCTCCTGGAGACACAGAATTATATTTCTTTGACGGATACTTTTTCACTAAAGTACTATATAGAAATGACGGAACAACATTAATAAATCCTTGCAATATATTTCATGGAAAAACTCTTCTTTCTGCTCCTTGGAAAACTATTAAAAATGGTGAAACCACTTACCCTAAAAATTTACTACTTGTTACAGATCTTGGAGAACTTGCTAAGATTGATTATGTGATACCACATATACATGCCACTTCAAAATTTCCGGGCACACAAGGATGGGATTTCGTTTATCATGATACTTCTACACCTTTACCTGCGGTTCAATACATTTATAATGGAGGCATTGGATTCTCTCAATTAGGATTTAACTTTATTATAGGTAACGGAGGAGACAATCTCACACTAAACTCTGATTACACTAGACCTGTCATGCCTAACGTAGATAAATACTCTTGGTATAAGCCTATTTGGCAGCGTTATAACATACATAAACTGAAAGACCAGTTTCCATCTTTAAACCTTAACGATGTCTTCTTATACGCTCCGCTACGAGATATTATAGAGGGAAAAGCAACCAAAGAAAGTTACTGGAGAAATTCACAAATAGAAAGAATAGCACAGAAGAAGTCTAGAAATCTTTTTGAGAATTTTGAATGGATAATCACATTGGGGAATAGCCAACCAGATCAAGGTGTTAAAGTCACCGTTGATAAAGAAGGCGATGTGATTGCAATAGGAGACTTTCAAGGAACAATATTCATGGGAGAGGTTAATAACATAGGTACACAGGACGTTTATTTAACTAGTGCAGATTCTGGTGTTTATATTAGTAAGTATAATAAAGGAGGGGTTTTACAGTGGGCAAGATCCATCTCTACAACTTCACCACAAGGACCGATATATGCTAGATCGGTTACGACCGATGTAAATTCTAATGTTTATGTAGCAAGTGATAACAATCTTACTGGATTCATAGAAATTGATAAGTATAATAGTTCTGGGCTTCTTTTAAACACTGTTAATATACCAATATCTCCCGATCAATTCTTAGGTGATATTAAAGTTGATAAGTACGAGAACATTTATATCTGTGGAGGATTCCAAGGCACATTAAATCTAGGAATTCACACCTTGTCATCGTCACAGGATGTAGGATTTATTGCTAAAATGGATTCAACCCTAAATTTTGTATGGGCAAAAGAACTAGACTCTACTACCTATTCAAGAGCTTATGAATTAACTATTATGAATGAGTCTGATATTTATATTACTGGATTATTCCAAAATGATATAGATCTAGGAGCTATTTCTTTAACAGGAGTCGGTATTCCTGATATGTTTGTTGGTAAATTTTACTCAGGGGATGGTGCTTGTATATGGGCAGAATCATTTGCTTATGATGCTTCAACATCTTTCGTTTCTCCTTCTATTTGTTTAGATCCTAAGGGACATATATTAATTACAGGATCTTTCCAAGGAACTATGACAATACAGAATAGCAAAATCACATCATTCCCTGGATACGATGATATATTTGTTGTTAAAATTCTTTCAACTGGGAAATTAATATGGCTTAAAATGTGCGGAGGAGCATCAGGAGACACTTCCCATGATATAGAAAGCGATTCAGAAGAGAATGTTTATATAACAGGATCTTATACATCTGGTTCTTATTTTTCACCAGAGGAGATTGATTCAAGAGGAGGCACAGACATATACTTAACTAAATTTAATAAAGACGGAACTTTAGTAGATATAGTTACTGCTGGCGGAATTAATAATGATTCGGGTGCAGATCTTGTACTTGATTCAGAGGAGAATATTTATATAACAGGTTACTTTGAAGGCGAAGCTGAATTTTCACCTTATGTAGTTACATCTCCTCCCGGAGGTAGTCTTGATGCTTTCTTGGGTAAAATACCAAAGGAAAGATTTAATTCAGGCTATAAGATAGGAGCAGTTCAATCTTGGTTAGGGTCTCATTCATGGGCATGGAAGGAAGAAAAATTCTTCCAAGAAGAATTTGAAATACCTTTAGCTACCACTATATTTATAAATCCTATTGATTCTTTAGTACCTGGTAAGAAAGATCATATATGGACTTTAACTGATACTGAAACAGGGGAAGTCATAGCTAAGATTAGAAAGACACCATATTTTATATGGACATTTGTAAATTCCGGATTTTATACAATCTCTTGTGAATTACAGGATGCTAATGGTAATCTTTATCAAACTGAGCACAAAGGAAAAATTAGAGTGATAGATCATAAAAATCCTACTGCTGGTGATTTAATTCCCGAGATAGTTAATCCTGAAGATTATCTTCTGAGATCAATATATTATGATAGAAAAGAAATGGGGTTTCCGCCTTTGTCTAAATTTGAAATTTAATAATTATTTCAATAACATTCATCTATTAATTTAGCCAATTTTATATCCTTTTCAGTTATTATATCTCCTGCATCATGAGTTGATAACTTGAGAGATATTTTGTTATAAATCCAATTAATTTCGGGATGATGTTTTTCCTCTTCACATATTATTGAAATCTCATTTATAAATTTTAAAGCCTGTTTAAAATCCTGAAAATTAAAATTTCTTTCCAGTTTATTATAAACTTCTGTCCAATCGGAATTTGATTGGAATTTTTTATATGTCTTTAGATTTATCATATTATTAAAATTATATAACATACCGTGAAACTAATCCTTTATACCAGTTTATTTCGCCTTGATCTATTTTATAGTTTTCTCCCTTTATAAGTTGGTTATCTTTAGTAAATTCGGGACTTTCAAAATATGAAATTAACTCTCCTGGTTTAATTGCCTCTATTTTATCAATACAATCGCTGTTAATTAATGTTATTTCAACGCTCTGACCGTTCACTGTTTCATTTCCTGAGTGATAACCAGACATTCCGCAAATACTAGCTAATTTGTATTCTCTTTGGTCTATATCGCTATCGCTTTTATGGAAAAACTTAGTTCCTTTTTTTAGTGTTATTTTATAAACTGTTGGAAATAAATTTTGAGATAAATTCGGGATAGGCCTATCAGCATCTAATCCGAATCTCAAATAGCAATAATAGAAAGCATATGGTATATTATTAGTTACATACATAACTTTTCCTGAAACCCTTTCCCTATATCCTCCTTCTTTATTGATAAGGTATGATACATTTTCTAAATTAAGATTATTAAAGTTTTGCCCAGAATAAACAATATTTCCACCAATTAATCCATCTTCACTTTTTATGGCCACTTTAGTATCTTCAGTTCCTATTTCAACATATTCCATTCCATTCACATAATCCAAATTATTCATTGTCATATCCAATGCCATCTCTGATATTGTTTTATCTTTCAGATTTTCCTCAGCCCATGTTAATAAGTCCATACCCCATCCCGAAATTTGAAAGTTGGGTTTATCTGGTATTATAGACATACCCCGTGACTTATTGAAGAGTTCTTCGTATCTACTTTGGACTTTATCATAGAGTTCAACTGTATTTACAAATTCGCCCGAGTTCCATTCAAAGCTTTTTAATTTATGATTTAACTCAATAGTATAAGCCTTGAATCTCTTAAATATGTCTGTTTCTAATATTTTTTTGTTTCCATCAGAAGCATTAAATTTATCTATAAAAGCATATGTGTCTCTGTTCTTAAAATTAGGACTCCCGTCGATACAGCTAAAGAATTTATTAAACTCTTCTTTTTTTGATTCAAAATCATTTTTTATAAATGAAGAAATTTTGTTATATTTAGCGACATCTTCATTATATTTTTCTAACTCTTTAGTTAGTTTATTTTTTTGAACTACTTCTTTTATATTATCATATTCTCTAATTATGTATTGATAGAGTGAGCTAATATACATAATTAGATATTCGGCATCATCTGATGATATTTCTCCTAGTTCTGAATACCAATCACCTGAATCGAGTATGGTTTTAAATTTCTCACGTAACCTAATAGCTATGTTCGAGCCTCCTTGATTATTTTTATCTATTTTTTGCTGTAGTCTATCGGAAAATTCTTTCTTTTCTTCGTCATTTAATCCCTCGTAAATGTCTCTTAATAGCTTTACCTGAGCATTTATTTCTTTTCTATCGGCTCCGGTAAAGCTCCTAGCTATTTTACTAAAAATGCCTTCATTAACATTACTATCGATAAAATCATTAAAACTTTTTATTCTTTTCATCTAAAATAATTATAAAGTGTATTCCCTATAAACCTCTAGCATTGCGGGTACAATAGGGTGTCTATGGTTTTTCTTAAGAGTTATCACATTAACCCCTTCAACTCTTGCAGCAAGGGTATTCATAAAGTCAAGCCCGGAGTCTTTTTTATTTTTTAAATCTATTTGAGATGTGTCTCCACATATTATCATTTTAGAACCAATTCCAAGTCTTCCTAGTACCATTTCCATTTGGCTCATTGTTACGTTTTGAGCTTCATCTACAATCACACAAGAATTAACTAGAGTTCTACCTCTCATGAAGGGGAAAGGTAAAATTTCTATAATTCCTTCACTAAGTAATTTTTCAATTTTAGTTTTGTCATAGACCATTTCTAAATTAGCGTAGATAGGAGCTAACCATGGATCCATTTTTTCTTTTAAATCCCCTGGAAGAAATCCTATATCCTCTTTTGCTACTGTGGGTCTAGTAATAACTAGCTTTTCAATCTCCCTATTAAATAGCATATCTAGAGCTATTTGCACTGCTAGAAGCGTTTTACCTGATCCAGCTGCTCCTTTAAGAACACTAACTGGATTGGCCAAAATAATAGCTTTAGCTTCTTTTTGCTCTTCGTTTAGATTAATTTTAAATTTAATAGGATTTTTAGGTTTCCTTTTTTGAGTCCAATTGCTTCCTGTAGTCATAGATTTTTTATTTTTTTTAAGAAACATATTCTATGTTTCTTTCTTTAATGATTGTCCTGTCTTTTTCTATTGTAAGTAATACAGGATATATATCAAAAAAAGGAAAATCAAATGGCAATCACAATTACTGAAATTCTTGGAACCGATTCAATTTCAGGTTCTAGATTAACTATCAATGCTAACTTTTTGTTGCTTGAGAATGCTTATAATGATTTAGAAAACACATTTAATATAAACGTGTTGACTGGATCACTTGACGTATCTAGCGCAACAAATGGGCAAATTAAAGCAAAATCATTACTGGCTAACAGCTTAGTTATGCCTGCTTCTGGTTCACCTACTATACAACTATATGGAACAGGAGCTAGTGGAGGTTACATTATAGCTTCTAGCACAGTTGTAGGAGCTACTGGTATATTCTCTAATGTTCTACAATCAAACACTTTATCTGCTTCAGGAACAGCTACATTTGGAGCTACTGCAACATTTAATAGTGTGCTAAATGTGGAAGGAAGAATGAGTATCGGAGCGTCCGGTAATTTTGTTAACACTAACAGAAAAGCCACCGTGGGTTCTTCTACTGCTTTTCCTAATACACCAGGAGCAGGTGTTACTGGAACTTACTCAACCCCTTACCAATTAACTTTAACGGAAAATGTTATTTATATACAATCAAATTATGTTTCGAGTGCGTCAGCTGATGCTGGATTTACTACAGGTTTTTTCTTTTACGCTACAACAGGCGCTGGAGCAACTGCTTCTGATATTCCTGCAGGTTATACTGTAACATTAGTCGACACAGCAACTTCCGCAGGAAAAATTGCTACTGGAGTTACTGGGGGTACTTCTCCTTATTATACTGGATTTTCAACTGGTGGAAGTGAAGGTGATTACACGGATCCTTTTATACAAACATCGGGAAATCCTTATAAAACATCATTAACTATTATGTGGGAGCCAAGAATAGGTCAATCAGGAGCTTCACAAAAAGGATCTTGGGTGGTTGTTAACTCTACATCTGGATTTACATTCTAATTAAGAAAAATAATCAATGGCAAAAACACCTTATATAAGACCGATAGCAGTTCAGGGGGGTACATTTTATACCTTCTCTTCTGCTGCAGAAGATCTCACATTAACATTTAATAATTCATTAAAGAAATTTAGTTTTTCTAAGTATGCTCTTTTGAAGATTCCTGAAATGGGATCTCCGACATATAAAGAAAACACTTTGCAATTTAATGCCATTGATACAACTTTTCTTGATGCAGCTTCTGGTAATTTCGTGTTAACAAACCCTAATAATCTTAGTCCTTCTCCTGAAATTTCATTTCAGAATTATTGTTTAAATTTAGAATCTACTGTTATCTCGGATCCTAATTACAATGCAGAATTAAAAAGAAACGTTTCTGAAAGAATTTTTTGGAAATGGATAAAAGAATTAGGGGGTGTTAGATACAGATCAGCAAATACAAATGAGGTAGTAGCTTCTTTAAACCAGACTACAACCACAACGGTTAATGGGTTTCCTTACTCAGATAAAAGATGGGTAGAAGAAGACACATTATTAACTGGCAATGGTACACCAACTCCTAGATATGAAAGAATAGTACAATATATTGGTGATATTGATGTGGTAAACTCTGTACAAAATACGGATAATGCTTATTCGGAGGTTTATATTCATGTGCCAACAGGAGACGGAGGAACACCATATGTTCTATTTAAAACTGTTGCTGATGAGAATTATTATCCCGATAGAACATTTACACATTTACCTCCAGATCCTTTAGACACTGAATATCTTCAAGGAAGAGATTCGGCTTCAGGTTTATATGGCCCTAACGGATTACCTAAATTGGCTATATTCGATCAAGACGTTTTAGGAGAACCTGGTGTCACTGGAATATCTGCAACTGGTACATTTTTAAGTAATTGGTATTCACCTAGAGATGAGGCTAATTCTTATTTTACTGATCCTAGTTTCTTTGACAATAGCAATTATACATTGGAAAAATATGTATCTACTGCACCTGCTGGATATAGTGTAAATTATAAAAGAAGTAACCTAGATGGAGTACAAATTGATTTTGAACCATCGTCTTATAAAGCCATTCAAAATTATGTAGGGATTTCTACAATAGAAGAATGGAACGGAACTCCCACTACAACTTCTTTTGAATTTAATGCAGTTCTTGTTTATTATGATGTTTACGATCCTAATAACCCAACAGATTCAGAAACAAATCTTTATGGTATTTTATTCTTAAATGATCCTGAGCCTGTTTCTATTAATGCAGCTAAATTCCCCAATTTCAAGAAATTTAAGCCGGATCCTATTACTAAATTAAATGGTAATTCTTACGGATTCAAAATAAATCTTAAGTTTGATACTGATGTGGAAAGCACAGGAGTAGAGCAAGCAATAAACGATTATTCTTCATTCTCGCTTTCTATCTTTATGGATGCAGCTACTGTTTTACAGGATGCAGCTAAGAATCTTAATGATAGAACATTAGAGATAATGGGAATGCAGGATCAAATTACTGCATTGACAGATCTTATTATTAATACAGACGATAGCACAGATATAAAATTAAGATTAGATACAGTTGAAAAATCATTACAAGCAAATCAAGCTCTTTTTGATAACACTCAAGATATCTTAAGTTTAATTGAAAGAAATAGCGATACTATACAAAATATATTACAGAATCAGACATCTATAAATATGACTTATAACCTTGACCTTCTAAAAGATGGTGATGGTACTTTTGTTGATAGATCAACTCCTAATATATTAAAAGTTGATGTTACACAGCAAGATTATAATATAGGAACTAATTCTTTATTTACTATTAATCCTGTTGCTGGTAACACAGTATCACTTCAACTTTACACTAATTACCTTAAGCATAAAAATAATGGATTATCTATAACAGCAAATAATGATATTGTTATTAAGATAGATGATACCACAAACAAATGGCAAAAGGGACAAGTTCTAAGATTAGTAATAGGTGATGATATAGATTTGGGTGTTTATTCATTGGTTATTTTAACTGATGCTTTAGGGGAATATCCAAAAGGAACTCCTTCAGGAGTACCTTATTCTAGTGTAGTTGCAGGATTTATAAATATTCAATTTCAAAATGCTTCTTACAAACCTATCTTTGATATTGTTTGTGTAGATGATAAAAATCTAATATTTGAAGTGGACCAAATAAAATAAGATAAAATGTCAAACACAAAAAATTCATTCTCTTCTTTAATAGCTCAATTTTTAAGGCTTCAAAAGAATTCTTTAGAAATCATAAATAAATTGAATGATGTTGCGACATCATCTAAAGATTCTGTTCAAATTGAATTTTTAATGGACGATAACACTTCAGAGAATATTCAAATACCTTCTTATGGATTTTTAAAATCTGAGATTAATAGAATTGATAAAAATGTATTAGCACTTTCTGGGTTAGAAGACACTACAGCAAATATTAGAAAATCTGATGGCACTGTTTCTAAGATATATCAGGCTAATATATTAAAGGATCCTTTATCACCAGGAAGTCTTCAAGTACCTGGTACATTTCAAGCTAGAAATAATTGGTTTTTTGAATCATTTTTAAATCCGCTTCTTTATGTTTCTATTGATGTAGAGAATCAGATCCCAGTAAATTCTGAAAATGTTTACGTAAAAAGAATTATAGCTAACACTCAAACTGATGTGCAAAAAGCATATTTCGATGCTAATTTAAAAGGAAGAAATGATATTACTGATTCTGATTTTATTGATTCATTAAAAAGCCAGGGAATTCAATATTTTACTGATGAGCAAATAAATGAATTAGAATTAAGAACAATAAGATATATTGGATCTTTTGGAGTACTTAGAATTTATGATGAAGAAACTCAGGTAACAGAAAATGGTATCACATCAACTAATACTGTTAGAAAATATAAGTTAACCACATTAAGATATACAGATACTTTAGCAACATCAACAGATTCTAGAACCCTAACAAAAGGTGACACTTTAATGACATCTGGGGGAACTAAATATGAAATAACATCAATTGACACTACTAATCAAACATTATCTCTAAAAAGATTATTTGGATTTGAAGCAATAAAAATAGGAGATAATGCTCTTACAATTTATTCTAATGTTTTATCTGATAGAATGGTAGATGTTAATGTGGGATTTGATGAAAGACAAGCTATTTTTATTAAATCTATTGATGGCGATTTTAATGTTGCATCTAGTAAATATAGTCCTGGTGTTTGTTTCTTGTCTAATGAATTACAAATAAACACATCCGATGGTGTTAAGACATTATCCGAATTCTATTCTTCACAAGTTTCGGATTTTAGTAAGATCTTTATTTCTTCTGCTAAAGAGAATGTTATTCCTGCAGTTTATGGACAAACCCCTTCTGCTCCTGTAGTTTCTCCTGGAAACTTTAAGGTAGTTAAAGTGAATTCACAGATAACAGATTCTAAAGAAAATGTAGATTTTAAAGATAAGATTAAAATTAAAACATCTTTAAAAAATGAAATAGGTTCAATAGACAGAGCAATAGATCAGACAAGAAAACAACTTTCTGAACTAACTACAACTTCTAAAGGGAAAACACCTACTGCTGAATACAAGAAATTAAACGATAAGATCACTTCATTAGGCAAAGATAAACAAATCAGAACAGATTTATTAGCTACTACAATTACCGAAGTTAATAATCTAACTATTGCAGCACCTGAATTAACGGAGGCTCCTAAATATAGAGTCAGAGGATTTTGGCCTATACCTGAGCCAATTATTGATTCTAAAACGGGAGAACAGAATATTGTTCAATTTAATGTGAGATACAGATACCTTTCATTAACAGGAAATTCTAATGGTACAACTCAGATTGATTATGTAGACAATAATGGGGTACAAAAGACTGGACAATTTACAAATTGGACACAGTTTACAAGCGATTTAAGAAAGAAAGTATATGATTCTAATACTGGAACATATGTTTGGCAAATTGAAGATGTTAGTGATGCTAATACGGTAAATATAAATCAATTAGATATTGCTATAACCAAAGGAGAAAAGGTTGAAATACAAGTTCAATCTATATCTGAAGCTGGTTGGCCCACTAATCCTTTGACTTCTGATTGGTCAACTTCTGCTATAGTAGAATTCCCTGCTAATTTGGTTGTGTCAATAGACAACGGTGCTTTTATAGCACAAAATAGTATGGATCAGGCTGTAGTTAAAGTACAGGAGGATTTACAAGCTAAAGGATTAGACCAACATTTATCTACACAGTTTACATCTGGTGATAAATTTTATGCTCATAATTCATCTGCTATTGCATCAGGATTCTTTGATGGAGCAGGAAAAGCATTAGATTTATTTCAGAAGTTAACTCAAATTGATAATGAATTACAATCATTAAGAGCATTAGTAGCTAAAGCAAAAGGCACTTTAGGTGTTTATATAAGAAGCGGTGGTACCTCTAATAAGATTAATCCTGGTAGTACAGTTAATTTATTTGCTGGATATTATGATCAATTAATAGATCTTTCAAATCCAGGTAATAAAGGTAAAATAGCATCTGTGATTTATTACTTAGAATTAAGAAATGAAGCTGCTACGCCTTTAGAACTTTCTTCTTTAATACCTGGAGGACAAGGAGTTAAAGCACCTATCACAATAAGCGGACAGAACGATTATAACAATAACAGAAAATACGGAGAAACGCCAATTCAATTATCGGGTATTAACTCTGCTAATGTTGATGTTAATACACCGGGAGCATTTATACAAGCATCAGGATATCAAAGTGGTAATGCCTATTCACAATTTGTTTACACTAGGTATAAGAGTGTGGGATTAGGCGAGAATCTTTATTTTATTCCACCTACGGGTTTAATATGGAATAGTACTCAAGGTACTGCTGATGGCGCATCACAATTACCTATAAATAATGATGGTATACTTATGCCTTTTGAGCAACCAGGAGCTCCTACAGGAGCTGGTGCTAATGCTAATATTTGGAGCGGAACTTATACTTCAGCTTTACCTGATGGAAATGGTAGTCTAAATGAATTCTGTGTACATATATCGCATCCAGATATCAATGATGCATCTTCCAGTTCTTTTTCTAATTTAGAAAGACCATTAGTAATTGGATCTGGAACTATGGCTTATCCTGCATTCAGACATGCTTTAGGATTTGAGACTGACACTAATATAACATCTTCTTTATCAACAAGTTTACAAACACTTTCTACTCAACAATTAGAATACTATCCAGCTAATTCGGCATCAGCATTTGGTATTGACGATAATGCTTATCCTAATAAATTAGGATTTATAGATTCTGATGAGTTCTTATGTGGTAAGTACTCTTGCGGATCTTATTTATTTATAGCACCAACCTCACACACTGCAATACAAATAGAAGGATCAACACAGTTAGCTAAAAAGACATTAGAGTTTGGACAAGAAAACGCAATAACAGTTCCTTTAATTTTTCAAATGAGAGCTCAAGATAAATTAGGATTTATTGGAGGATGGAGAAATGCTGGTAACCTTAAAAATATCACATACAGTAAAAAAATAGGAATAGATATACAAGTAAGAAACGAGGATTTATTTTCTCTTGACGTTCTTGTAACCGGAAGCTATACTAAAACTTCGTTAGTTTCTCCAGCTTATTCACAAAGTAATCAAACTATTTAATAAGTGGCTAGAAAAATAATAAAACAGACCTCATCTTTTGGGGTACTTAGAGCAAATCCTAGAATATCTGGTAATGTTAAAATAACCGTGGATTCTAGTAAAGGGATCTGGCTTAATTCGATAGATTCTAATTCGGAAATGTCTAATAGTGCTTATAAAGGATTTAGTATATCACCGGATTCATCATTTGATAAGGATTTATATAGATTTTTTGACGAGGGGAAGACTCCACCGCAATTTGTTTTTGGACTTATTGGAGAAGAAGAACCTGTACAAAATCAAACAAATGATCTATCAAGTGTATACAATTTCTTTTATAGCTCAGGTGTATCACCTTTAGCTTCTGATAGATATTCGGAAGATTTCACTTATCTTGCACCTTTATGGATAGGTGAGGATATTCCTGATCATTTTGTTATATTCAAAGTGAATGATCCTATAGATTATTCTTATAAGATACCAGTTACATCTTTAGTAGTGGGAAAATTATATAAAGTATTACAAGACACAACAGTAGATGCTACTGCTCCTGGTTACTTACCTTATAAAATATCAAGTAATACTGTTACATATACGGACGGAAATGTTTTTACTGCTGCATCTACATTATTTAATGTTACACAAGGAAGCGGAACAGTGATATTATTAGATTCTTCTTATAATATAAGCTCCGTAGAGGACACAGAAAACCATTTCTATGATAAGATCTTACCTAAGGCTACAATAGTGTCTACGTTCGATCTCACTGAAGATTCTGATATTGGTAAATATTTAAGAAAAATAAAAACAACTCCAGGATATACGGAGAATTTAATAGACGCAAGATTTGAAGATAATCAATTAACTACATTTAATGGGGTTAATTATAATGTTGGTATATTCGATAAAAAAGGTGATTATCTTTTTGATTATTATGAAAATGCAGAAACACAAATAGGATTTGAGGATTTTATAACTAATGGATTTAGAAATAATGGAATTCTTAGTTATAAACTATTAAATATGGAATTCCTATTTAATGATACAGACTCGGAAAATTACACCATAAATAGATATTTTGGTCTTTATGTTAATGCTCCAGAGTTAGCTAAATTTAAACTTGATGGGGATTCACTATTTAAAAGTCTTGGATCTTCAGGAAATACACCAATCCCAGATAGAAATGATAAGGGATATTATAGCCAAGAAAATAGTTATTTCCAATACAACGACAATGGTGTTAGAATTTATATAGATCCCAATTATATCACTGGTGTTCTTCCAAATTCTGATGATGTAAACATTTTAGAGCAAACCAAATTATTTTGGATAAAAGATAAGAATGGAAATTTTCATTCATTAAAGAGAGAAATAGATTATGGAATAACTTCTCCGACTTCTTCTTATACAACTTATGGATTAGGTCCAACAGAGAATGAATTAGTTATACAAGATGTTTCTTTAGATCTTAGTTTACTTACTGGTAAAGATGATTCAACAAAGAAACAATATAAAGCAGTAAGCACGGGGGAAAAAGGAAGAGGATATTCAGTAATAAGAATTGGCGGAACGTTAACAAACAACAATGAAAATTGTTTCTTATTTTATAATCCATTAGGAGCTTATGGAGTTCCTGGTTCTAAATATGATATACTTAGAGCTTCTGATATGTCATCGATTGTAGATGAATGGGGTCCTGGAAGTTTTTATTCTCAAGATAGCACATACTATTATCATGCAGGAGGAACAAAAGAAGATATAGCAAAAGCATTATCGGGATTATTAAACAGTTTTAATTATAATTCATTTGAAGCATTTGAATCTGGTGATGAATTAGTAATAAGAACTAAAGCAACAGGTACACAGGAAAATAATAAATATTATCTTGACTTCTTTTTAAATCTGTCAACTAATCAAAGAATGCCAGATTCACAAAGAGGTATCGTTTTTATAAACGAGAAAGATGCCTGTGATATAAACCAAAAGCAATCTTTTGTTGGAGGATCTAATTATTCTAATACTAGAATAAAAGTTAAAATAGAAGATGCAAATAAAATAGAAGTTGGTAAAACTTTTATTGACACAGTAAAAAATACATCAACCGATTCTTTTAGCGGATTATCAACATATTCTAATAAGTCTTCATCTGTAGTTATAGGTAAGTATAGGTTCATTGATCAATATTCTAAAGATGAAAAAGGAGAGATTATAGGAATTAAAGACTTTGAAACTCATGCAACTTTAGAGATTAAGAATTTCACAGAAACTGTAGCCATTGGCTCATCTGGAGATATCTCTGCATTTAATACATACGATATACCTTTAGGAGTATTCTCATTCTACGGTCTAAGAGAGATTGATATGGATTTTTGGTCAAGTCAATATGGCTATACACCCACTGAGGAATATTATAAATACTTAGATGTTCAGCCTTCTGGAGTTACTAAAATAATTCCAGGTAAAACATATTTTGTATCTAATGGAGCAGAAATAACATACGGGGCTTCATCTATAAATGGTCCTGATTTCTTTGAAGGTATTGCAGGAAATGAAGAATATACTCTGGTTACTTCCTCTACAGGAGCAGAGTCTAATGTTTTTCCTACATTATCATCAAGAGGTCTTATAACATCAGGAATAACGGGAAGTAATTTTGATTATACTTTCTATCCAGACCTAGATGCTTTCCCTGGATTTTATGGGATACAATCTCTACAATTTATTAATAATACTAATGGTATTGATACTAAATATGATGTATTAAATTTTGGTAAATTAGACTCTGAATATGATTACACTCAAGATAATTATAATCCTGAATTTGCTTTAAAAAGTAGGGTAAGTCCTTATATAACAAAATGGGTTTATAACGGAGGAACAGATATTAGAGGAAATGGATACAGACTAAATTCAAATATTGCTTTTAGTCCTCTAAATTTCTCACCAAGCTTTTTTAAAAGATCGCAAGATCCACAATACTTTACCCACGAATGGTATCATCTACAGAAACCCCCTTATTCTATACCAGAATCAAATCTTCATATTGATAAAAATTATTTAGCAGAAGAAATAGATGAGACTTTATTGACTGATACCAATCCCTCTTTAAGAGATTATTTCTTAGATTATTTCTCAATTGAAGGTGAGGATCTTAATCCTTATTACCCTACAAGTTCAACAATTGATAAAATAGATTTAACGGAAAGATTCTCACTGTTCAATTTCAATTCAGGAAATGGATTTTCTGAAACATTATATAGAGGAGCTAAGGTAAGGATCAAGAGAACATTTACTGATTATGCACAGGGGGAATCTATAAAATATGTAGATGATGATACATTTTATGATGATTACAAATTCTCTTGTGTAATAGTTCCTATAAAAAATATAAGTGACGAGATACAGACACCGGTAAAAGTTAAAATTATTGAAAATAGAACTTTTAAAAATATCACTTTTGTTGTTGAGGTTCTTATTGAAGATGCTAGAGCATTAGATTTTGAAAATATTAGCCCGGAACTTCAATATTTGAATCTTGACTATTTCTTACTTTATTCTCTAAAAGATAAACTAGATAGCCAATATTATCCAGTAAGCTCACCACCTAGTTGGTTACCTAATAATGATATTGAATTACCAAAAATAGGAGATGTTAAACTTTCTTCTTCTTTGAATGTCTCAACCAATCCCAATTCACAAGGATTTTTCTCCATAGTTAATAGTTTTACAACAGGAGATTCTGGAACTATATATGTTGTACCAAATCCTAATTATGAATCAGATCTAAGAGAGGAAATTAATTTTACATATTTACCTAGTGTGGTACCTTCTGTAGCTGGCCCAAATTCTACTAGTCCTGGATCTTTCTACGGAATAGTAGGAAATTCAGGAGTAGGAGGTGGTTATACTTTACCTTTCCCTACGGGAGTTTCAGAAGATGCTGTTAAATTCACAGCTATTGATTCTAATTATGGATTTGATTTCAGTGAAATTGGTTTAGCAGGTCCTTTAGATATACCATCAACCGCTAATTACACTGCTATTTCGAATATACCAATTTATCAAAGAGAAGGAGGCAAATCATACTGGGGTAATATATTAGAAAAAATATCATTTGCTAATTTATCACTTTGGGTTAATACTGAATATCCATATATAGAATATAAGACTTATGTGTGGAACGAAACGACTAATACCACGGATATTTTAGATAATCAGTTTGTTTTAGAATTCATTAAACCTTCTACATTTGTTCAAAATTCTATTCTATTCCCTGAAGAAATAGAAGATAAACCTCAAGAGCTTTCTTTATTTAACGTGGGATATAATATAACAGAATTAGAGGGAGAAACAGAATTATACAGATATGGCGGAGGTTATATTCCTAGCTTTAGAGAGATTCTAAAATTTGAGAATGTAAAGTATGACATACCTTTATGGACTACGCCTTCTGCTTATACATTTACTGTTAAAGTTACCGATAAAATAGAGGGGACAGAACTATATGATTTAGGTGCTAATTTATGTTACGAAATAAACGGGAACACACAAGGGGAAATATCATTAATCAAAGGTGTCACTTATTTCTTTAATCTTAGCGATTCTAGTAATACTGGATATCATATATATTTTTCTCGAAATAATATTGGCAATTCTTATTCCACTGATGCTTTAACTCAAGGATATAGCTTAATTGGAACACCAGGAACTTCGGGATCTTATATAATGTTTAAGGTTCCTTATGACTTTTCTTCTGAAGTTTATTATGTTGCAGAGGGGGGAAAATATATGGGACATAAAATAAATGTAATAGATTCTATAGAATATTCATATTGTTCTTTTGGTCCAAGTAAGGATAATTTTGGAAACGTTAAAAACGTTAACTATTATAAATATGCAACCGATTGGATATTCAGAATAGGACAGAATTCTCCATATAATCCCACTTATAATTTAATAGGTGAAACACCAATAGATAAAAGAGATCTTTCTCTTTTTGAGAGCTCTTGGGACGCAGGATTTTATAGACAATACTCGGGTCCTACTGGATATGTGAGTTTGCCGGGAACTAAAAATATGAAAGAAGAAAAATCTTTCTTTGGTAGCAAAGTAATGCAAACCCCTGACACAATTAATTCACAAAAACAGATTGTTTATCCTAATTCACTTAAAGGCGTATTAGATCTTAATTATAACAATTATGCTAATTACGAAATACTTTGGGAAAACACACCAACAGAACTAAGAGGTGTTCTATTAGTTGATAGAATGTTAACAAGATTCTTCTTAGAAAATGGAGGTAAAGAATCTTTTAATAAATTTATAATTCCTGAATTTGGATTTGGTAGTTTGTCTGATGTGGATGATGATTTTATAGAATACATAAAATTAAATGTATTGCCTATTTTCCAATCTAAAGATAATGGATCTTATTTGAAAAAAACACCAGTTGCAGACACGCAGACATTAATTCCCGTTACTGGTGATCTTGCAGATTATCAAAAATTAATAAATGGCTATTACCCTTCACAAGAGATTAGATACACTAAAGTTAATGAATTAAAATACGAATTTAGAATACCAAAGGATCCTTCATTTAATTATTCTCTAGCATTTTCTATACAGATAGGGAAAATTTAATGAGGATCGAATTTTTGATATATATTGTAACTATAAATAGAGATGCCGCAGATTAACATATTAAACATTTTACAGGGAGACAATCAATCAACAATAGTTGACAAGATTAATTATAACTATGACCAAATACTTAGTGCTGGTGGTGGTCCGCAAGGACAACAAGGACTGATAGGTCCTACAGGATCTGTTGGTCCACAAGGACCACAAGGTGTTCAAGGAGTACAAGGTCCTTCAGGGACTAAATGGTTTGTTCAAGATAGCGCCCCAGCTATTAGTAATATAACAGGATCTAATCCATGGACATTTCCCACATTAGGAGATTATTGGTTAGACCCAGATTCTGCAAATCAAGAAGTTTATGTACTCTCTGCTACTGGATGGGTTGATACAGGATATGGATTAAATGCCGGAGAGTTATTTCAAAAAGTTACACCAATTGATATAGTTGGAGGTGCTACTGGCTCTGGTATATTAATATCAGGAACTGGAACTAGTGGTGCTACTGCTGCCACATTGGTACTTTCAGATGCTTCAATTAGTGATTATACACCAGGAGGATCAGCAATATATAATGTTAATTACGAAGGAGCTAAATTAAAAATAGCCACTAGAAATGATAGACTTAAGATATTAAGTTTTGGCAGAGCTGATCTTGATATTACAACAGGGGCAGGTGCTACTGGATACCTAAATAACCCTTCACTAGAATGGGATACATCAAGCCCAGTAGCTCCTAATTTTTATGATATCTCTTTAAGAAACCCAGGGGGATCTATAGGTATAATATCTTCAGCTACTGCAGCTTCGGGAGGAGTAAATATTCTTGCTAAGGGTGAAATAACAGCAACTAGTAGTGAGGATAACATAATGCTAAGAACCCCAATACCAAATAAAGGTACATTTATTAGTGCAGCTTCTAATGGTGGATTTCTAGAATTATCAAATCAATCATCAGGAAATCCTAGCAATAATACCAATGCTCCTTTATTTGCTAATGCAACAGGATTAGGTATTGGTTTAGGTACAGGTCAATTTAGACAATCAGGAGACGATTCAAGAAGATTAGGGGTATTTGGAAATACTAGTATATCTAAAACTCTTTCACTACATACTGGAGTTTTATTTACTGGTAATGCTTTATCTCCTCTAAATAACAATAAAGGTGTATTATTTGTAGAGGGACACAGTATGTTCGGGCACACAAATCCTACCGGGGATAATTCAGGAGGAATACAAACAACAGGTATGGCAGAGGCGAGTAATAGATTTCCTCAATTATTTGTCACATCTCCTAACTACGGACCAGGAGTACAAGTAAGAACAAAGGGAGCTTCTACATATGCACCAAGAACTATAATAGGTGACGGTGTATTTGATTTCACTTCTGCTGGTGGTGCAACATCATCTGCAGGTACTGGTCCTGACATCACACAAGAGTTTTACGCTAATAGTAGCCACTTATTTGGCGCTGGTCCATTAATAAGTTATCAGCATAAGATATCAACACCAACAAATACCACAGGTTTTGCTCCTGTATTTAGTATTACTACGTATACTAATTCAGGTGTTTATAGTGCTAATAATGTTGCATCAAGGACTTTAATTCAAACTAAAAATTCTAATAGGTTATTAGAAATAATGGCGAACGGTACAGGAGGAGGAAATAAGCTTAATCTAGTAGCTGGTACGTATCCATTACTAAGTGTAAATAGTGGTTCTGGAGCAACTGCAGGAGGAGTTTCTATAGGATCTTCTTCTAATACTTATTCTACTATATTATTACCCTTAACTGGATCAACTTTTATTGGAGGTAATGCTAATAATCACAGTTTACTTGTAACAGGAGTACAGACTATAGGTACTGATAGTCCTATATCAATGTTTAATAATAGTGCAAAAGGACAAAACCAACTAGTTGGTGGTAATTCTTTACTTAAGATTTCAAGAGAGCTATATTCAACAACAACATTATCAAAAGGATCGCCTTCTGCAGCTGGATACTCCGTTAATAATTATCCTAACGGATTAGAGATAACATCTTTTATACCTTTAACATCAAGCACAAGCCTGAATGCCAATAAATCAGTAGCTATTGCAGTTGGCGCAAAAACATTAATTAGTGGTACAGCCATTGCTAATACTACTGGATTCTTTGTAAGCGATTCTGGGGAAAATATAGCTGTTGGACAGGCTATAGATTATACTGCTGCTATAGGAGTTTCCGGAGCCGGTACAGATTATGCTATTAAGGCAAAAGGAAGTGTTGGAGTAACGGGAGGAAATGTTGAGGTAACAGGAAATGTTGGTGTGACGGGAAATGTTGGAGTAACAGGAAATGTTGGTATTGTAGGTGATACATCAGCAACGGGTGATCTTACTGTTACAAATGATGTAATTATTGGACCAAGTACAGGATCTTTAACATTAAATGCAAGTAGTAAGATAAAGAAAACGTGGACAGGATACGCATTTTTCTACTTTAATGAACCAGCCGATCCAATAATAGCTTATGACTTTGGTGATCCTTATACTACAGGAGCATTGCCTACTGGATTTGGTTATAATCAAGCTGGAGGTGCATCGAATGCGAATAGTGCAACAATTGTTTTAACACATCCTACTATAGATCCTTTAAAAACCACTGTACACGTAACTGGTAGATATGCAGGTTCCGGTTTTACCGATTCTTTATTTTGTTTCTTTACATCATCACCCCAAGTAACTACTACAAATATCTATATCCGGAGAATGATTAATTGGAATGATGGTAATAACGTTAAGCTAGGATTTAATTTTACTATTATAGAATACTATTAATATGAAGAAATGGTTTATTGAACAATATAATGATATACATGATAATCTTTCCGCAATAGAGAAAGAGATTGGATATCATTTAGAGAACAAAGAGAATCTTATCGGTCGCGAAGAGATTATCGAGTCTCTTAAAACCAAAGCTCAATTAGAGATTGAGCGATTAAATAAAACAAGAGAAGATGAAAGAAGAATCTTTAATTACTAAAATGCTTAAAAGAAAGGACATTGTGCTACTAGCAATAGTTGCTGCACTTTGTTTATTGCTATTTAGACAGTGCGACAGCAACTTATCACTTAAGTCACAGATCAAGATACAGAATATGAATTTAGATGCGTTAAAAGACACTGTACGCATTCAAGAAAATAAAGCTGGTGAAGCAACATATGTGAGAAAGACCCTATTGTCTTCCAAGGAAGATTTAGAAAAACTCAATAAAGGATTAGCTGAAGAATTAGATAAACAGAAGGGAAAAGTCATAGTGATTGAGAAGGTAATAACTGAGACTAAAGTTGATACACATTATGTAAATAATTATCTCACTAGTTATCAAAACGGTAATTATAGTTTAGATTGGAAATATGATTCTTTATTTTCTGTAAACAATTACAGAAAATTTTCAGGTAAGAGTTTCTTTATTGTAGACACAATTAATAATAGTGTTATTCCAGGAAAAACCAGAATAGACCAAGACGAAATGGGATTCTCATTTATCACTGGTCTTAGAGAGAAAGATAAAGCTCTTGAAATATTTGTAACCCCTAAATATCCAGGAATGAAAATCACAGATATCGAAGGTGCTGTTATAGATCCTTATAAGTCGGATGTGCTTAAGTCAATGTTTCCCAACAAAAAATGGTCAGTTGGACCTTATGTTGGAATTGGTGTGGGAGCAGGATATGGACTTAATGGCAAACCTATTGCTGGACCTGTATTCAATATAGGATTAGGTGTTCAGTATTCTTGGTTTAAATTTTAAGGAATATATACGACATGGCTTATACATCAACACAAAGGTTTGTTAAAATCACTGATTACTTATTATTAGAGTATAATTACACAACTGCACCAACTCCTGAAATATATTATGTTAATACTGGATTCCCTGCAATAGGATTTGAAAAAATAGTAAATGGGTATTTTGATAACACTGTACAGATATTAAATGATCCTAATGCAGAAGCCACAACAAACAATGTTAGGGATTTAAGTGTAGTCCAGATTGACAAAAATAGATTTGTTACATTAGATAAAGATTACTTAGTTCCTTATTTAGATACAGATCCTAAATTAACTTCAGTAAGTAATCTTCCTGTAGTGTTTCCTTCTAACATAGGAGTTTATTATGACTCTGTAAAATTCCATATTGTATCAGGATACAATTTTGATAATCTTGATGGTGTAATTTTGCAAGCTAAATATCAAGAAAGAACTGGGAAAAAAGCCACGGTAATGCAGATTTTGTTACAAAAATCTGATGTATTATTATCAGTTTTAAATCCTAATCCTATTTATTTAGGGGGTGCTTTATATGACAGATATGTAGAGGTTAAGATTCCTGCCTATGCTAATATGGTTTATGAGTTTGAAGTACTGAATGGAAATTCCACACAGTCAAGCACATTAGCTGCAAAGATATCTTCAGATGGAAAAGGATTCTTAAAAGATGCTCCTGTAGAGTTTACAATATTTGAAGTCACACAGACTGTTCTTAAAAATGGATATCAGAATTATATAGGTCAAACTAGATCACAGCTCAGTATATTTCCCAAAGATAATTTTAGTTCTTTAGCTGGGGTTATTCAGGAGAATCAATTTTATAATTATTTAGAATTCTATCCCACATGGGATGGTAATTTTTTAGAAGATTTCTTAACAGCAGAAGGAAAGGTGGGAAATACCTATTATGTTGTTAATGAGCTAGAGGTAAAAGAGCAAGTGGGTCTTTCTTATATAACTACATACAATTTTTCTAGCACACAAATAGACGATTTTAACTCTCCTTCTATATTTAGGCCAGTTTTAACTAATCCTTTATCCACATCTTTTGTTGTGAATTACACTATGAGATTGGTTAATAAAGGAAATCAGAATCAGATCATAAGAAGATCTACATTTTCTTCCTTTGATATAAACAAATACGGAAAAGAAAATAATGTAATAAATCTTACTACTGGTGCATATGCTCAGAAAGTTTATAATAAAATAATACAAGCACCTAATCTTATTTCTGGTGTGGGAGTTGCTCCTAATGTCACTCCATTAGAAAAGAAAATACCAGTATTTTATAAAGATAATAATATTTCAGTAACACAGGAAACTATAATTATAGATAAAGACGGTAATGTGATATCAGAAACATCAGGTCCAGACGTAACACAATTATACGGTCAAGGTAAAGCCAAGATTTTAATAGATCCTTTTGATAACTTCTATAAATTCACAGTGTATAATTTAAAAGATGCAACAACTCCAGAGATAATAGATCTTGGTAATTCTTTAACTTATTATATGGTATTTTTAGATTCTAGTGGTCAGAGTGTTAGGGTGGAAAATATAAAGAATAAAACATCAATATCTAATCCTTCACAGGGACAGGTTTCATTTAAGGTTGTTGGATCTAATTCTAAAAAAATTCTTGGATTTATTAGTAAAGAATTTTATATAGTTTCTAAGACCCCAGATGGCATAGAAACTAAGCTATATTCTGGATCTTGGCAAAATCAGTCTGAGTTTTTAGCAAGTACTAATACAATTCAAGTTGCTACTACAACTGGAGTTACTGGAGCTACTACAACCACAACTACAACTGTTTCTTCAACAGGAACAACAGGAACAACGGGAACTTCAACAACTACAGGAAATCAAATTAATTCTAAAGTACCAATTACTAAAGTTAACAAAGCTATAAAAGATTATGTTTTGGGAAGTAGCTCTATACTAAGTGTTAAACCCGCTACACAATTAAATTCTACAGGATCTGGAGTTTCTGTTGGAAAATCATCATTATCCATACAAAGTTCTTTACAATCGGTTAATATAAATATACCAGCTTTAGCTGATTCAATAGCAGGTAAAGAATCACTAATATTTGGAGCAACAGTGATTGTGTCTGATGTACAAAAAGTAGTTAATTATTATTTTACACCAGGATCCCCTGGAGCAACATTATTTAAAGGTATAAAACCTAGTCAATTCTTAACTGCAGCTTTACAGATTCACCCTAAATTAGCAAATGGAACTTTTGATCCCACATATGTCAAATATTGTAATGCTTTAGTATTTCCTGTTACTAATGATCCTGAAGCAGCTGCAAATAAAGGTAAGACAAAGAAATAATTAACAAATGATTTTAAATGCTAGACAGAATGGTTTCATCTTTAATTTTCCTAAGGGATTTGTAGTTGATAGTGTAATTGATAAGTATTCTAAATATGTTAAGAGAATGCCCATTCCTTATGACACAGTAAATGACTTTATAAATTCAACTATTCAGCAAGTTAATTTTCCCACACTCAGAACTATAGATACTGTGGAACAAATTAGACCTGGTGGTTTTAAACAAACTTATAAGAGTGCTACAACTCTACAAAATTTAATACAAAGAGATTTCACTGTCACTTTTAAGTTGGGCGAAGGATTTATAAACTATTGGATTTTGTATGAGAACATAATAAAGTTCTTGGATTTCCAAAATCCGGAACAATATCTACAGGACTTTAGATTATTATTACTTGATAATGAGGGAGTTGTTATGGCTAGCGTGCTTCTACAACAGCCGGTCTTCACTTCATTATCTGAAATACAATTGAACTACGCTTCAAGTACACCTCAATTTTCTACTTTCTCAATAGGATTTAAATGTAATTACGTGGATGTTAAACTTGAAATCGGATAAGAGAATAGTCGGTGTCGATTTTTCGTTGAACTCTCCTGGGTTTTGTATACTAACAAATGATAGCTGTAAATGGATAAGTCTTCATAGAACAACTAACATCATAGATAAGATGCTTAAAAAAGAGGGATCTCCTTTTAAAGTTCTCAATGATAATGGGAGTGTCTCAATAAATATTATTTCCAAGAAAGAATTTACTGGAGAATATCACGAGAAGGAAAGACAGAAGATTTTAAACGCTGTTTATTTTTCTGAAGTTGCTTTGGATCTTTTATCCCCATATCTCGACGAGAACACTATAGTGGGTATGGAAGGTTTATCTTTTGGATCTAATGGTAATTCACTTATAGATATTTCTATGACAACCGCTCTAATTAGAGCTGGTGTAGTTAAGAAAATAAATCCTGATAATTTCTATGTGATCTCTCCGACCACACTTAAGAAATTTGCAGTAAAAGGAAATGCTAAGAAAGATGAGCTTTACTGTAAGCTTATAGAAGACAGAATATCTGAGGACAGATTAAAACCACTTTTGAATGTTTTGAAGGAATATAAAGATTTATGGATCAAAGGAGCGGGTAAAGTTGAGAACCCTTGTTCTGATATAATTGATGCAACATGGATCTGTTTGTTTATTGAGGATAATTTAGAGAAACTTTTATCTGGTAGTAAGATATAAATACTAAATAATATAAATTAAAAAAAACTTGAATTATTATGGAAGAAAATTTTGACATCTTTAATCTTGACAATGAATCGTTTGTTAAGCAGGAAATTAAAACAAAGGACGATGATGAGTTTATTTATAAACCTTATCCCGAATTAGGAAAAGACGGAGTGTATAAATCTTTAATTAGATTCTTACCTAACATCACAAATCCTAAAAAATCTAAAATTCACCAATATTATGTTTGGTTGAAAGATCCAGTAGACGGAGCAAATCACAAAGCTATTTGTCCATCTACGGTAGGAAAAAAATCAATACTTAAAGATCTTTTTTGGAAGCTTAAAAATTCTGCTTCTGCTAAGGATCAGGATTTATCTAAATCATTCTCTAGAAAAGAAGATTTTTATTCTTTAATTCAAGTAGTTAAAGATGCAAATCGACCAGACTTGGAAGGTAAAATTATGATATTCAAATTCGGTAGAAAGGTTAACGATATGATCGAGCAACAAATCAAACCAGAATTCGGAAATCCTTCAAATCCTTATGACTTATTCGAAGGTAAAAACTTCGGTCTTCAAGTGAGAAAAGTTGGAGAATGGAACAACTATGATCTTTGTCAATTTGTAGGAGATAAAATGGCTTTAATTATTGATGGAGTATCAGTAGAAAGATCTGAAGAAGGTAGAGAGATGGTTACAAACTTTCTTAAGACTGGTCCTTTAGATATAGAAAAATATGATTATTCTGATTGGGACGATGAAGAGAATGAAAAAATCATGAGAATTATTAGAAACACAATTCCTGACGGAAGAATGGTTTCTGAGATTATCGGAACTAGTTCAGATTCTAAACCAGTAAGTACAACTGCTTCTGTAGATTCATTCTACGAAGATGCTAATAGCAGAACATCAACCCAAGAATCTAATGATACAGAGGATGAAGCTCCTGCTAAACCTGCTAAAGCACCAGCTAAAAAATCTGCACCATCTTTGGATGATCTTTATAACGATCTATAAATAATGGATTGTTATGGAAACAAAGGATATAAGTGTCCTATCAGTAGATAGGGTTAAAGGAATAGTTAATTCTGCTTTACTTAAGTTCTTTGGTAATGATCCTCAAAGATTAAAAATCTATCAAGGGGGCAACAGACTAAACTTCTGTTGCCCTTATTGTGGAGACTCCAAAGACGCTAAGAAAAAAAGAGGAAATCTTTATGTCGATACATTAACATATAAATGTTATAATGGTGGATGTGCGGTCTTCAAAAATCTAAATCAATTTACTAGAGATTTTGAAATCAACGGAATGCTTTCCACTGATGAAATTGCAGAGATAGCAGAGATATCTAGAAATTCGACTATAAGGAAAAAAATAAGAAATTCTTTAGATTACTTTTTTTCTGAAAATTACAAAGATATACTTGTTGGTAGAGAGGAATTTAAACATGCATTAAATCTTCTAGAAGTGAAAGGAACATACGGAGAGAAATGGTTAATCGAAAGAAATCATGTACCCGATAATAAATTCCTATGGGATCCTAAAAGAAGGAACTTATATCTCCTGAATCTATCCGGAGATGAAACAAAGATACTTGGTCTACAGATTAGGCCTATAGTAAAAAAGAATAGTGGAAGTAAATACTACACTTACAAGCTTAGTGGTATTTACAAAAATCTCCTAAAAGAAACAAACCCCGAAATTATATTAAAAGCCGAAGAAGTTGATCCAATATCTAGCGTTTTTGGATTCTCTACTGTGGATCTAGATTCAATGATAACAACTTTTGAAGGTCCTTTAGATGCTTGGCTTTGTCCTAATGCAATAGCATTATGTTCTATAAATAATCCTTTTCCTTTTGATGTAACAAACAAAAGATGGTTATTAGATAGCGATGAGGTTGGGAGACAAAAAGCCAGAGAATTTTTGGAAGCGGGCGAGGAAGTTTTTCTATGGGGAAAATTTATAAAAGAATGTGAATTACCAGAAAGGGATAAATGGGATTTAAACGATGTGGTTAATTATGTAAGATCCACAGGAAAGAAGATCAAAAGATTAGATAATTACTTTTCTGTTGATAAATGGGATATTATAGATATATGAAATATAAAAAGAACAACAACAAATTTAAGTTCCCTGTAGATATAAAAGGTGATTTAGATGTTCCCGATTTTGATATATCTGATAATTTTTCCACAGAGATAGTAAAGAATAAGATAGACTCGGAAGTTAAAGAGATATCAAAAAATAAGAAAAAGAAATGTCAGAGCAACAACCTAATGTAGAGAAGAAAGATTTCGATAAAGGATTTCAAATAGAAAGAGAAGAATGGACAGAAAAAATTAGAGAACTTTCTATTAGAATGAAAAATATTAGAGAACTTGCAGATGTGCAGGTAGATCTTTATTATAATAGACAGATATTATTAGAATACTCTGCTAAGTTGGGTCAGGTAATGAGCAAGCTTAATGCTAAATTTAGAAAAGATAAGTCTAATAGATTAAAATACTATTCTGAAATGTCTCAAGTAAAATATGGGGCTAATGAAAAAACCCCTTTAATAGAAGGGGATCTTTCTGAATTAAAAGAAAGAATGGATCTTGTTGATGGACAAATATCTTTCCTTAACGAGACTATGAAAACTGTCGATCACATGCTTTATGGTGTGAAATCAAGAATATCTTTAGAGGAATATTTAAGATCAGGAGCGGTTAAAAATAACTATTAATAATGTTAAAATTTGTAGTAAGTGAAGATAGAAATTGGTTAAGTCTTATAGATTACGAAGAGGAATTTGAAAGAAAACAGATTGATATATCTTTAACTAGAAAAATACATAATCATTATTTTCATCCATTAGTTAAGAAAAAACATTGGGACGGAGCAATATGCTTTGTTGATAAAAGGTTACCTATTTGGAGAGTGCCTTCTGGACTTTGGTCTGAGGTATACCAGATATGCGAAAAATATAAAATAGAGGTAGAAATAAACGGACTAGAAAGAATCATCGATAATTCTTTTACCTTAGAAAAATACACTGAATGGTGTAATAAATTCTTTAAGGGGGGTGTCGGAGGGGATCCTGAAAAAATGCCTAGGGATTACCAAATAGAAACAGCATGGAAGATTATAAAATTTAAACTTTCTGTTTCCGAGGTAGCAACAAGTTCTGGTAAGACCCTAATCGCTTTTATGGTAATGGCTTATCTTAAGGAGGTTTTAAAGGTGAAAAAATTCCTTATGGTAGTTCCTAACACCAATCTAGTTATACAAGGATCTGAAGATTTTGAAGAATATGGTCTAGAGAAATTAGAAGACTGCGAGATACAACAAATTCATGGATCTAATAAGAAAAAGATCTCTGGTGGATTAATGATAGGTACATATCAATCTTTAGTTAAAATGGATCCTGAATTTTTTGATGATGTGGAAGCTGTATTTGTAGATGAATGTCACCAAGCTCAAAGTGCATCTATTAAAAAGGTAGTTGCATTATGTAAAGACTCTAAATGGAGATTTGGGCTATCTGGAACATTAGCTAATAAAAATACTGCAGAGTATTTAACTATACAACAATTTCTTGGACCTTTAATTATGGAGATTTCTCCAAAGTTTTTATTTGATAACAAATATGCTACTCCTGTTTCTATTAAGATAGTTAAAATGGATTGGATGGACGAGGAAGTTAAAGAGAAGCTTGCTACATTAAAAGAAACTAAAAATGAGATGGAGGGTAACGAGCTTTTTAATCTAGAAAGAAAGCTTGTTGTTAATTCTGACAAGAGACTTAATTATATTATAAATTTTGTTCTTAAAACATCAAAGAATTCTCTTTTACTTTTTCAATCTGTTGGCGAGGGATATGGTAAAAGAATATATGACGGAATAAGAGAAGGGTCTAATGATAGAGAGGTTTATTATATAGACGGTGACACTGCTCCTGATAAAAGAGATATTTTCACTAAAAGAATGGAAGAAGGTATTAATAAAGTAATGGTTGCTTCTTTTGGCACTATGTCTACTGGTATATCTGTTAAAAATATACACAATATATTTCTTATTGAATCATATAAATCTGAAGTACTGATTAAGCAGAGTTTAGGTAGGGGGATGAGACTATTTGATGGTAAAGAGAAAGTTAATATTATAGACTTTGTTGATGACTTCTCTTTTGGTGGAAAAGACAACTATTTGCTTAAACATTCTAAGGAAAGAATTGAAATTTATAAAAAAGAGCAATTTGAATACAAGATATATGAGATCAAAATTTAGAATTCGGATATATAAAAGAAATAATTAAATCTCAATGAGAAACATCAAAGAATATAGAGATTTCTGTATTAATGAATCTGAAGAATTATTCTTTAGCAGACACTTAGGAAATGATGCTAAGACATATGGTGATAGGGCTAAAAATCATTATAACCTACCTGAAGATGCTAGTATATTACAAAAAACTCAAAGGTTCTTTGGGTACATCGAAGACAAGCTAAACAATATTGCACAAGCAGGACAAGATATAACAAGACAAAATAGAGCTGTTAGAGGCGGGGGTTTAAATACTGGATATGAAATGTTATTCGGTCTTCCGGCTATTGTACCAGGAGTACTTAAAAGAGTATTCGGACCTACTAAATATGAGATTTCTAAAAGAGTACCAGCTAAGGATGAAGATGTAGATGTTGAGTTCATGAGACACACAAATGAGGATTTTGCTAAAAATGAACTACCGAACATTAAAACTGAGCAACAATTAGAAGATAATATCACCGAGCTTTATCAAAAAGCTCAGGTTAATAAAGGACAGGTACCTGCTCTAGATGATATAGGAATGAATAGAGCTTACCTTTATTATACAAAACAAAAAAATCCTAATCAACCTATATTCCAACCAAATAACGCATAAAAAAATGAAAAAATTCTCTTTAGTAATAGAAAAGAAAAGACAAGACTTAAAAGAAGCAGAACTTGTAACTGAAAGAAATCAGTATTTAGATTTCTCTAAGAAGTACAATAAAGAACATGGTGTTTCTGGACCTTTTGATAAAAAATTCAAAGGTGATGAAAAATCACAGGAAGAGTACATGCAAGGTCTTTCAATGGCTTGGGACGAGTACAAGAAAAAGAAAGGTATTAAACTTAAATCTAATAGCAAAGACTTTGCTTTCAAAAAGAAAATGAATGAGTCTAAATCTTCTGATATGGCTAAGCAGATGATCGGTGATGGCGGAGATCCTAACTATCATTTTGTTACTATGTGTGACGATTACATGTTTGAGAAAGAAGATGCTATGATGAATTATAGTAAAGAGCCAATGTCTGCTCCTTTAAAGATCAAAACCACACCGGATTTTGGAATCTATACATTCGGTCCTTTTATGAATATAGAAGAATCAAAAATGTTTGCTGAAAGCATCGAATTAGATGAGATCAACGGACCAAGAATGGTAACTATACAAGACAGAAAAAATGGTGAAGTATTCTCTAAATTCTTATCATGTAAAATGCAACCAGTTTGGGACGAGCATATTGAAGAGCATGTAGGAAGCATGGAAGATGAAGAAGACGAAGAAGAGGAAGAAGATCCTAACATGGAATACACTTATGGTGATGAAGATGAAGGTACTGACGATGTAGTTTACGATGAGGATGAGGAGGAATAAAAATGATGAATCAATTACAAAGTCAAGCTCTATATCCAGTACTGCAACACTATACTGGTGAAAAGATAACTTCAATATCTGTTCTTGATGATCATAATCTTATTTTTAATACTTTCATTGGTGATGATGGTTTTGTTAATCAGAACACAGATGGAGATTGGGAAATAATAATAGAAAACAAAATTGTCTATACAATAGAGAAGGATGTTTTTGAGGTTCTTGTAAAACCAAGTAGAAAAAGTTCATTAGAGAATTACGTTGGTATTCTTAATGATCTTTTTAATGATAAAAAAATAAGCAATAGATCAAGGATATTGGTTTTTAATATCCTCCTATTTCTAGAAGAATATATAATAAACTCAGACTTTCTTCCAAAGAAGAATTTAAGAGTTGGTCCTTTTAGTATTTTTAATTACAAGGGGAATAAATTTGTTTACTGTTTAAATTAAAAAATGTCTGGAATAAAATATTTAGCCGATATCTACGAAAAAAAAGGAAAGGATTTTATAGAAAAACTTTTCAGCCAGGAACTTAGTGTTACTGAGAATCTTGATGGATCATCTTTTTCTTTCGAAAAAGATTTTACTGGTGACAATATTTCTTTTTATAAAAAAGATCAGGAAAATCCTATAACTAAAGTTGATAGGATATTAATGAGATACTACGATAAGCCTATAAATTATATAGATTCCCTTCCGGAGTCAGTAAAAGCTGAGATACCAAAAGGATGGAGATTTGGTATGGCTTATTTTCCTAATACAAAGCCAGTAAGAATTGAATATGAAAGACTTCCAAAAAATCATTTAATTCTAACACATATTCTTGTAAGGGACGAATTTGGCGAAACCACAAGAACTATACAGGAGAAAGACGAACTAGATGAATGGGCAGATAAGCTCGGAGTAGAAAAAGCACCTATTATTTTCCAAGGAAAATTAAACGACGATCAGAAAATGTCTATTATGGATTTTTTATCAACTCCATTAATGGATTTAAAAACACGTTTCAAGACTGAAAGTTTTTCTAAGTATCTAATATCTTTATTAAATCCAGAAATAATTAAGACCACTTTAGGTAAGGATTTACAAGGAGAGATAGACTCCTTGGTTTTTAGATTCGAGGAAGATGGTAAGGAAGATGTTGTTTTAGCTAAAATGGTTGATCCAGTTTTTTATGAAATAACAAGAGATAGAAAAGTTACAAGGTCTTCTTACTTCCCTAGCGACATTTATTCTCTTTGTCTAATAGATATTATGAATTTCATATTAGAAAGAGGTGTAGAGAGCTTTAGCGCAGAAGGAACTGAGCCTGAGGAGAGGTATATTAATTTTGTATTCTCCGTTTTTAAAACTTTTTCGTACGAAGAGGGAGAAAGATATATTGGTGCAGACTTTGATAAACCTGAGTATCTTAAATCTGAAAACTTTGACATTAATAAGGAACTAATAGTCGATAAAGATGTTGTTGAGTATTTAGATAAAGATGAAGTTTATTGTGATATCCTCCAAATGGTATTAAATTCATTTAGAAAATTCAAAAGAAAACCTCATGGGTTTTTCACTGAGGGTCTAATAGAACAATTCAATCTTCTTGTTGAAGAGATAGCTGATTATATAAATGCTAAAAGAAAAGATAGGATAGAAGAATCTTTAGGAGTTCCCACATTTGTTTGGTTTAAAAAAACAGGAAGTAGATTTAAAATCACTGACGATGAATCTTTAGAAGATGAAATAGATTTAGATTCTATTATAGAAAATACAGTATTTAATGAGTCTGATCTATTATCCGAATCATTAAATGATATCAATGAAAAAGATGACGAATCTATTGAAGAATTAAAAAAATCCGAAGATGACGCATCTGAGTTCTTTTCATTTAAAGATTTTAAAAAAGTGGTATCAACTCATAAAGAGAAAAAGAAAACAAAAATATTAAATGAGGAAAACCAAAAAGTTAATTTAATAATTGGTAAATTCCAGCCATTTAATAACGGACACCTTAAAATGTGTACAAGACTTAAAAAAGAAAATGACCTCCCCGTTTTTCTTTGTGTAGTTCATCCAGGAGGAGAAACTTCATCTAAAAAATACCCTTTTTCCGAAGAGGCTATTAAGAAGTCTATAGGATCTTTAACAGCAGAAAATGATAAATTATTTGCTGGTTATAAAATAGTTCCTACTGATCTTTTAGAAGATGCTATTAAATCTATTGCAGAGAATGTAAATCCTATATCAGTTTGTATAGGAGAGAAAGACTTCGAGAATATGGTTTTACAAAGAGACTGGGTTAGAAATAAATACGATCTTAATGGAAATGATATTGAAATATTTAAAACTCCATATTGGTCTAATAATGAAGAGATAAGATCGTATATACAAAATACAGATTTCCAGAAATTCAAAAATAAAGTACCTAAATCTATTGCTGTTCTTTTTAATGAGTTTGTAAAGGAAATTCAAGAATCTTCTAATGAAGATAATATATAATTAAAAAAAATGAAGAAGATATTAAGCTTTAAAGATTTTTCACTATACGAATATCAAAAATTTGACAACTCACTATACAATAAAATTAACGAAGCTACATTTACGGACGAGGTGGAGAAAAGAAAATATGATCCGGTAGCTTTCAAAAAAATGAGGGCTGCAGTTTTCTTTCTAAACGCACAATATCCTTTCTTTGGAGGTCTTTTGTCTAGATTAATCATTAGAGAAAATAGAGGTATAAAAACAATGTGTACTGATGGAGTAAGTATTCACTACAGCCCAGGATTTGTACATGAACATACTGATGATGAAATAATGTGGGTAATAGCCCATGAGGTTTTACATTGTGCTTTATTACATTTCCTAAGAATGCCAGGAAAGGATTCTAAAACAGTAAGTATATGGAATTATGCTACAGATTATGCTTTAAATCAGATGCTTACACCAGTCGATGAATCAAATCCAGGTAATCCTAAGCCTAGCGAAAAGAGAGGAGACTCTATAGGTAAAATGCCAAAGGGAGCATTATATCCTGGATGTGGAAGAGTTTCTTACGATAAAGAATTTGTTGGATTATCTGCTGATAGCATTTATGGTATTTTAATTAAAAATGGATTTCAACCAGATCCGGAAGATTCGCAAGCTGTTAATCCTCCACCACCTCCACCACCACCAGCTCCTCCACAGATACCTGTAGTCGGAGATATTATATTCGACCCAGCTAGTGGTAACTACGGTGTGGTAAATAGCGTAGATGAAGATAATGATTCAGTGGATTATGATCCTATACCAAAATCTAAGGTTCCTGAATATATTAGAAAAAAATACGAGCAAGACAATTTATAAAATCGTAATATGAAAACAACAATAACCGGAATAAGAATCCAAGAAATGGATCCACCTGCAGGAACGGGAGGAACAGGACCAACTCCGCCACCACCACCTATTGGAGATCCTGAAAACGTTGATAAATGGAAAGAAGATGAGGATGAGAAAAAAAGGGATCAAGATGGAAAACCAGAAGAAGAAGATGATGAGGATACTTTCGAAAGAGGCTTAACTGGAGGTGGAGGAACTTCTAATGTTGGGGGAGTATTACCAACAGGATCTCTAGGAGATCTTGGTGGAGATTCTGGATTAAATGGTGAAACATTAGGAGAAGAATGGGAGACATCATTAAAAAGATCAGAAAATGCTGGAAACGTACCTGCTTCTGTTAAAAGAGCATTAGATAAATTAAAAAGACCTGTTATTGATTGGAAATCTGAACTTGAGAAATATATTGATGATGCAGTATCAAAAACTAAATATAAATTACCTGCTAGAAGATTTATTGGAGGCGGTGATGCTCAATACGGATATAAAAGATATAAAGAGGACTTTGAGAACTTAGTGATTGCTATAGACACATCAGGATCTATAACTAGACCTATGATTGAGCAATTTCTTTCAGAGACAATGAAAATTACAGAGGATTACGCTCCACAAAAAACAGTAATACTTTATTGTGATACCCAAGTTTATGCCCCAGATATTTTAGAACCAGGAGATACTCCAGATTTTAATAAGATTGCTGGAGGTGGGGGAACTAATTTTTGGCCTCCTTTTAAATGGGTGGAAAAAAACATACTTGACGTGGGTGAAACCCCAACGGTATTTATATACTTCACTGATGGATTTGCAGAATTTCCTAAATCATCCGAATACGGAATAGATGGTTATGATGATAGATGTATTTGGGTATTCTTATCTTTTAATGGAGAGCCTTTTGGAAACGATCAACCTTTTGGTGAAAGAATAGATATCACACTGGCAAATAAAGAAGTGGAAACTATATAAAAATAGATATATAAGAAATAAAATAAGAAATATTAAGGATGAAAAAAATCTATAACTTTAAAGAATTCGTAAATGAATCTTACAATGTAGACGAAGGGGTATTATCTAATATCGGTAGCAAGATTTCACAATGGGCTAAACAGCTTATGACCGCAGTAAGAAATGGCATTATTAGAATGATCTCATCTGGTCCTAAAAAGGGATTACCTGCTTATGTGTTATTTAATTCAGATGAAGGATCTATCTCAGATCAAGTTGAAAAATTCTATCGCGGAACACCTTATTATGATATGAACAATATCAATAATCCTTCCGTAGCAAACGAGGCAGTGATTCCTTTGGAATGGGATAGAGAGGATGATGTACCTAATTCACTTCCCGAAGAAATAGAATCAGATATTAGAAGAAGTCTTAAAGCTTGTTTATCCATTGCAGATCAAATGGATGCCACAACTGATATGGACGAAAAAGCAAGATTACAAAGGGAATTAAGAAAAGTTAAACCATATTTTATTTATGGAGCACCTGGTATTGGTAAAACACAAATCATAGCTAAAATATGCGATGAGCTTGGGTTAAACCTATTGAATTGCGATGGATTAAGTGCAGAACCAGTAGACTTTGCTGGTGTACCTAAAGTGGTAGATATTGAAGCTCCATCAGCAGAAAATCCATTAGGTAGGGGGGTTACAAGATCTAACGTAAGTGCGGATATTTTACCATATGATAACGGAAAAGGTGGAAAAGGGGGTATCTTATTTATTGATGAATTCAACCGTATGCCTGTTGAAGTACAAAAGATATTCTTATTATTAGCTCAGCAAAGAAGACTTGGTGTTAATTATGACATGCCTAATAGATGGTATATCGTAGCAGCAGGAAATAGAAAAGTTGATGACCCTAAGGGTGGTATTGTTGAAATGGGATCTGCATTACAGGATAGATTTGAGATTGTCAATCTTATTACTAATCCAGCATCAATGAGAAAATATGTAGAGACTACTCCTGGATTATCTGATATATTCCTACCAGAACTTCTTGATTTCTTAGATTTTGATGCTAGTTGGTTCCACATGAATGATCCAACTGCTAAGAAATTAAAATACCCTACTCCTAGAGCTTGGGAAGATGCTTCTAGAGCAGTTAGAAGGGTTCTTCAAGAGTATGAACAAAAAGGAATATCAGAAGTGCCTCATAGCGTATTAGCAAGAGAATTTCAGAAGAACGTAGGTAGAGATGCTGCTGTAATGTTCTTAGATTTCTATAAGATAGCTCAGCAGATCCCAGTTAAAGAATTATCGCTTCCTTTTACTGATCCTGATAGAGCTCCTATTCCTAGTGAATACCAAGGAAAAACTAAAAAATCAGGTACTACTAATAGAACTGATTATGAGCACGCTTTATTCACTGCTGTAATTAGAAAAAGCACGGAATTACCAAAATTAACAAGCACTGAGTCTTGTAACTTTTCAAAATGGTTAAGAAGAGTTAATGCACCAGAGATGGGAGCAATGGCAATCACATCATTCTTCCAAAAACATCCTCATTTATTAGAAGATTATGCAACTATGGAATGTTTAGGACCATTAGCTGATCAATGGGGAGCAGAAATTGGAGTTCAATTTTAATAGATGAAAAAATTCAGTGAAATAATGGAAGGTCATACATCAAAGTATGACCTTTCTAATAGTAAGAGATTATTAGAAGAAGCCATGGAAAAAATAAACATGGTTAGAGAGGAGTTTTCTAAATTAGAAGATGCTGATGTGACTGAGTTAGAAGAGGGATGGAATCTAATAGATAGATACTACGGTAATTTAACCAAGGGACAAATATTCAAAAGAAGAAAGAAAGATCAATACATACCTAATACATCCGCTAAAATTCCGGAGAGAGGTTTTTAATTAAGATATATAGAATATGAAACACATTAAATTATTTGAAAATTTCTTAAATGAAGATGGATACGGAAGAGACTTCTTTGTAAAAAAGAAAGACGGTAAACTTTCTCAATATTTTTTTAAGATTGAGGGAGAAGAGGAGGATCTAGGATTTGTAATAAATCTTGGTAAACTATCTAGAAATATCACCATAGAATCTGCAGAGAATAGTTATGCTGTTCTTTCCGTAGAGCCTATCAGAGAATCTGTGATGGATGATTTTTTAGTGAAAGATTCGGATTTTAAATCAAGAGAAGATGATCAATTCACATTGACTAAATCTGAATATATGAGATTCTATAAGATTGTTGGTGAATGTATAAAAGATTACTTACAATCTAATCCTAAGGTTTCTATTATTTATGATGAGGTACCTTTAAATCTTGATATGGATTTTGAAGAGTATTCAGATAAAGTTAAATCTCTTATGGATGAATGGAGCTACGGTAAATGGAGCTCACAAGAGGGAGCAACAAAGAAAACATTAATTTATTCTAGAAGAGACCATGATTAATAATATTCTTTCATATGATGAATTTATATTAGAATCTAGGATACCTATAGCTTGGGCTAAGCCTTCAGTAACAACTACTAAGGTACTTTCATTCATAGGAGAGAAAGAAAAAGTAACCAAGAAAGAACTATTAGAATTCTTAGATAGTATACCAGAAGATGCTTCAGGTAAGAAACCCAGTATGTCTTGGGTTAGAAATCAGAAGAAATATATCAAGTATAAAATACAAGAAGAAGATGCTAACCACTTTGAATTGACCGCTTTAGGCAAGAGAGTTTTAAAATCTTTCAGGATTAATGAAACAAAATGAAATAATTAGGATACAATTATTAAAATAAACAATTATGGAAAATTACGAAAAAATTAAAGAATTAGTAGAAAGCATGCAAAAAGACATGGAAGCTTTCTATGTAAAAGGTAACAAATCAGCAGGAACACGAGTTCGTACTGCTTGCCAAGACCTTAAAAAATTGGCTCAAGATCTAAGAGTAAATGTACAAGAAACTAAGAACACTAAAGCTTAATTAAAATGGGATACTACATTTGTAAAGTTAGCTTTTTTAGTGGGGAAGTTTCTAAAAGTACAGGAAAAGCGAAAGCTTCTAGGTCTGAAATTTTAGTCGAAGCAGAAACAGTAACACATGCCGAAACTAGACTTCATGAACATTTAGCTGGAGACAATTCTACTGCTCATTTAGACTTTGAAGTTACTTCTGTTGCTCAATCTAAGATTGAGTCAGTGGTACATCTTAAAGGCTAAAAAACACTTTTAACTCCTGATGGATATATAATCTATCAGGGGTTTTTTGTATCCTCTGGTTTCAATAATTATATGAAGAAGAGAAAAACTACATCAGCAGAAACTAGCTCATATCTACCACCAGATTCACCAGTGAAGATACCGGTAGGAGATACGGGTTTTAATATGGTTAAGAAAAACTACAATAGGTTTATATGGACTTGGAATGAATATATAGACAAGAAACCTAAAATTACAAAAAGTTAATTATGCCAGCAGTTTCTAAGACACAGCAAAGATTAATGGGACAGGCTTACGGAGTCAGAAAATTTATGGATACTAACGGTAAAGATGGTATTGATCCCGATAGTATAAAATCTGCTTATAGACAAACTATTGTTGAGCTAGCAAGTAATATGAAGAAGAAATCTTTAAAGGATTTTGCTTCAACCAAACATAATAAATTACCAGAGGAAGTTGAAGAGGGAGAAATTCCTGCAATATATAATTATCTTAAACCTGAATCTAATAAACCAGGCAAAAAATCTAAATCTTCCAAGATGTCAAATCTTGCAGATTATAGAGAATTTATATCTAATAAAAAATAAAATATGGAAGAAGTAAACGAAGATTGTGGATGTGGTGGTACAACTGACAACATCAGAAGTTTTAATACTAATAGTACACCTAGATACTCTCAAGATCCTTTAGTTGGTAGAAGAGTTAGTCTAAGAGACGGTAGAAGTGGATTAGTTGATGATTCGATTAGAAACAATACAGGAGAAGTAATAGGATATGTAATTGAAGGCGATAGAGGTAACTACAGAGTCTTTAAAGATAAAATAGTTGGTCCAATGGAAGAAAGTGGAGGTGCAATGGCATCTTTATCTAGTACACCAGGAATGGGAGATGTGATTCCCCCTGGACCAGGAAGAACAGGATCTGGTGATCAATTCCCTTCATTAACTGTGGGAACACCTGCAGCTGGAAAGAAAAAGAAAAAGAAAGATTCTAATAAGAATCCTCTTGATTCATCTGTGATGGATTATAAAAGCTTTCTTACTAATTCAAAAAAGAATCAATAAGATGAATCATATACGATCATTTAGAAGTCTTTTTGAAGGAGTAAGTGCAGTAACAACTAATTGGTATATTGTAGATAACGAAGCTTCTTTTGATAAGATAAAAGGTAATGGATATATGCTTTTTAGCCAGGTAGGCATAATGACTATCGTTTATGTTAAACCTAAAGTAGAGGAAGAAGCTAGATTGGATTTTTATTTTGATAAAGCAAAATCACCAGATAAGAAAAGCATTTGTGTTTGTAAGATAATAGCTAATGACGGTAAAGTTAGGAGCTCTAAAAATTTTGATGATGTAACTACAGATAATGTTTGGGACATAACAGCTACGTTTTTTGATTATTGTGATTTAGAGAAGTCTGAAAAATCAATTAGAGATAAATTCATGATGGGATATTCTAAGACAATAAAGGATATCTTTAAAGGTGATACAGAAAGAATACCCGGATCATTTAAAACATATTTGAATTATATGAAAGAATGGGCAAAGAAATCTATAGAGGGTGTTTCTTTAGATAAGAATGAAGATAATTACGATTTCCGAGAGATGATTAAAGAATTTATTGCTTTCTTTAAAAAATCATAATTTTTCTTTCTGTCTCAATTGGATAAGATAATTTTCCCAGATTGATCCTCCTTCTTTTATACCAGGTTTAGCGCTCTTGTGTAACTTAGCTCTTTGTGACATTATATACGATGCTATAATAGCATCTTTTAATTCTATTTCTTTTTTATCCAACATTTCTTGTAATCTTCTTATTGATTTTAGAGCTTCGTCCCTATTTGCAAATCTTAATCCTTTAGGATAGCTTTGTCCTGAGTCGAAAGGTTTAATATCATTTAGATAAATCTGTTCGAATAATTTGAAGGTTAGAATTTTTTTCACTTATTATATATTCTAAAATGAAACCTCTTTCAATTATTATTATAAGATAAGAGTATGATAATCGATATAGAAAATACAGGAGGCGGTTTAACGGTCTCACATTACACCGAAGAAGGTGAAGTTAATATGTTAAAAATCCCAGTACCAAAGGCATTACAATTTGTTTGGCAAAAGACACAGGATTACGATAAAGCCAAAGATAAAGAATGGCTTTCTTGGGACGCAAAACCTATTAAGAAAGTTTCTTCCACAAAATTTGATAAGTATAGAGTAGTAGAAATATTAGAAGCTATAGATCCGGAGATAACTAAACCTTTATGGGATTATCAGACTCCGAAAAAATACTTTGTCGATATAGAGGTAGAGATCACAGATAATCGTGCAGATTCATTAGACACTGAGAATGCTAAGAATAGAGTGCTTTCAATAGGAATGGCTTCTTCTCACGGAAAGGTACTAGTGATTGGTCTACAAGATATGACACCCGAAAGGATTCTTAAAATTGAAAAAAGAATTAAAGAGCATTTTAAAGACCAGGAAGGAGATTGGACATTTAATTATAGGAAGTTTGAAAGTGAATTTGATATGATGTACACATTTCTTTCTAAGTTAGTTCCAAAAATGCCTTTAATTACTGGATGGAACTGGTTTGGGTATGACTGGCCTTATTTGATAAACAGAGCTAGGAGATTAGGTATAGATCCTAAAATTGCTTCACCGAGTGGAGTTCTTCTAGGAAAGAATCAAATACCTATGCATGTACTAATGGTTGACTATCTGGACATTTACAAAAAATGGGATAGGGTAGTTAAGATCAGAGAATCTAATTCTTTAGACTATGTGGCAACTCAAGCAATTGGTATTAAAAAAATTGCTTATAATGGAACATTAAAAGATTTATATGAATCTGATTTTGATACATTCATATTCTATAATGCTATTGACTGTGGTCTTGTTCATTATATTGATAGAAGACTCGATACTCTTTCTACATTCTTTAAAATAGCAGAAGTTAGTAGAGTGGAGATTAATAGAGCACTTTCTCCTGTATGGACTACAGAAGTACTTATGTTAAGAAAATTCTTAGAAAGAAAAAGAGTTATACTAAGTGAAAGAAAAGAAGAGAACCACGTAAAATTTGAAGGAGCCTATGTAAAGAAACCAGAGAGAGGAATTTATGAATGGATCGCTTGCTTTGACTTTGCTTCACTGTATCCTAATACTATGATGCAATGGGGAATTTCACCAGAGGTTTATATAGGAAAGAATCTAAAAGAAATACCAGAAGGAGCAATTAAGACATCATCAGGAGCAGTATTTTACAGCAAAGAAGGAAAGGAACCTATACTTAGAGAAATATTACAAGGATTATACTCGCAAAGGAAAGCAACTAAGAAGAAATATTTTGAATGTGAAAAAGAAATAGAAAAAATTAAAAAAGTAATAAAAACAAAACAATAAAAATAAATTATGGCAAATTCAGACAACACATGCGCAGATCTTCCAGTAGAAGATTTTCACACAGGAGCAAACGATACATTCGGTTTGATCTACGACAAACAAAAAGAATTACAAACTAGATACGGGTTTGATTTTAGCGATTGGACGCTAAAACAAATTGCAGATTTCTGGATGGTAAATAAACACGCAATGAGTGACGAACTAAATGAAATGTTTGACTCATTAGGAGGCGTTAAAGATGGTATTGGATCTGCAGCTTGGAAATACTGGAAAGGAGACAATAAGAAAGCAGCAGAGATGAAAATCTCAGATTTAACAGAATCCGACAAATTGGAATTATTTTATGAGTGGATTGATGGTTTACATTTCTTTATGAATTTTGCAATTTCTATGGGTATGACAAGTAAGGATATTATTAATCTTTATATGGCAAAAAATTCAGAAAATCACGACAGACAGCAAAGAGGTTATTAATATATAAAAGACAAAAAACATAAATGGAAAAGTTACTTACGCCGAATCCTAGAAGATTCTCATTATTCCCAGTACAAGAACCAGATATCTGGATGATGTACAAAACTGCAGAAGCTTCTTTCTGGACAGCAGAAGAGATTGATTTAGCACAAGATATTTCTCATTGGAGAGATAAGCTTAATGATAACGAAAGATATTTTATTAAGAACGTAATTGCTTTCTTTAATAACTCTGATGGGATAGTTAATGAAAATCTTGCAGCTAACTTTTTCAATCAAGTTCAGTATCCAGAAGCTAGATGCTTTTATGGATTTCAATTAGCTATTGAGAATATACACGGGGAGGTTTATTCACTTCTTATAGATTCTTACATATCTGATGAGGAAGAGAAAGAACATCTATTTAATGCTATTGATACTGTTCCTGCTGTTAAAAGAAAAGCAGATTGGGCAATGAAATGGATTGATAATGGAACATTCACTGAGAATATGATTGCATTTGCTGCTGTTGAAGGTATTTTCTTTTCTGGATCTTTCTGTTCTATATACTGGCTAAAGAAAAGAGGACTTATGCCAGGTCTTTGCTTTGCCAATGAATTAATCTCTAGAGACGAAGGTCTACATTGTGATTTTGCTTGTTTACTTTACACTAAACACATCGAAAATAAACTTCCAGAGGAAACAGTGAAAGCTATTATTAGTGAAGCTGTAGAGATCGAGAAGGAGTTTGTTACTTCATCTTTACCTGTTAGATTAATTGGTATGAACGCTGATCTTATGTGCGAGTATATTGAATTTGTAGCAGATAGGCTTTTAACATCTCTGGGATGTTCTAAAATCTATGATACTAAATGTCCTTTTGATTTTATGATAAATATTGCTTTAGAAAACAAAGGAAATTTCTTCGAGGGTAGAGTTGGCTCATATCAGAAATCAGGAGTTATGGACAGTACCAAAGATAATGGAAATACAGGAAAAGCTTTTACAATGGATGCGGATTTTTAATTTCCAATAACATAGTAATTATTGATATATAAGATCACATAAGAATTATAAAGTGTCGCAGAAATCTAGATCCGAATTTAAAGTAATATTTTCTCAAGGGAATACCCCAAATCAGAATGATTTTTGGGATTTCTTAGATAGTTATTGGAATTTTACCGATGATGGATATTTTACAGGGACAACAGGTCCTACAGGATCGACAGGTGCTACTGGATATGGATTACAAGGACTTACTGGACCTACGGGACCTACGGGAGCGAATTCAAATGTTGCTGGCCCTACAGGATCAACCGGTCCTACAGGATCAACAGGATCAACCGGACCTACAGGATCAGATTCAAATGTTACTGGACCTACTGGAGAAACCGGACCTACTGGAGAAACCGGACCTACAGGAGCAGATTCAAATGTTACCGGACCTACTGGTGAAACAGGACCAACTGGTGAAACTGGACCTACAGGAGAAACAGGACCTACTGGAGCAGATTCAAATGTTACCGGACCTACTGGTGAAACAGGACCTACAGGAGAAACCGGACCTACGGGAGAAACTGGACCTACGGGAGCAGATTCAAATGTTACCGGACCTACTGGTGAAACAGGAGCAACTGGTGAAACCGGACCTACTGGTGAAACCGGACCTACTGGAGCAGATTCAAATGTTACTGGACCTACTGGTGAAACAGGAGCAACTGGTGAAACCGGACCTACTGGTGAAACCGGACCTACTGGAGCAGATTCAAATGTTACTGGACCTACTGGAGAAACTGGACCTACTGGAGAAACTGGACCTACAGGAGCAGATTCTAATGTTACCGGACCTACTGGAGAAACGGGATCTACAGGTGAAACAGGACCTACTGGAGAAACTGGACCTACGGGAGAAACCGGACCTACGGGAGCAGATTCAAATGTTACCGGGCCTACAGGTGAAACTGGAGCAACTGGTGAAACTGGACCAACTGGTGAAACCGGACCTACCGGTGAAACAGGACCTACAGGAGAAACGGGACCTACTGGAGAAACGGGACCTACAGGTGAAACTGGACCTACTGGAGAAACGGGACCTACTGGAGAAACGGGACCTACAGGTGAAACTGGACCTACAGGTGAAACTGGACCTACTGGAGAAACGGGACCTACAGGTGAAACTGGAGCAACTGGTGAAACTGGACCTACTGGTGAAACTGGGCCTACCGGTGAAACCGGACCTACAGGAGCAGATTCTAATGTTACTGGACCTACTGGTGAAACAGGAGCAACTGGTGAAACAGGACCTACAGGTGAAACTGGACCTACTGGAGCAGATTCAAATGTTACCGGACCTACTGGAGAAACTGGACCTACTGGAGAAACGGGACCTACAGGTGAAACTGGACCTACAGGTGAAACTGGACCTACTGGAGAAACGGGACCTACAGGTGAAACTGGACCTACTG